CTTTAGGTAAATTACCCACATCAATATAGAAAATTCTACGTTCTGGTGCTCTTGATATACGATAAATTACCAAAGAATCTTCAATCATCCGAAGTTGATTGAGAGATTTTATTGCTTTATGTAGGTAAGATAGACAAGTTCCTTTATTTCTATCTACCAACCCAGAAGTGCAATATGAAACTGAGTCTCTTGCGATCTTTACTCCCGCATTTTGTGTTGGTGAAGAAGTTGGTTGTCCTCCCATTGCACCAACGGGATAGGAAGATTTTGGATTGTATATGAAATATTCTTCAATCTCAGGAAAATCATAATCCATTGGATTTTCAACATTACTTTTCGCGTAATTTGAATTATCGTTTGGTTTCTTTTTTTGTTGCCGTACATAACGCATTTTCATTGCGTCAATATACCGAAGTTCTTGTATTCCTTCTTGAGGTTTTTTTAAATCTATAACTTTATGATAATAGAGTCTACCATCAATATACCAATTCCTATAAATTTCGTGAGATTTTTTGTCAAAATCCAATAATTCAAGAAGATATTTAAATTCTTCTCTTATTTTTTCTTTTATTCCATCACTTGCATTTAAATTGGATAATTCAATTTTTATTGGAGAATCATTAGTGTCTGATACGATTGCTTCATTTACGATATCTTCAATAGCACTATCAACTTCCGGATGAAGTGCCATCTCACGATATCTTTTTATCATTTCAAATTCATTTCTGTAGACACCTTCTATGTCTACATATGAACCAAAAAACCCACTAGTCAAATAATGATCAACCCCGTCCTCGTTGTTAGGAGCGACGGGGGATACTACTGTGGGTGATTGAGTTTGAGTGTCCTCAATTGAAAATCCAAATAATTTTGTCATAATTAAGGTTTAACTTGATAATACTATTTATCAACCCTGAGCAGAGTTAGATCCAGGAGTTTCTGGATACCAGAACTGTACTTGGAATTCTACTGTGAATTCTTCAATAGTATCTGAAGTCTCATAAGAGAGATCAATTTGTGAAATATTAGTTGGGAAAATATCCTTAAACTTATATTGAGCAAGAACATTAGCATTACCGCCAGTTCCAGTTCCAGTCTCTCTATTAACTAATGCTCTACCAAGTTGAACAACCTGAGCATCGGTCATATAAGAATTTGGTTCGGTTAGACCACTATGATCAGAGTACTGACCAATGTTCTGCATCCAAGACTCAAATGCTCTTCTATGTGAGAAGTTTTCATCGTTAATAATAGTAACCGTCCAAGAATCAAATGTCCTATCGCCAGCAACTTTTAGAATACGACCTCTAAAAGGAACATCAATTGGAGCAATAATAGATGCTGGAAGTGCGGCTGCTTTACATAGAAAGGTAAAGTTTTCTGCATCAAATGTACCAGCACCATCACCCTGAACACCTAAATTTACACCACCAGGAAAACTGGGAATAGTAACTTCAAAAAGATTAGGGCGGGCACCACCGCCGATTAACTTGGATTTAAACTGAGAGAGACCCTTGATAGTAGCCATTTTTAATTCCTCCTGTTGTAATTAATTTATATGATCAAACAGTTCCAGCGACTTCTTCAAAAGAAACGCCAGTTCTGGTTGCAACAAAGGTCAATGTTACATAGTTAATTGATTTTGCTGGTTTTAAGAAAATATCAGCTCTAAATTCATTGTTATCAATCACATCTGGAGTGTTATTAGATTCATCGCATTTTACAAGGAATCCATAAAGACCTCTCTTTGCCTGAACATCACGAAGATAAGGTTCAACAATGTTTACGAAGTTTGCTCTTGTAATTTCGTCGTTTAACTCAAAGAGTTGTGCCTGAGCAGTTCTTTCAAGTGCTTGCTCAACTGTAAGGAAGAGACGACGAACATTAATTCTATCAAAAGCAGATGCATATCCAAGAGCAGTCTTATCTCCGTAAAGAAGAATACCAATACCAGGTTGATTGATAATGGAATTGATTCTTAGTGGATAAAGTTGATCTCTTTGTGCTTTATTTGGGTTATAAGCAAGTTTAATTGCATTGTTTAAGATTCCTCTTTGCTGTCCTGCAGGTGAGAACCAAGGGTATGCAAAAATACTAGTTCGAACCATTAATCCAGCAACATCGGCGTTACAGGGGATATAACGGAACTTATTATTAAATCTATCGTAGGTATACTTATATCCACTATCAAATACTGCATAAGAAGAGGATATAGCAACACCATTGAAGAATTCAATGATATTATCAGTTTGGGTATCAGAATTTGTAATGTCTACAACAGATCCGCGATGAGGAGAAATTACTGCAATACAATCTTTTCTTTGATTTGCAATAGAAACTATACTATTTGCCTTCCCTTGGGATTCGTTGATGTTTCCTAAACCAGGTCCCATAATTAGATAATCAACCGCAATTTCATCTCTATTTGAGAATAAATTGTATGCAGTAATAAGATCACCGAGAGATGCTTGCATTCCGCCGGTTGAACTATTGTAATCTTTACCACCAGATAAGTTATATGTTACATTTCCAAGGGCACTAAAAGTTTTATCCTGAGCATCAACGTTCCAAGATCCCTGTGTGGTAGTTAATGCGACAAATGATCCTAGACCATTAAATCCCGTTTGAACAGTTGGTTCACCTGGTTTGGTATTGTCAGAAGGATTATCTCCAACATAAACATAATTAGAGTAAACTGCCAGATAATTTTTCCACCAAGTTTTTTGTGGAGAATTTACTGAAGAAATTGCATCGGATGCTTTTGATAGTCCAATATGCTTCTCAAGGAGATTTCCTTGAATTCCAGTCACGGAACCAGTATCATCAACAATTACTACATGAATTTCATCACTCTTAGCGTTTCTTTCAACAGAATGCTGAGAGGTTCCTGGTTTTGGTGCAAGTGAATTCCAATAAATTGAAGAATTATTAAGATCTAATGTTTGTTCATCATACCAATCTTTTACCGTTGCAACAGAATATGTTCCAACTATATTATTAAAAGATAATAAGTTTCCAGTTAGGATTGATCTTCCTTGATTTCTTTGTGCGTATGTGATCGGGGTTTCTGTCGATGCTACAGAAACTGAATTGGAAAATTGGATTGAAGTTCCTGCGACTACAGTAGCGCCAATACCCGTACTAAGTGTTATGAAAGTAGAAGCAACACCTGTAATTGCGGCATATGTCGCAACACCTACAATTGAAACCAAATTGCTGGTTGTAATTGACTGTGTTAGATTGCTACCATCCACATACAGTATTGTTGTTGATGCAGTACCAGTAATGCTCAATGATCTTGTGGTAACTGTATCGTAACGTGTTGATGCTGCAGATACTCTAGAGGTTATTTTTACATCAATTGTACTTGGATTAGGTCCAGAACTAGTTGTATTGATTCCAGTAATAATTCCCTTTAAATATCCATTAAATGTTGAGGTTGTTCCCGATTCAGATATAGTTACATTTGTTAAAGGAATAGTAACACCAACACCAACTGTAGCACCAATACCCGATAAACTAGTTGTATTGATACCAATAATTTGATCTGCCTTATCATCAATTACGCAAACTTTAAGATCATTTGCCCAAGAACCTGGATTCTTTGCGGCAAAGATATAATTAGCAATATCATCCGCATAATTTGCTTCATAGTCATCAAAGTTTTTGATCTTTAATGTGGGTTCTCCTGCAGTAGAGACACCTGAAGTATTTCTAATCGCATTAGCATTTACTAGTTGCCCATCTACCCTAATAACCTTAAGAACGCCACCATATGAAAGGAATGATGAAGCACTCATCCAGTACTCATACTGTGCATCTGTTGATGAGGGCTTTCCAAATACGTTAATAAGTTGATTCTCTGTAGTAATGTCAATTGGTTCGTTCACTGGTCCAATTGCAAAAGGTCCTGCAATTGCTCCAATATTATCTAAAACATTATCAGCTCTCCCTACAGTTAGATCAACCTCGCGGATCAGAACACCCGGAGATAATTGAGGAGTCGCCATTTAATTTTCTCCTAAGTCTCAGTTAACTAAAAATATTTATTAAAATATTATTTTTCATGGGGGAATTACTGCGTGAACACTTTACCAGTCAGGATATTCCCATTTTACTTCTATTATTACATTCTTTCTTGAGATAATAACTCGTTTTTTGGTGCATTCTTTACACTCATATGAATATGAAGATGCAACATGACCTCTATCTTTTCTAGTTCTATAAAATTCATCAATTAAATTTTTAGTCTGATTACAATTTTTACATTTTCTTTCATACAAAAATAAGTGCTCAAAACTTAAATGATTATCTAAATTCATTACCAAGAATTCCACATATAAGAAAATTCCGATTGCTTGTCGCCATATTCGTCAGTGAACCATCTATCTCCATCTTTATCTACAAATGTGTCCTCATTATTCACTCCATCAACAATAAATCCGAAAGGAGACATATCTTGCTCTACTTGATTCTTTTGTTCTTCATAGATTCGTTTTCTAATATCTTGATCGGTAAGTTCTTTGAAATAATCTTGAAGAATTAACCAAGAATACATTACCAAACACATTACAAGATCATCATTTCTTCCATCTTCTGCTTCAAATGAATTTGCTTTTTGAACAAACGTAGTTAATTCATTGATAATTTCAAAATCGGTAAAAGTCAATTTATTATCTTCTATGAGAGTTTTTAAATTCAAACAACCAACTTTTTTAGTTGTTTTTGACATTTTTACGCCAAGTTGAACTTTTTTCCCAGAAAAACCTTGACCCAATATTTGCCCTGCTCTACCTCTCATAGAACTCATAAGAAGATTTGAATATTCTAAGTCGTAATGAAGACCTGCGGCTACCTGATCTCCAACATCATTTACTTCACATAGAACATATGCTTTATTGTAAGAAAGTGCAACTTCTTTTATAATTTGAGGAAATAATATTGGTCTTATTTTATTATTTCTATACTTTCCTACAACTTTGTGTGGAAATTGTGATACATCAATTACTACGAAAGCCGAATAATCTTTTTCTACTCCACGAGCAACATCCACCGTAACAACGTATGTATGATCTTCCTGAGGGTCTTCATAAACATCTAAACCAGCACTTGAAGTCTTTGGAGTATCAAATACCAATCTATTTAATATTGGTCCAGATATAAGGGTATCTGATGAACCTAAGAATAAACATTCAAATTCTTGTCTCCATTGGGATTCTGATGTATTTGAAATAGTTAATCTTTTAAACTCTTCATCTCTTCCCGGTACATCAGTCCAATGAACTTCAATTGGAATATAATCATTTCTACTCTTTTGTGCGTCATCCCAGAGACGGTAGAAATGATTCATACCGTATGGAGTGCTTACGACAATAACCTTAGAAGATTTGCCTGACGTAATTACAGGATAAACTGAACTAAAGAAATTATCTGCGACTGTATTTGGAACAAACGCAAATTCGTCCAGAAAAATAATATTATAAGTTCCACCACGAATAGAAGATGCTGAAGTAGATGCGGCCGTTATCCTGGACTTATTCTCAAGTTCTAAGGACCCCTTGTTCCACGACAAGACGCCTTGTTGTAACCACTTGGGCAAATTCTCATAACCAGTTTGAAGGCGCGTCAGAAGGTCTCTGGCGGTGTTTGCTTTGTTTGCAAGAATTGCAATATTAGTATTATCATTAAAGATTGCATAATGAAGAAGATATGAAACTACAACTGTGCTTTTTCCTGACTGCCTAGGTAACTTACATATAGTAAATCTATTTTTATGAAAGGTATCCACCATTTCTTCTTGAAATGGATACATATCAAAATCAGATAATCCATAATCAAGTGTAGTTATTTTTATATATTTTTTAGCGAAGTATACTGGATCTTCAGCACACTTAATCCACTCAAGTACTTGATCTTCTGTAAATTCAATTTTGGTATTTGCTTTCTTAAGAAGTGGATTACCAAGATAGTGTTCTTCAGACATAATTTAATTACACTACCATTTTATTTTGTTAGACCACCAGGCAGCAGACATTTTTCCTTTTGCTATATTTTTTGCGTGTCTAGTTTGAAATCTATTCCTTCTGCTTGCATATTCCTTAGATTCCCCTTTTTTCTTTGGGGAACCTTTTACTCCTCGTTGACCAAAACGAATAAGTTTTTCTTGACCGTTAGAACACGCTTTGACTACGTGAGATTTTCCAGTCTCAGAATCTCCAACTGCTTGTGCTTTTGGTTTGTTGCATGGCATCTCAGACTTTTTTCCCTCTAATATTTCAACCTCTTCTTTCATTTCACGTTCTTTTCTCTTTGCTGCTGCTTTAGCAAGTGTTCTTTGCCTTGCGGATTCACGTTCAGATTGAGGAATATTAATGTCAGTTAAAGCACCAACCCTTTCTCTCGGAGGTTCTATTTCTTTTTGTTCACCCATGGGTTTTACATAATTTCTATTAGGTCCTAACTTTCCCCCATCACCACCTCTATATGCATAAATTATAGGTTCTCCGGGTTTAAAATCGGCAACTCGATAAGTAACTACTTTAGAACCTGGATAAATTTTTTGCATTTCATCAGAAACTTCTATTCTGCTTGGAATTTTAGATTGGGGGAAGAATAATTGCATAGTATAGTATTTTCCTCTCCAAGATAATGTAACAAAAATATTGTTTCCAGTTTGTGCTTGAAGTCTTACTGCCTCATCTATATTCTCTTCTTTGACCGAAACACAATTAGGTACTTCTTTTCCACCTTTCTTTTTTGTTCCAACTTGCTTGTATCCTTTCCAGCAAGGATTTTCTTCTTTAATACTTCCAGATTTAATTATGTCAATAAATTCCGCATATACGTTTCCATTTGCATCTCTTACTGTATTGCTTTCTTTTTGAGTCTCCATTTTTTTCAATTTTGTATAATAATCTGGTTTTTCATCCAAATGTTGAAGTGCAGTAATTCTTGCTGAACTCTTACTGGTGGTATGTTCAAATTCAACCTTAGTTCCAATTTCTAATTGCTTTTTAATTTCTTCTACTGATATTCCATGCTTTTTAGCAAGTTCTTCTGGAGATTTGTAAGATTTCACTGGTCCTTTAGGGTCTTTCTCTTCACTCATTGGGCATTGATCTGTTCCATGAATAGGACAAGACTTTCCTTTTTTAGTGTGGGTGCAAGAACCCTCAGCAACCGGTTTACCAATACCTACTTCAGTTGGTTTTATTTTTTGTCCCGAAACTTTCATTCCTTTTGGAAGTGGTTTACACACTTCATCAGTATTGCACCAGTACATTCCCTTTCCACACTTCTCTTCACCAAGAATTTTTTCTACTAAGGATGGTTTGTATTCAGCATTAATATTTCTTATACTAGTATCTCCAGGTTTAACTAAAGGAATACTTGGACCACTTCTTTTACCTTGCGCTGCTTCCCGTTCACCAGTAGTAGATCCTTTTTGTGAAAGATTTCTTATTTTTTGAGATTTTGCACTCGCTCTAATTACTTTTGGATCTATGTTTAAACTATCTAAATTAATACCTTCATCAACAGATTCATCACTTTCAAGATACTCAGCGGCAGTATCAATATAATCAGCAGCCTTAGTAATTTTGGATTGAACCCAGGCAGGAAGTTGCTGATTTCCGGACTTTATACTTTGACGTAGATTTTTAATTGCTCTTTCAATTGAATCTAATTCATTTCTTGCCATATATCCTTCATCATCTTGCTTTTTACCAGATGCAATTTCTTTATGGTCTTCTTGAAGTTTTTTCATTTTTTCTTTAACCCAATTGTCTGGTGTTTTTTTGTTTTTAGATTTAAAAGCATTATGAAGTTCTTCAGCAGTAATATCATAAGATTTCATAATTTTTCTCATAAGAGAATCTATCGAATCATATGAAACATTAGATAACTCTAATAACTTATTTTCTAATTCAATTACTGCTTGTGATAGCATTTTATTTCTATTTATTATCTTGGTTATTTAATCTACTCTTTAATATTTTTGATAACTCCGTAGTTGATCCAAAAAAGAGGGCATTAGTTACATTTGTAGGTCCACTTGAAGTTTTTACTTCTTCCAAATCTCTTAGTTTTTTTTGTAATTCAATCAATTTCTCGGTAGAATCCGAAACATTTTTAATTAGTTGTCCAACAACTTCATACGCTCTCGGAGACTCAGTTTCCTGTGCTAATTCTAAAATACCATTTAATGCTTCTTGTCCTTTTTCAATAATAGAGTACATATTGCCACGAGCGTATTCGTAGTCCTTTTTTATGTCACTTAAAATACTTTTAGTGTCAATCGTATCTTCTAAAGGAACATTTTTTAATAGTTTAGGTTCAAGTTCTTGGGGAACAATCTCCCCAGTAACATTGAAGACTTCATCTAATTTATCAAATTTTTTAGGCATAATTCACTCAACTAAATTCTCCAGTAAATCCAAAGTTATCACCAAATTCGATTAGATCATTATCTGATGCTCTAATTAATTTAACCTCAGCACCAGATACGTGAATTGATATTGGAGTTCCATATGACCCTCTAATTACAGTAAGAGTGTTTCCATTTTTACTTTGAACTTGAAGAGTTTCATTATTTATTGTAAAGTGTGAATCTAATAATATATCCGATGCATCATTTACTTCAATAATATTTGAATCTAATTCTAAATCATTAGTAATATAAGTTGTAATATCTCCAGTGTAATTTTTTGTTGCTACGGGAGTAGAAGTATAAGTAAGATCTCTAGATGTAGAACGTGTATCTCCAGAAATAAATCCAAGAGAAACCTTTTTGATAATATCTTTGTCTGCTCCAGTAGATACTGGTCCAAAAAGATAAACCTTTGCAGTAAACTTTAAGGTATAAATTAATGCTCTTCTAGTAGTATACTCACCTTCATAATCATCTTGCATAGAAACATTATTTAAGATGATAGGAATGTCTCTTTTTTCTCCAATAGAATCTATTAAGTTTACAGTTAAAGTGTATGCTGGTTGAAAATACGGTAATATTTGCTCAACTATTTGCAACATATCATCATTTAATTTAGTCATAATACTCAGATCAAAATCCATATTATATGGAACTGGCATATATGTTTTTCTTATGTCAGTAGGATCTGTTTTTGTTTTTGCTAAAAATGTTTGAGTCGTAGTTAATTTTCTTGTTGAGTCGTATGATAAACCAGTAAATTCAAAAGACATTCTTGGCAATGTAATTTGAACTGGCGAATTTAAATTTGGTTGCTGTTCAACTCTTGCTAAGAATTTTTGAATTGGTCCATATGCAAGGGGAACATTAATGACTGATACAACTTGCCCCGCAGAATTGGTATGTTTAATAGAAATACTGTTAAACAACGATCCGAAACCTATAACAGTTTTTCGAAATATCTCGTGATAAAAATAATCAAACATTTTTTTAACCTAATTATAAACTATTTAACAAGTCAAGGAGTTCCAAATGGATTAATTTCACTAAAATCTAAAACATCATCTGCTTCATCTTGAATTGTGTCGTTCTGGCCAAATCTATTATTTGGATTAGTTGCTGGATTATCTACACCACTCGTACTTTTTCTTTGCAAACTATAAGAAGCACCAGAAGTTTGTCCAACTAAAATTTCTCCAGATGAAAATGTTCCTGAAAGATTAGAAACTTCTAAAATTTTTGTTGGTACATTCCAAGACTTAACTCTTGCAGTAACTCCACTAATGTTACCAGAAACAATTTCATTATATTGATATGTTCCAAATCCAACTATTATATTTGGTGGTGATATCTGTATTTGAGGTGCTTGTGTATAACCAAGTCCAGCATTTATTATCCTAATTTGAGTTACTGATCCAGACTCACTTATTATTGTAGATGCTTGTGCTGAAGTTGAAGCAATACCCACAAATGTAACGGAGGGAGAATATGAGTACCCTGAACCACCACTAGTTACTGTAATTACACCAACAATACCGTTTCCAATTGTTGCTGTTGCTATTGCGCCGTTTCCGCCACCACCAATAAAATTAACTCTTGGTGCTACAGTATACCCATATCCAGGATTTGTTAATTGAACTCCTTGAATTCTTAATAAAGTTTTATTCGGTTCACATAGATCAACAATTCCACTAATCATTGTTGCAATTCCTACAGCAGTTCCTCCGCCGAATGGGGCAGAAGAAAAAGCAACTACTGGAGGACTACTATACCCAGATCCTCTATCAGTAATAGTTATAAATCTAACACCACCATTCACAATAGATGCAATTGCTGATGCCGTAGACCCAATTCCAATCAACTGTAATTTTTGAGTGGATGCAAATTGCTCACGATCAGTTACATCATCTCCAGTACCATCACCATCAGATCCACCACTATCTGGATTATCTATAAATTCTATACCAGTATTAATTACTTCATCTTCATATCTGAAGAGTTCGCATCTCAATTCATAAACATAATTTTTTTTCAATTGATAAAAAGGTTTTTCGTGCTCAACGTATTTAATTTCAAATATACGATTACCCAATGGAAAATAAATTAAGTCACCTTCTTTGGGTCTAGACGATAATTTCACATCAGGCAAATCTTTAATCAATTCACGAATATAAGTATCATATCTTTCTCTTGATATAATTAAGTTTAAATCATCTAATTCTTGAATTCCGAATTTTGATAGTATAGTTCCTTGCCCACCATATCCCTCATAAGAATCAATATATGCTTCTATTGGATAAGCATAATTAAATTCTGATTGAATCACTTCTTTTATAACAGTTTTTTCTGTTATATATTGACGAGGTAAATAATAGACATCAATTCCATAAATTTTTAATTGCTCATTGATAAGATCTTGAACAAGTCCTTGTTCCGTTTTTGACCCTTGAAGAAAAAATGGATTTAGCATATATTTTAACCAATCATATCATATGGTGGAAGTTCATATGTTGAAGACATTTTTTCAATTATTGCCTCTATCTCTCTCTGAGCATCATCATAAAGTTGTCTCCCATTTAATTCAATTCCACCTGGAAGTTTAACTCCTTGGAATTTAATTAAATTTTGTCCCCATTGACGTTTAATCAATGATGTTAAATATGGTTTCAAAAATGAATCATTCCAAACTTTAGAATAATCATTTGGATCCATCATTCGGTAACAATCTATAACTAAATACTGACCAACAGTTAAAGAACTCCAATCAATATCCATATACAATCTATCTTGTCTCTTATTGAATCTAATTTGCTTTTGTGTGGTTAAAAGAAAATTAATGTCTTCCAAATAAGTTTTAACCATACTATAAGTTAATAATTCAGTAGACCCCCAGTAGTAAATATCATTTAAGAATAATTGATATTTAATACTAAACATACCACTTGCAATAGAATTAGATCCCTCAAATTGAAATACTTTGTTTACTCCCACAACGTGAGAGGGAACCTGCAAATAATTACTATTTTCATAATAATTGAATGTTGTTGCTGTGCCAACTATATTTGTAGTTACTGATGTTGAAGCGACTCCTACTCCAGATATTCCTTTTGCTCTTCCTCTATCAATATCTTGTTGAGTAATTTCATATTTTAAATATGTATGATAAACTCCATCAAAATGTCTCTCATTAAATAATTGGATAGCGTCATCAACAAGATCTTCTACTTGCTCTTCCGCTACATTAATTTCAAGTACTGGAGCACCAAGTTTTCTCAAACAATAGTCAATTAATTCTTGTCTTGTTGATGGTTGTGCCATTAGAGTTTAGATACAACTTCTTGCTGTTTTAAATATAATTTAGCGTATAATTTTGCAAAATTCTTAATAATTTCAATATCATCTATACTATCTATATCTCTTGATATTTTTTCATATTCAAACAATTTGCTAATACTTTCAAGTGTTATACTATTTGGATTCATTTACAAAATTCCTCAATAGATCTTTAATTTCATTCAAATCACTTTTAATATTGTTCATATCATTTTCAAGTGTATTAATTCTTTTTGATTCATTATATACTCTCTTATAGTTTTCTGCATATTGGTTGTATCCATCCACATCAAAATTAACTATCCCATTTGAATTTATATCTCTTGCTAGATGATCCTTATCTTTTACTTTAATATAGTCCATAATTAAATTCTAGGTTTAATGGTAGCAATTGCTCGCAATTGTCGAATAAGTGGAGGAGTTGCTTGATTAGATCCTGCCATTACAATCTTAATTGCAAAAGAATTAAAATCAGGAAGATCATCTACACTATATTCATAGTCTCGGAATGAAGAATCTGAAGTTTGTCTTACAAAGGTATCCGCAGATCCATCGTTTAATGAAGAATCTATAACTCTCTTGATTCCTTGGCCATCAACTTGATAGTTTGATGAACCTGGGAACAATTCATAATTTTGTGATGCTTGTGGTGTATCATCTCTAAAGAGTTGATAAAGAACGCGAACATCATTAGTGTCATTATGACTTGCCGTGAGTAGTACTTTAATTGAGTTTGCGGGAATCTTAAGTCTTACTGGTTTTGAGATATAAATTACTGCATGTTTGTCATTGAATAAACTTCTTATTGTATCATCATTTGCATAATCGGAGTTTTCATTGACTCCATAAGGATTATTGATAAGATTTGATGTTGTAACAGCATTAACCCGAATTGTATCAATTACTGGAGATACTCTTGAATCTTCAGTAGACATCAAGAATTCCATTGTAAATGATTTACTTCCTGGAGATTCTGTAATAAACTTTTGCTCATTAATATCTGAGCAAATAAGTTTTGGAGTATCAAAATAAGTAGTTTCATCTAAAGAGATGGATGTAAATCCGTCATCAACAAATGATTTTTCACGTCCACCTATACTTGTTCCAGTAAATGTTCTAATCCTACATTCAAGATTTGTTTTTCCAGGAAGAATATAAGAAACGTTTGGCGTAATTGCTTCAAATTGAATGTTATTTGTAAAAATTATACCTGGTGATCCGGTTTGTGTAGTTTCTTTAAAATAAAGGTCATTTGTGCGATCTGATCCTATTCCAGCATTATTAAAATCTGCATCTGAAGTGTCAATTTTTATAAAGTATGAATTCAGTTCCGTTAAATGATTTGGTGAAACCTCAGAAAAATTATGGACTTTATTAATTCTCCTTAGTGAGATTCCATTAAATTCATACTTATATACTGGAACACTTGCATCATATGATTGTGCTTGAGTTCCATCAATTCCTCTTGCAATAACTGGAAGTGTTGTTCCTGTAGGTGTAGTATAAGAAATGACTTCATTTCCAATAATTACATATCCTGGATTACTGGTACTAACTGTAACACCTTCAAAAGTTTCAAAACCAATTGATGAAGTAACAGGAATAACTGTTTGTACTGCAGTAATTGATTGAGATAATGTTGAATTTATTTCAGATTGTATTGGTCTGAAAGAACTAATTCGCACATAGTTTTCTGAAGAGTGCATTCCGTGATTCGTATGAAGAATTTTCATATGAAGACCATCATAATAAGAATCTGGAGAGATTGTGTTAATAGTGACCCCTACACCAGTTACTGTTGTTGTACCAGTTCCTGCAATATAACTAAGAGTTGTAATACCTGCAGAGAATTGACCTTGAACGTTATCAATAATAAAAGTATTATTTGATGCAATACTTACTACAGTTAGTTTTCCACCAAAACCAACATTTTGACCCATTCCAGTTTCTGGGATAAGTAATGAATCGCCAACTTGATAACCAAATCCACCATCAGTGATAGTAACAGTAGAAATTCCAGCAGCAGTAACACCAATTATTGCAACAGCACCAATACCACTTCCAGTTTCGGTTTCCAAGGAAATATTAGAGAAAGTACCTGCAGTATATCCAAATCCAGCGTTGGAAACTGTAACACCTAAACCAATATCAGATTTGATACTTCCAGCAATTCCTATTAATTTACCAGTTGCAGATCCCTGAATTAAGGTTACTCCAGGAACAACATTATTTTGGTCATAACCAGTAGATCCTAATCCAACAATAATACGTTTTGAGAGTGGTAAAATTTGATTTGAACCAGTTACGGTTACTTTTTGATTTCCTACATCAAGTTTTGAATTGAAGAATCTTACAAGACCATCATTAACAAAATTTGCCCTGTAAAGTTTATATTTGAGGTCCTCTAATTGTGCAGGAGACCAAGTTGAACCATTTTGAGACTTAAACAGACTTCCCAATGTTGGTTGTGCAGATAATCTTACATTAGTCTGAATGTCATTTTTTCCAAGTTCAGCAACAAATACTCTATATTGTGGACTATTTGATAGAAGAACAATTGCATATTCTGAAGATTGATCATTACTTATAAAAGCTTGTCGTACTTCTAGTTGTTGAGGTCCAGACAAATAAATAGGAGAAGGAAAAGTAAATTTCGTAGGGACTGATCCATTTATTGATAGGTTAACTTCATCGGGAGATAATGTTACTTCGGAAAATGGAATTATTATATTACTTGGAACACCTGCAATCATTGGTCTGATTTGTATAGTTACTGGAATCTCTTCATCTTTGGTCTCAAAGAAAACTTCAACTGAAGTTAAAAATATTCCAGTATCATCAGAGACTGCAAATGACTGACCTAAAGGATCACGCCGCTGTGGCCGCTGCTGATTTGTGATTGGTCTTGGTCGTGAAACCGGGGGTTGTGGCGGTGGAGATGGAACTCTATTAGTCACATTAATTTTATAACTAGTTAATATTTTTATATTTCTAGTAGTTAATATGTTAGTTTCTGTAATGTTAGATTTTCCAAGAGATGCAAACTCTGCTTCTCCAGAACTTTCGTTGACTCTAGTATTTGATATAAATTCCTGATAAAAATTATTTAAATTGTCTAATTTTGGTGTATCAATCAAAGTAAATGTATTTTCCCCATTAATCCATTTAGGATTATTTGGAATACTGGAATCTGGAATATATAAAGATCCTATTAGTCGTCCAGAATTGTCTGAAATTAAACGAATATTTGAAATTTTTGCTACTGCGCCAGAAGTTTTTCCCCTCAGAACCATATTTTGTGCTATCATCCCATAATATTTGGTCTCAGTAATAAGTTCAAGTGATCTTGTATCAATATTAAGGAAAGTTGAAGATTCACTGTATTGTTCTGGTATTGTTTGTTGAGTATATGGATTAAATTTAAAAATATCTGGTTTTGGTAGTAAATTTGTATTTTGTGGTATCAATTGTCCAGTGGTAAAATCGACTACTGGTGATGGATTTGTAATTGATGGTGGATTTGAACCATCGGAAGGTCCTGTTCTATGATTAGGTTTACAAAGTTTAAATATAATTTTTTGTTGTGTAAAATGTGGATCAGTTTCTACATCCTCACCAATCTCAAATTTACCAGAAATCATTTCAATTTCAAGTAATTTTGGAATAATATAATTTTTAACATCAATTCCCTCAAAAAAACTATAAAATTTTGTTAGGGGTCTTAAACTTTTTGCATCAAATTCAATATTTCTACTTCTTAAATATCGTATTTCTTCAGTGTAATTAGAAACTGATTCAGATCTAGTATCTGCGGTTATAATTTCTTCTGGAACTATAGTGGTAGTTATGTTCGAACCTGACGGTGTTGAAGTACCTCCTCCAGTAGATCCTGGTGTACTAGGTCCACCACCACCAGTTGATGTAGTAGGTCTCACATTACCGACCGCAACAATGAATTGTCTGGGAGCAGATGGTGATGGCAGTAAAATAGAAACTCTTCGGCCGCGAATTCCTATTGTTCCAGTTTGTCGGTTAATAACAAGACCAGTTCTTCCTGGACTTAAAAGTTGTGTTAGTGGCCCTATAGCATTTCCTGGAACACTCCTACGGGTTACAAGACTCGTAGGTGTTCCAGAAATACCTAAAGCAAATCTCAAGTTTAATGTTCCTGGATTGTTGATAAAATTTGATGCAGGAATTCCTGATTGTACTATTGGTGGGATTACATTTATTGGTCGATTTATTGCAACATTATTAACAGTTATAATATTTTGATCATCTCTTTTGGTTATTTCTTTTATTTCATTATATGACGTTGTTGTTATATTTCTTTCTTCAATCCAACTATCAATAGGTGGATTAAGAGTAATTGAACCCTCCCAATATCTTACCAAAAATGGAGTTACACTTTCAGTTTTAGTTGCATATGGTTGTTCTTCATATTGAATTTCGTTGTAGTTAAGTGTGATCAAATCTCCAGTTTTTCTAATATTTGGAGATCCTAAATCAGTAACATAACTTTGGTCTATATTTGGATTATAAGTTTGCCCAACACCACTAATTGCTTCAGAACCCAATTGCAAGTCGATTGAAGTTGTATAATGTTCTGGTCTTAAGGTATTTGTAGTTGAATCAATACATGATCTAAAACTTGGGTTTTGAAGATCATGGTAATCATGAGAAGAAAAATTATCTACAAAAAATCCACATTTAAATCTATCTAGACCAGTATTAGAATCTTTAATTATAAAATTTTCGGTTTTAGTTTCAAGTGCAGAAAGTGTTGTAAATTCTTCAACTCTTTGAATTCTTTCTTCAAGTAGTGCAATATCCGACATTCTATATCTTTTATGTCTAGACATATCAACTTTAACATCTTCTACATTATAAACATATGGTGGAAGATAAAGAGTTGAAATGTCTAAACAATTTGATTTTAATATTGGAGGACTCGGATTTTCATCGGCATTTCCTTGTACAATACTAAATGTTCCGTCACTATTCAAGAAAATCCTATCAATTCTTCCAACATAATATGAATATGATAAAATTAAATTTTCTCCAGGACATAATGTATATTCTGAATATTGTCCATCAGAAGCAAAGTTTCTTGCAGAAAACTCAAATGGAGATTTTGTGGATAAAGTATAAGGTGCAACACGAGGTCTTATATCAATATAATCCGTTAATCTCGAATTTTCATATGAAGAAACATCATATTTAAAATTACTTATATTATAACTATTTGCTGTAATAAACTCACCAGTGTCTGATGAATCAATTGTATAATTTTGGAATATAATTTTAAGTTTTTTTGATGGTTCCTGAATATTACTTTTTCTTATAATTCTCGAATAATCATAGAAAGTATCTCTCTGACCATCATCAAAAATAAAGTTTTGTGTAATGTTTTTATCACCTAAGGTCTTCGAAGAAACAATCGCTTCCTCTGTAGACTCATTTCCAACAATAAGTTCACCAACAGAGAATTGAATTGTATTTAAATATACATACTCCAACTTATTGATATCTACTTTTCTAACTATGATTGCTACCGCACCAGAATTTTGTCCCTCAATATATTCTCCAACTACAAAATTTTGATTGTTATTTGGATTTCCTGATATAAGTAAAGTTGGTAATGCAGGTTCTAATGTATTATTGGATTCATATACAGCAAGAACTCTTACTGCATCTGGAATATTTAAACTAATAATTTTATCTTGAACTCTTGTTCCATAAACGTTGCTGTAATTTAATCCATCTTTTAAAGTTGTGGTTCCAACTCCAGAATTTACAAGACTGGAATTTGATACAACTAAAGATGAAACTTTATTGAACTTTTTGGATTTTGAGCTTGGTTGAATATTTCTTACCGTTGCAGTAACAATTGCATTTGTTCCGCTTGATTTGGTTAATCCATAAAAAGTTAATGTTTTACCATCAAGACTAATATTATATTGATCAAATCTTAATGGTTCAATGCTTCCATCTGAATAAGCAATTACAAATCTATCTTCATCAAAAGAATGAAAGAAAATATCAATATCTGAAGGATCAATTGCAACTGAAATTGAACTTTCGGAGAAAGATGCAACATTGTATGTGCGCCTTTGAATAACCTCATTATCCTGAAAATTGACTGAGGATACGTTATCCGAATTAAGAAGAGTTAAGAGTGATGAATTTGTAGAATCAACTGACGGTGTAACTTTAATTATATTTGTAACTTCAAAAGATCCCGATGGAAGAATGCCATTGCAAATTCCAGTAACTGTAGTAATACCTGTAATTGTAAACGATGTTCCACCAGATCCAACTGCAGTTACTCTATTATAAATTGGATCGCCGGTAAAAGTAGTATTTGCATAAGAAACTATATTACCAACCGTTACAATTTTTGTAAATATATCACCCAAACCTGCAGACACTACACCATTGTTTACTCTAAATGTAGTTCCTGGTTTTGCAATATAAGATCCGTTGGAAAGTACTAAATCTGCATTAAATGTATTAATTCCTACTTTATAATAAACTGATTTTACGTCGGAAAGATTGTAATCAGTTACTGATTTAATTAGTCTTCCATTATCTATACCATTGATAATAATTTGTTCATTTTCTAAAAAATCACCAGTAGTTTCGTATAATGTTAGTGTTGTAGAACCAGCAGAAACTGATTCTTTTAGGTGACCTGATGCCCTACTTTTTTTACCCTCAATAAAGCAAGGAACAGATAATCCACTGCCACCAAAAGATGTAGTAAGACCAATTATTGCATAAGTTTGAATATCAAATAATCTTAAATTTAACCGACTCGTATCATCAACGTAATCACTTTCTGGTATAAAATCATAAATTCTTGCGAGACCAATGGTTGTTCCTGTAGCAACACTTGCGGACTCTCCAATACGAGAATTCATCAAACTTACTGTTGCATCTGTGCCAATACCTAAAGTCGGTGATCCATAACCATTATTTAAAACAAATAAAGTTCCGGCATTGTATGGAATAACTTGATTTGATACAGTTTTTGTAGTTCTTGGTTTTGGAACATCAATTAGTCTTGGAGAAATTGTTTCTACATCATATCCACCCACATATGCTTTACCTGGTCCAATCTGATAAACCATCAAATCTTCCGATGGATTATTTCCTTGAACTGTTTGTTGATCTTTAAAATAAATTCCATCATTTAAAACTCCATCATTTAAACTATCTCTCACAAATAGAGTAAATGGTTTTATAAAATAATTACCAGATTCATCAAAAGTTCTTCTTGCTAACTCATCACGAATTAAATTATACTGTGAATTTTTATTAAAAAATTGTGGTACTCCTTGATCAACTCTTAAAATTTCTACAAAATTATCAGTTTCTAAGTCATCAAGTGTTCGTTTAGAAAGTTCTAACGAAATTTTAAAGCGATCTGCTCCTGGAGCAGCATAATTAGAAAATCCCTGAGCGTTATCAAATAAAGTTTCATCTTCATCGGAAGTTATAATTTCTTCTACAATATCAAAACCAACTTTATATGATGGAGTAATTGAGTATTGATCTAAAAGAATAGTTTGTGAAGATACTCTTGCAAATACTCCTCTAACAAAATAAACACCTTCTGCTACCGATACGCCAGAACCTTCTGATGTTGCATTAGTTGTAATAGTATTGCAGACTCCCTGACCGACCTGGATTACGAAGTTACCATATGTAAGTGAGGTCTCTAATGTTAGAGTTTCGCCACTTTGAAAAATTCTATTTGTAAAATCTTCACCACCACTTTGAAGATATTTTAAGTATAACGTATAATTTCTTCTTTCAGAATCTATATTTTTAAGAAGATAAACTACCTCTGCAGTAACACCACTTACAGAACCTCTTAGTTTTTTACCTAAAAGTTGATCAAAATATAAAGAAATTGGAGCGCCATTGAATGAGTCCGCAATTTCTACAGCATAAAGTGGAGTTTCATATCTCAGTTGTCCGGGAATTACAACAGAACCCTCCTTAAAAATATGCTTTCCGTATTGTTCTACTTGATTTTGAAGAATTGATTGTAGAGTTGTTAGTTCTCTTGCTTGAATAGGATATCCCGGTTTAAACAAAACTTTATAGTAGTCGTTATTTTCATCAAAATCATCAAAATATGGAGAGACGTTGAGATTAGTTTCCTGTGACATAATTCTTTAAAATTGCAAAATGACTTTGATATCTTCTTTTTGATTTGATGACCTTGTAATTGAAGGTCTATTATCAACGTAAATAATACTTCCTGAGTATTTTTTAACCTCGGGATTTGCTAAACCAGCAATGAAAGATTGTCCAAGATTGTATGTTCTATTATTTAGTGCCGTAGCGATACCTGTGAAAGTAGTGTCAATGTTAAGATTTGTTCCTTGTATAATAGTTGTTCCACCAACACCAGTAGAATTTGTAAATCTATTTAATTGAATTCCATAAGTTGGAAATTGATTTTGAGATCCATCAGTATTAAACCCAACGAGACTTTTATCTTGCCAATATTTTAATACTCCAGTATTTTGGTCATAAGAAACCACTCTTCCAACAGCAGTTGTTCCAGTACTTATAATTTGGGTAAATTTTGAATTTGGAGTAAATATAGCAGTGTCATATCCTGTTCCTGTAAGTTTTAGCGCATAAACAGCACTTGCTTTTTCTATATCTAATAATGAAGTAGAATCATATGCTTGAGGATTTTCTACAATTCCAACTCTAGCAATTTTATTTCCGGTTATAAAATCTGGATTTTCTAAATCATTTTCAATCCTAGAAAAAATCAAAACACTATAAGCACCAAGTTCCCTATAGATGTCTGCTCCGTGACCTCCTTTTGGTGGAATAATTACATTAAAAGATGGTATATCATTATCATTCACCCCAATCGGAACATTTCCTCCAACTAAATCAACAGTTCCATAAGTATATCCCGAGCCTCCAGTAGAAACTGTAATTGATTCTACTCTAGAATCGTTGTTAATTACAATAGTTGCTTTTGCTCCTTCACCATCACCTTTAATTGGGACATTTGTATAAGTTCTATTTGCAGTCCCAATACCAACCCCACGATTTATAATGGTAATAATTTTAAGTTGGTTATTAGGAGATGCTGCGTTTGTTCTTAGTGCTAAAGATTCGGAACTAGTCTCCCAGTTTTTTGGTACAGGTATAAAATTAACCGTATCGAATTTTATAACTTCACTAGGTTTGATTGTATAGAGATATTTCCAAATATATCCATCACCAGTATTTCCCGCTGCTTTTGGTTCTAAATCTGTAAAAGTTGGTTCATCTAATGATGGTCTTCCAGTTACATTGTCTGGATCAGTACCATTTTGAAGGCAAATATAAACTCTATAATCACTATTAATTACATAATAATTGGCCGAATATAAACTAGTTGATCCAGATGGTTTTGATGTATTACTTATACTAATATCATGACGATACATATCATAAGTTGTTCCAGAAGACCAAGTTATTTTACGAATAACTTGATTTACGTCACTTGCTTTAATTTTTTTTAAAGCAACCATAGTATCCCAATAATCATTTTCTTGATCAAAACTATCTCTTGGTGATGGTGGATTATTTTCCCAAGTTGTTAAGTAATCAGTTGCATTAGTTAAACCAACAAAAGAATAATATGAATTGGAAGAAGATGTAACACCACTAACAAAATTCTTTGCATTTAATATTCTTAGTTGGTCAGTTATAATTGCAGACATTTTATAGTTTTTTTATTTATTTAGGTATTATAATTTGAGTATTTTAAACGATTATACCTTTGAATAACTGGAGAGGATGAAATGCCACCAATATTCGCATAAGTGATAAATTCATCTGGATTTGGGCGTATAGGTGTCAAAATTCGCCCCCAACTATATTCTCCATAAAAATCACTAAATCCAAGTCCAGTTAAATTATTATAATTTGAAACACTTACAGTTACTTTGGTGACGTTGGTAAGTCCTACGCCAGGAACAGCAGTTTGGGCAATTGATACTGATGCAACTTGATAGATGTTATTAATAAAAGTAGTTCCGACACCAACAACCCCACCAGAAAGATTTAGTGATGTTAACCCATTACCCACATTTGAACTATGAACAATAAAGTAATATCCAGTTTGAATTCCACTAATCCCAGTTGTAGCAATTCCCACTTTTACAATACTTGAATCTCTTATAATAGAATTTGTAGGAATAAACAAATCAAATACAATTCCAGTTGATGCTACTCCAACAGAAGTAGTTTGAACTCCAGTAATTATTCCAAAATCACCTTCATAAGAAATTTTATCGATAATTTCATATTTTGTAGGTGGAGTTTCAATTAAAACCACTGGTGGATATGTAAACGTGTATCCAAGTCCAGCAGATGTTATTGCAATTCCTGTTACAACTCCTCCCGAAATTGTTGCAAGTGCTCTAGCAGTGTTCTGTATTGTAGTTGTTCCAAATCCAATTGGTCCGGCAATTGATACTGTTGGGATAGTAGTATATCCATTCCCATTATCTGAGATAATAATAGATGAAATTGTCCCCGAAGTAGATACTACTGCAGTAGCAGATGAAGAAACTATGGAATCTTGAGAAATAATAATAATTTTATTTTGTGGTTTTTCTGTAATTCCGTCATGAGTATACTCTTTCTCACTATCAAAGAATGCCTTAACACTTTCAACAAAAATTATGCTAGACCCTATTCCGATATTTTGAATAATATTGGTAGTTGGTTGAATATAAGGTTCATAAAGTACCCTATCTTTACCAACTTGTTTCCCATTTATAACCAAGTCTTCAGTTTGTCTACACCAAGTTAAAGGTCTTGATAGATCTTCATTTTCAGTAATTCCTGGACCTGAATATAAGTTTGTTGAAAGTATATCAGAAGAAATAATTTCAGTAACCAATCTAGAGTTCTCTTTTAATTTAATATCATTACTAGTTAAAGTAACTTTATCTCCCTGTTTGATGGTTTCTAAAATATCTACATCCAAAGTATCAATATCTGCAGTTCCTCGATAAAATATTATTTTAGAGGTATCGCCTTCTTTTGGTGCTTCGGTAAATCGTATAATACTTCCCCCAGAAAAACGGTATCCTTCTCCCGGAACTTGTAGAATATCATTAATAAAAATTAATAAAGTTGCTTGAACATCAATAATTGAACCTTTTTTTGTTCGGATTGAAGTTTGATTCCCCCCAATACGAATTGGAAATGATTTTCTATTTCCATCAAAAAGGGAATCAATTGGGTCAATAACTTGAAGTGATCCAACCGTCCATGCAGTAAATGCATCAGAGTATACCCCATCAATTGATAATTGGAATTCTGAAAAACTTAATGAGGTATTAGTTGGAATTCCTATGGTTCCTCCAATTGAAACCGTTAATACTTCATTTATATTATATCCATATCCAAAATTCTTTAATTCAAATGATATTACACTTGATCCTTGACCAACTATGATATCAACAACCGCACCAGTACCTACACCTGAAGATGATTGAGAGTTGTATATTAATGGAATATTTGAATATGATAATGGATCATCAAAAATTACGATTGGTGGATTGGATGAAGTATATCCAACTCCTGGATTTGTAATAGCAACACTTACAACACTTCCTCCGCTTATAGAAGCGGTTCCAATTAATTGTATATTTGGAATACCAACGTTTGATGTTACAACCCCGACATTTACAACTGTCTGTATTCCAGATCTATAACCAGATCCACTATTTCCAATACTAATAGATTGAATTGTACCTGCAACTGATACTACTGCAGTCCCTCCTGCAGATACTAATGGTTGATATGCAAATCCTTGTGTAGATCCAACAGAAAGAATAATACCTCCTCTAGGAATACTTGAAGTGTTTACATCATAACTTGTTGATGTTGCTGATCCAGTAAATGATATGGAAGTTATTCCTGAAGACTCACTTAAGTCATAATCAACAAAATTGGGTCCTTGAAATATTTCATTTACTAATACTATAGTATTATCTGTTGATATTCCAGATACATTTGTTCCATTAGACTTTAATGTAAATGTTTTTTGTATTCCATCAAAATCATTTGAAATATCATCAAAAATATAGTTATTTGAATATGATTCATTATTACTATCTGCAATCCCAGATCTTAAGAATATTCTTCCACTAAATGATGACCCAGTAGCAATACCGACATAATCTTGCTCATCTGCCCTATTTGATTGATTGACAAAAGGCACTTTTCCATAAGGTGCCTCTGAAAAATAAATTTTATTCCCAACAATGTTATAGTTTCCGTAAACTTTAGATACTAAACTTGAAGATGAATGAGTAGATAATCCAGTTCCCATCCAAGGTCTAACTACACTTATTGAATTTGTACTTCCAACTCCAACTGCAGTAACTTTCATAATTTCTTCATCAATTTTAATCAAGTCTCCACCATAAACTGATGTTATACCAGAAACATATACCAAAGAACTAAAAGCAGTTAAATTACGAATTAATGATGATGTAATTGCTGTTGAAACAATAGGAGATTGAATAACATTATCAATTCCAATAATTGCTTTTTTGTTTTGATTTTTTGAAGTAAATAAATGAGAACTCCCTATGCCAACAGAAGTTAATTCTAAAACTTTTGGAGTAGTTTTTAAAGCATCGGATGCAGAAGTAGAAACTCTTATTTGAGAATCATTTAGTTTAACAACATATAACTTAGGAGGAAGTTTATCAGTAACACCAATACCAGGTACAGAAGTTGTAGCGATACCAATTGCTTGCGCCGACTTAGTAGGGTATGAATATATTATTTCTTCTCCAGTAACATAGTAATTGTAGGGAATTGTAATTATATTTTTATCAACTTTAATAATATCTGGATTAGTGCCATCGATATATCTTTCAAAAATTGGTATATTTTTATGTTTTAACTCAAATTCTTTTTTAATATCTGAATTTGTTCCTGTGTATATTCCATAATCATATTCTAGAGATCCATTTATTAATGATATGTCGTCAATATTATTACTCAATCCAATGTTAATTGCAAATACTTTGATATCAACATCAATATCTTGAATGGGAGTGAAATAAATTTCAGTATTTGCACCAGAAATTCCTGCCGTTGTAATTCCTAAAGAAGATTCTGTTTGTAAAATTCCGAATTCTGTAATATAGCATTGATTTTCTTCGTAATTTGTTACAACTAAAATTTCAGAAACTTGATATTTTGAATTGGTCTTATCTTCAATACTAATAATATAATATGAACTATTGTAATTTGTATTTGAATAACTTGATATTATGTTTGCTACTGGAGAAACACTGGAGGAAATTGCGACTGAAGATGAATTTAGAGAACTTCCTCCAATAATTTCAGTTCCAATTCCGGAAGCACTAGTATTTGCCAAAGACACATTAAAAGTATTAACAATATAATCAATAGAAGTTACTGTATCTGGTATTAAATCAATTTTAATCTCCGAACCAGACAAATAAGCATTATATGTTCCAATGCCCAAAGATGAACGTGAAGTAAAACTATCGGTTGTTATTTGTCCATAATCTAATAAATGAATTTGATTTCCATCGTTAATAATAGTAATCTCATCAACTTCATAATATGAAGAATCAGTTGCTCCAATTTGAACTAAAACTTTTGATGCTCTATAAGTAGATGCAATTCCTACAATAGAAGTAGAAATTCCAGTTCCTTGTGGAATTATAGTATTACTAGTATTAATATGAACAGAATTTCCTAAATCTACTGTACCAATTCCACTTAGACTATCGTTGAGGGAGAAAGAAAAAATTTGTAAATTATAATTATTAAATTTTGTTTTTACTGGATAAAAAAGTAAATTTCCAGATGTTCCAGAAACACTAAAATCAAAAAATCCCAAATTCGGAGATTCTACTACATTTAATCCATATTGGTTCATAAATCCAACATTATTGTCGTGAAGAAGTACTATGGCACTAAATTGTTTCTCATTTATAAATTTTTGATCTTGTATTAGAATAAAATATTTTTTAGATCTGACATTTGTTAACGTAAATGAGTCTACAATACTAAACTCTGTTGCTCTAGGATTACTATTAAATTCATTTGAAATATTATCAATTACTAAAACTCTATTTCCAATAGATTCAATATAATCTTGAATAACTCTAGAATCAAATAAAATTTCATTAGAAGTAATAGTATCGTCAATGATAAGATTATTTTCCCGAGCAAGATCAAAATCATAAACACAATTAAGGTCAATGAATCTAGACAAATCTGCAGTACCAGAAAAATCTCCTTGATTTTGATCTGTTGAAATTCCGATATTTAATGGTTTTGATTCTATAATTAAATTACCAAATTTTTTAAATCCTGCGGTATGGTTTAACGAACTTACTGGATTATCCCAAGTAGTCAAATCTTTTTGAGATTTCAATTCATATGAAAAATATTGATAATAATCACTATCATGAATTCGTTGAAAATCGTTATTTAAAAATCCAGTTTCGGTATTCCACCCTTTTCTTGTTTTTGAGGATGAATCAACAGCATAATTAGATTCATAACTTAATATATCATTAATAATACCAACGGAGTTTGAAGTTTTTCCTCGTATATTACTACCAATAGGAAAATCATCAACTGTGGATATTTTGAGATATTGATTATCTGGATCCCAAAATTGAACATTTCCAACTGATGATTCAAAATAAATTATTTCTCCTTCATAAAAAGAGTTTTTCTTTAGAATTGGATTAAAAGTTGGAAAATATGATTCTGGAATTATTCTTCCTGCAGATGAGTTAATTTTAAATGTTCCCGGAATTTCTTCATTATTCAAATAAGATGAGAGGTTGTATGTAACAACTCCAACTGATCCACCAAGATTTGGATCTACAGCAGTAAGAGTAAATAATGCATAATCATAATTTGAACTGTTATATCCTTTACCGGTACTATTAACACCTACACTTATACCTTCAATTAATACTTTACTCCCCACTTCAAATGGATAATCTTCGGGATTACTAAAACTTGCACCTATAGTTACGGTTACATTTTTAGTTGAGTTGTTAAATGTAATATTATCAATTTTAATTCCATTTGAATTATTTGTTGGAATAATTTTAGGAATCGCATTATTAAGAGAACTACTGTTTTTACGTATAGTTACTAAAGAATCACCAAGATTATAAAATAAGTCAACATCACTAACTATTTTATTAGTTATTCCATCAATAACTACAAGATCTGGAGAAGCAGTATAATCTTTTCCAATTGAATTAATTTCAATATAATCAAAAAATGAAAGAGGTTCCAAAACTAATATACTAGGGAACTTCGTGGTAGGTCTAACACTGTAATCAGCAGAATAATCAAATCCAATATCTTGTATTTCTATTGATGTAATCTTTCCAATAGAACTGGTTTTGGGTTTAACAATTGCATTTAAACCTAAATTAGATTCTATGGAAGTAACTGAAGGTAATCTTGAATATCCTTTTCCTTTACTTAGAACTTTAACCTCATAAATTGATCCTTGTGCTGAAAGTGAATTATTAGTATAGTATTCTATGCCTTGAGTGTAAATTGGTTCTTCAGGAAATTCTAAAATATTAAAACTAAATGTTGTGGAAGTAATTCCTACGACTGAGTATTCACCATTATATTTGCTCTCAGATAAAGTAATTTTATTAAATCCTCGTACTTCTGTATCAATTAAAATATCTTTTTTAATTTGCGAATTTCTGTCCAAATTAGTAGGAACCAATTTATAAAATAAATTAGTCGGAGTACTATCATTAATAGTTAACGTAATATTTGCGGTGGAAGTAATTCCAATTGTACCAATTCCTGATATATCAAATATTTGTGAAGACTGCGTTGTATTGAATTCATCAATAAATTGTTCATCCCGATAAAATCTAAATTCAAAGGCAGAATAATTTGTCGAATTGGCGTTAAATGACAGAGAGGAATCTGAAAGATCAAAAACTACTCTTTTATTTTTTGTTAAATTGAGTGGCGGATTGATTGGTGAAATTGTTCCTGGATATGAAGTTGTAATATCAATTATCTCTGGAGGTAATTTAACTGATCCATAATAAGTATCTGATAATTTAATTTTATTCGAATCAATAGTAACAATATAATAAATTCCAAAATTGATTAAACCAGTTGCTGGAGTTGTCGCTGTGTATATAACTTTTTGTCCAGTATAGTATTGGTGATTATTAATTGTAATAATATTATTAATAGTATCAATAGATGAAAAAGTTCTAGGATTAATTACCAATCTTCTATTATAGTCATCATATTTTACTACGAGTGTAGTAGAAATTCCCGGTCTTACATTAATGTTTACATTATCAAGTAGAGATAATCCATGAGTTTCTGCAGTAGAAACAGTAACTACATTTTTACTAATATTTCCAGTTAAAGTATTTGTATAATTTGTTGTAAAACTATGATTATTTCCGGTTCCCACCGAAGTAAAGTATAAAATACCAGATTTTAATGTTGATCCAACAGAAACAAAATTTCCAATTGATCCAAGTCCAACTTTAATAGTTGAAATTCCAATTAAATCATTAGAAATTTTTGCAGCATAAACAATTGAATTTTCTTCTAGTTGAAAAGAAGAAGATCCATTAGTAGAAATTGATATAGCATTTCCACCATTTGAAGAATATATTAAAGAATCTCCAGTATTTAAATTGTGATTTTCAATATAAATTGATTGTGTTGGTATTGTAATTTGAGTAACTCCAACACCCGGATTTGAAAAATAAATTGTGCTAACAATACCAACTCCAGAAGTTGTTCCTAATCCAACAGACTCTCTTGGATTAAAATAAAATTCTTTATTAACATTAAAATTATATGTGGTTGAAATTCCAAAATTAAGTTTTAGTTTTCTAGTTTTCTCAGTAAATCCAATACCGGCAACATATGAAGTCAATCCAGTAGTTCCATTTTGATTACGAAGAACTTTAATTCTAGATGATCTGGAATCAATATTTAAAATTTTAATCTTTTCATTTTGAATTTGGTAGATATCATTTTCTTTGATATTTGGATAACTTAAATCTCCAGAGACATTAAAATAAGTAATAATTCCAGTATATTGTGCGGAACCAATTCCAGATGTTAACGTGAGATTATTTGTATTAACTACTATATTACCTGACTTTTTATAATCATTACTACCAGTAAAAGTAACTAGATCATTATTTGAATAATTGTGTGGAATTGAAGTAAATCCAATAAAAGACTGATTATATGGATAAAACTCAATTTCATTAAAAGATGATGTAGCAACACTAATTTGAGTTACTTGTTTCCCTTTAATTGAAGAAATTTTTGCTTTTGCTCCAAATCCAGATTGGTGATTAAAAATTAATCTATCATTTATTTTATAATTTTGCCCACCATCAAAAATTTCTATAGAATCAATAGATCCTTCTAAAACACTTTTAACAATAGAGTTTTGTTCTTTAATTTTATTTGGGTTGAGTAAATAATCATACGAAGAAATGTTATATGGAGTAATATTTCTTTTCCAATTAGTTTGATTTATATCAATATAATCTTGATTTGAATAACTGTTAAAATTAAAATCAATTGGTTTTGCTTTATATGAAGGCCCAATTATATACGGAAAGATTGGTTTTTTTGAAACACTATTAATAGTTGAAAAATATGCATAAACTCCATTTGGATACTCTGGAGTAATTCCAAATCTTCCATTATGTTCATCTAATTTATTAAATTCATCAGAATCTTTGTTTCCAACAAAATTATAATCTTCTATAAAAAATCCTTTTGGATAAATTGATTCTCTAGGTCTACTTGATGGCGAATCTATTAGGTCATACCCAGAAATTAATGGTATTACCTTTCCGCCAGTTTTTGACGCATATCCATATGGTCCATAAATTGGATTTCCATCATATGCCCACCCAATAATTGGTGAGTGTGAATTTGCTATCTGAACTATATTTTTTAGGTATTTTGGAGCATACGCATGTGAATATTGAAGTCCATAATTGCTGTTTAGTCCTGGAGTTAAAATTCCTTCGTCAACAGATATTTGAGAATTTATTACTAATCTTTCTACCAAATTAATTTTCCAAGATTTAATTTGTGCTTCAAATTTTGCATCTAATCCTGCTGGCGTTACTGTAATTGAAGTGTCTGTGTGATTATACCCAATTCCACCGTATATAACTTTAACTTCAACTAAAGATCCATTTGATAATATGGGAGTTAGTACTGCACCAGTACCAGTTCCATCAATTTGAAGATTTGGTGGAGAATTGTACCCATTTCCAGAACTATTGACCAAAACATCAACGATTTGTCCATTTGAAATAATCGGTGTTAATTGAATTCCCGATCCAGAATTTAATTCAAAGAGTGGTTGTCTATTATAATTGATAATATCCTCAGAACCATAATTTAATCCACCAGAACTAATAAATATTGATTGTATTTGCCCCCTAAAGATTGGTTGAGCGATAGCATTAAAATTTTGACCGGAAAGAGTAGAAACCCCAATTCTTCCACTAATAGATACACTTATTTCTGGATAATTAAATCTATGAGAACCAACACCAGAGGAAGTTAGATTCACATATTGATTTGTATCATAATAGAATTTTTTAGTAACACCTAGTGTACCAATTCCAATTTGAGATAATTTAAATTGATCATCATCAATTATAGTCACATAGTAAGAAGTTGAAGATGATAATCCACCTATAACAGTTTCGGTGGGATTGTATGTAATAACTTCACCACTATTATATCCATGATTTAAAACTGTAATAGTGTTTGATGCTGTATTAATACCACTTGCACTAGTTGCAACCAATTTGTTTTGATAGTTTATTCCACTATTTTCAATAGTGATTGATCCTATTTTTTTCTTTTTATTTTTAGATTTAAATGAATGATTTCCTACTCCATAAGAAGTCAATTGAATAGTGTTAATTCCAATAACAGCATCTTCAAATGACTTATGGAGTTTTATGTTATACGCATCTTGAACAGAGACAAAATACGTTGAATTTGTTGGTAGATTACCTATCGTAGATATACCGCCAACAATAGGTGATTGTCCATCAGTTACGTAAATTACTTCTTCAGCATCTCTAAACTTATGATAACTAGAAAACCCAATTGTATTTGTAGGATTTAATTTTACTAAACCTGCAGATCCAATTGAGTTAAAAGAAACACTATGATCAAAACTTGCTAGATTTACTTTTGCAGATGCTCCAGATCCATTACCACCGATAATATCAATCGTAGGATCTTCAAGGTAATCAAACCCAGGATCTATGATATCAATTCTCTCCAGTCCACCAATAACCGAGCAATATCCATTAGCCCCAAATCCATTAGGATCTATAATTGATAAAATTGGGGGATTGATTACGTCATACCCTGAACCAGGTGCAGATACCACAATATCTTCAATTGGACCATAAAAAACATTATCTGTTGATTTATAATTAAGAAGTTCTACTCCATTAATAAAAATACCAGTTAATCCAGGTACAGTTTCATAAATTTTTCCATCAATTTCTGGATTGGAAATTTTTCTAATTAATTTTTGTGGTTCAAGTATTTGTGTATCTAGATTATTGTAAGTAAACTTTGTAAGTTCAAATTTAGCATTCTTAACATCGGCATCTATAGAAATAAAATTTTCAGTAAAAATATTATTCCTACTTCTTGCCAATTTTATTTCAGTACCACTTATTCTTTTGATAAAATAAACGCCCGTTGAAATTCCTAAAGAATTTCCCAATGATGGTTTATATACAATTGAATCTCCAGTATAAAACTTATGTGTACCTATGTCTAAAGTAGTACCTTTGTTTAAATTATCCGCATCATCTGGTAAAAAAGTTCCACTAAAAGATATTGAACCATCATTTATGCTTAATGGTATATTTAAATATGTTGGAAGTGATGGTGAAGCAACATATAAAGAATCTTGATCTAGATAAACATTTTGAACATTTGAAGTATATTTACTCAATGATGGATATTTGTTTTTATCAGTATTAGATAACTGAACTTTAGATACATTTTTTTGAACAATATATGTTTGATTTATATTTAAATTTTGATTTGATCCAAGTAAAACACTAAAAGATTTTTCATCATTAATAGAAGTAATATTTGTAATCAGTGGATCACCTGAAGAGGGAATTAAAGATATTGAATCTCCTAATCTAAAAGAATGATTATCAGGCACAGTAAAGGTGTATGAACCTTCAGCAGCATTATCTAAAGTTGAAATTCCGGAAACTGAGTATTTTACCGGAATATTGAAAAACCAATTATTTGCTTTAACATCTTTACTATCAATACCTAAAGTTTTTATTTTTACAATATCTCCTTTTGAATAAAAAAGAGTATTATCAGGTATCGGTAAATCGGATAAAACACCAAGAATTCTAATTTTTACTATCTCTTCGTTAGAATATCCATATACAAAGAAATCTGATTTGACTTCTGTTGCTGAAGGAATGTCTTGAGTAATTCCAATACAATCTAAAAATTGATTTAGTGTTTTTGACGCATAAGTAACATTTAAAGATGTTCCATTATCAAGATCAATAATTAAGTTCCCATTTGAATTTGGAAATGCTACGGTAGAGTCTACTTCTAGTGTTGTTGATCCAGAAATTACTGAAGATACTGATACTATTCGTGTTTTTGGGTGTATTTGAAATTTTCCATAAACACTTCCGCTTGGTTGTATATCTTTATCATAATCCGAATCTAAACTTATAACATAATAATCTTTAGATTCTCTTCTAATTTTTTCAACATTAGTTATAGTTCCCTGTGCTCTGTTTATATTTTCAGTTTCATCTTGGTAGAGAGTTGTATTTACAAGATCTTCAGGATTCCCTTCGATTTTTTCTACAACTAAATCAGAAGTGATTCTATATTGTGCGCTAGATGGTTGAATTAAATAATCTCTAGGTCTAATGACTTCAACATTTTGTCCATATAATGCACCAAATAAAATTTTAAAGGAATTGTCAGTTCCTTTTGAAGAATAAAAATCAATAGATTGCTTTACAAAAAGTCTTTCATCTAAATCAACATATAATTCTCTTTCTTCAAATCCTGGGGTAATTTGCTTTTTAACTTTCTTGAAAAATTCTTTAAGAAAAAGAATACTTAAGTTAGATACTTTTGTGGATAAGATATGTTCTTCTACTTGTGTTTCAGAAAAACTTAACTGATCCTTAATTTCGTATGATGTAGTTCCATCGAAACCACGAATGCACCCTTCAAAAGATGTAGACGTTTTTGAGGTATATGTAATAATCTCAGAATCTATTAAAATAAGTCCATATGAATCCGGAAATCCTAATGTTGAATCAACATTAATTGTAGTATCAAAAAATGTTACATTTGATGATAATTTAGTTGATTCAATTAAATTTGCTAAGTTATCAACTTTAATATATTGATCAATATTTTGAAGTATATCACTAGTGTGTCCATCACTTTCTAATGAAATATAATATTGTGATAAAAATTCAGAAACAAGAGGAAACTCTTCTTTAACAAACTCTGGAAGTTGATTTTGAATGATTGAACTGATTTTGATTCTGGTTTTTCTCATGTTATTATATTCTTACGAGGTCTCCGTTAGTGTAACTTGATGTAAATTTATAAGAAGATCCAGATATATCTGAACCTGAAGAAATCTCATCTGATAACATATTTAACGTAATGTTATTAATATCTAGTTGTAAATATAAATCTTGCAATCCAATTACATCATTCGATTTTGGAATAACTGATATTTCAATTATTGGTCTAGAAAATGATGATTTTGAGGTTGAAATTATATTAACTGGATATAATTTTATTTCACCTTTAACATAATCAATTATACCAACATTTCTTTTTACAATTACTGGTTGTGTACTTGATTGCAATTTAAAAAAGAAAATAGTGCCAGTTAATCCATTAGAGTTTGGGATGTCTGTCAAATAAAGTGTTTCATTAACTCCCGCTATATTGAATCCAGAAGATTTAATATTATACCCACTTTGGGTTTTAATGTGAAATTGATTGCCATAGCAAATTTCATAGTCTGCAAATGTATTCAATACTACACCCAAATCACGTCTCATTATAACTTTAGTAATGTTTGAGGTAACTGCACTATTTGAATCGTCAATAATTTTTAAATATTTGCTATATTTAAATCTTGCTCCATACTTATTAAGTTCTTTTGAGTTTGTATAATTTCTAATGTTAGATAAAATAACATCCTTGATAGTGTTTGCCTCAAAAGTTGAATTTGAATTATAATATGCAGTGGTATCTGTTTCAAGATAAAGATATTTTAGATCAATAATTTCAGGAACAATTCCTGCTACGGAGTATCTTCTTAAAGAACTTTTAATATTATCCTTTATTTGATTAGAAACAAATGGTCCATTGATTGGTTTAATACTAATAAACACCCTACCATACTTTGGTGGATTTAAATCTTCTCCACCAAAGACTGATATTGATTCTGCTTCCGAATAAATCGTAGGTATTATGGTTTCGTAATCAGTTGCTGTGACAGCACGATTTTGTGATGAATACTTTCTTGGAGCATATTTTCTAATAGATTCTACAGATTCTATTTCTCTTCCATTTTGTGAAGATGAATTTGTAGTAATAAGTGAAATGCCAGTTGTTACAACTCTATTATTGTTATCAACAATTCTCCCATTGAAGTTGAATGAAGATGCTCCATTTGCACTTTCTCCATTTGTAATATTATAAGAAACCTCAATGTAATTTAAATTGTTTAATTTCTTACCAAAAATTCCATCACCAAAAATTAATTCATATCTCTGATCTTCAATTTCTTGAATAAAAAATACTTTTGATTCTGAACTTATATCAAATAAATTCTTAGATAATTTAAAAGAATTTTTAACAGTAGATAATTGTGTGTCCCTTACGAAGACATTGATTGAATCTATATCAATATTAGCATTTTCTAAAATAAATTTTTGATTTGGATTATTTGCATCTACATTGAAATTATTAACAATAAATGTTCCTTCGTAAATATCTACATTTTCAAATAATGCAATTCCATTTATTACCGGAACAGTTATATCTTGAGGAATGATGAAGGAAAAATTTTGATTACCAAAACTAGTACTTGTAGTAGCAACAACCCCACTCTTAAGAGTTAATGTGAGAGGATTAGTTGTAAATTGAGTTGTGTCTATAAAAAATGTAATGTTTGCTTTGGATGCTGAACGGGAATGAGGAACGTATCCAATGTTTCTTGCAAGAGATACTACGTTCTCGCGAAGAGTAGCGCCATCAATAAACACCTCATTGCTAATCATATTAGCATTATATGAGGATATGTAAGTATTATATGCGAGAGTATCAATTATAATTGATAGGTTAGATCCTTCAAAATCATAGTCCGTAAAATTGGAGTTCGCCCTAAGATACTCGCGAATGGAGGATTTTATTTGATCAAAATCTAAATTTGTAAAATTTACTAATGCCATTATCGTGTTGACTGAAGAGCGAATGATAATTGTTGAGGAAGAACATCAATCCCAACAATTCTGTAATTTATAGTAACATTAAATTCATTTTCATCATAATTTGGAGAAACAACTACATCAATTAGATTGACTCTTGGTTCGTAATTATTAATAGTATTTTTTATTTCATCTTGAATAACTGATGCTGAAATCTCATCCATATTTTCAAAAAGAGAACGACTTACTTTAGAACCCAAATTTTCATTAAAAAATCGTTCTCCGGGCAGAGTAAATACAAGGTTTCTTACTGAACGTGCAATTGCAGATTCATTTTTAAGACCAATAAGATCATAGTTCAGAGGATTAACCTGAAATGTCATACTTATATCTTTAAATCCCTTACTTATCCTCTCTAGAGGCATAATAATACAGATAAATCTGTATTATTTATTCAACTTTTTTTACCTTCATAAAGAGGTTCTGTTCCATATTCCCAATCATCATAATCTTCATCATTGCGAATTTTTTCATGAAGTTCATTTTGAATTTGAAAATCATGTTTTTTAGGTGTCAATAAATCATTATTAATTTCACGGAGCATTTTTTTATCCAAATGATCCGCTCCCCAAGTTTGTCTCATAAAATTTACATTTCTATCTGACATTGTGTGTCTCCTGATTTAATTAAAATCAGAACTTTTAAGGGGGTTTCTATCCCCATAGAAAGAAATTCAATTGTTATCTATCTATAAAAAATGCAAGACATAAAAAATCCGCCTATAAAGCGGATGAATGAGAATTATTTTCCTTGACCTCGGTATTTTTTTCTTGCCTTATTCCGAGAAGTTGAAGCATATTTTGTATGCTTTCCAAGACCCTGACGGGTAGACTTGGGTTTAGATTCAATTTGATCTGAACTTAGATTTGGTCTTTTTGCCATAGTTTAAAATCTCCAATCAAATAATACGAGTTTTTTCATGACCTACACGAATACGTGGATCACACCAGATTTCAAATCCTTTTTCAATTGCATCAAGACAGAATGAAACGTCTTCACCACACATATCCTGAACTGCACCAGACTCAAAGACTTGCATCTTTGGAGCAAACCATGGATATTCAAGATTCTCAAAGACTCCGTGCTTAATGAGTACCCAACCAAATCCAGTGTAATCAACTGTGAAAGGTTTGCGACGCTTACCAATTGATTCAACATTTTCATGATTCATCACTCCACCGTTCTTACGGAAGTCATCTTCTTCTAACCAGTGTGCTACTGAGGTTGTGTGACCATCTTCAGTAGCATACCAACCGGCAACAATTTCTTTCTCTTTCACATTACCCTCTTCATCAGGTTCTGTTAATGCCATATCACAAAGTTGCCAAAACTTTTCTGTATTGAAAACAATATCAGAGTCAATCCAAAGTTGATAATCATAATTAAGTTTTCCATCCCAAGGAATTTGCTTGGGACCACGAAGAACATTTGCTCCTAAAACTTTACAACGTGCGAAATTAACCATTGATGAGTAGTCTTGAGAAATCTGAATACTCATTCCATTTTGAACTAAATCAAAACATAATTGAACAAATGCTTTGAGAAATGTAAAAGAACACCCTCTACCTGGAAGGCAGAAAACAATTGATTTTCCTTTCATTCTATTTTTGATTGCATCATAATCCCAATCTTCAGTCTTGGGAGTTGGTGCTGCTGCTTTTACGGTGAAACCTTTAGCCATAAGTTTTATTTAAACCTCAAGTCAATTTTAGCGTTCTATTTAGATTTTGTCAATACGAGGAACTTAACATTAATTCCTTATCTAAAGTTACTTCTTCGTACGATAGTTCTTTAGAATTTGATAGAAGATCTGAGAGGCGATTTAGTGCAACCCAGGTTGTTGTAAAATCATCCTCTTTAAGTGAATGGTAAATGCATTGACCACGAGCATATATGTGATATATTGTTTGAGACATATATTTTATTTTGTCAACGCATTATATATCATCACCAATAAAAACCCCAGAGGTACTCCAATAATACGGAAAACCTTACCTGGGTAACGAATTAACCACCCAGCAAATACAACCTTCCAAAAATTCCAATAGGGGGTTTTTGGTGAATTTTTTTGGGCGCGGTTTTTTTGAGAGGCGGGGTAATTCACTTTGATTTTTTTTTCGTCTGGGATTTTTTGTGTGCCTTAGAATATTATAGCATTTTTTGTGAGAGTCTTATATAACTATCGCGTTTCTTAAGATTTGTAGGTTACAGGGACCCATCGATTTTTATCGGCATGGCGCCGCCCATAAGGATCGCTTATCATTAAAAACACTGTCCATAAGCACGACTAATGACTGTACTTAAGCACGAACATAGTGGGTGCTAAGTGTAACGAACTCAGCACCCACTATGTGTAACTCAGACGCAATACCTACCGACTACAACGGACTCACACGATTGCACAATCTTAACGACCAAACCGCTGAAATAGGTTTGGTTACAGATACCTTGCCAACCCTGCGCCAGTAGATCACCCTCTGTCCGAAGAAACTCCGCCAGAGCATACACTTGCCCCCGGTACTTGAAGAACATCGCAGAATCGAAGTCTGCGTCATTCATGTAGTCAAACTCTTTACGGAGTTTGGTATACTGTGCGCCGTTAAGTTCAAACGCCGAGATGAGATCGCGGGGAACGAAGTTGGTGGTGATGGCGATAGACATGATGAGAACGTTTTGAGAACAGTGTACTGAATGGGGGAGGATTGCGCCTCCCCCGATTACATCAGGCGTCGAAGGTTTCCATCGCCCAACTCCACAAACTACGGGAATTGATAAGGTCTACGGAATAGGTCTTGCCAAACCTATTCTTCAAACCGTCAACTACATAACCCTCACGAGAAGAACCCGTGAGGATATAACCGGATTGCTGGCAGTGAGCGAGGATCTGATCGAAGGTCATCGGTCTCGTGTGCGGTGTTGACTCTGGAATTGTAGCACGGATCCGGGGGGACCGTGAGTCCCCCCTCGCTGGATTCAGACTGCGACCCAGTAGGAATAGTTCGGGGTATTGTCTAGATCCCGCTGCTCTGCCATGATGTACTCATGACGGAAGTTGTAATGAGCATCGGATGCCCGCCATCCCTGGCACTGATTGTAAACATCTTCCAGAGTGCGAGCATAAGCAATAGTGCAGGCGATTCTGCCATCCACAACCTTAGCAACGGCAAACGGGTAACGGTCCGGGGTGAGAATGGTCTTGAGCGGGGTCGGGGTGATGGTGGAAGCGGTCATCGGTCTCGGGTGCGGTGTTGACTCTGGAATTGTAGCACGGATCCGGGGGGACCGTGAGTCCCCCCTCGCTGGATTCAGTATCCTAACCACACCAGCAGTTCGCCTAGATCTACTCGCCCGAACTTCGCGGTAGTTCCGTACTCTGAACGAAAGTCATTCAGGCAGCAGTGGTCTTTAGCAACCTCGTAGGCAAGATGCCAGGAGATTGTATCACTATCGTCTGCCGCGTTTTGTAGAATCTGCGGAAGGGTGGCGCTGTTCATTGTGTCGTGTGCGGTGTTGACTCTTTAATCCTAGTCGGTCAGGAGGGGGACCCGTGAGTCCCCCCTTGCTGGATTCAATCAACCCATAACGCGTTAGCGATGATGCTCGCCGCTCCCCCTATGTCATCTCTGACGATCCTGCGAAGAACTTCCTGCCCCAATTCGGTTTTGTGCATGGCACGGATACCCTCAGCACTTTTGGGATCGTATGCAACGACCTTGAATGACTCCGCGATCAGGAGAAGAACCTCGGGGGTGAGGGCGGCAGGGGTGATGGTGGAAGCGGTCATCGGTCTCGTGTGCGGTGTTGACTCTGGAATTGTAGCACGGATCCGGGGGACCCGTGAGTCCCCCAGCAGGATTCAGATTATCGGTGAGATCACTTCGTTCGAGAATGCATCGGCGAACTGCGCTGCTAATGCAGTAGCGGGAACACCATAATCGGTCGTGAGCGGATTAAACGTAGAATCGTCATTCTTGCGAGCGACCCAGACGGTGGCGCGGTCAGAGAGGCGGGATGCTTGTGATAGAATCATGATCGGTCTCGGGTGCGGTGTTGACTCGGTAAGTCTAGCGGGTCAGAGGGGGGACCGTGAGTCCCCCCGGCAGAATCACCAGATCGCAGGGGATCCGTTCCGGTAGGATCCGATGATCATGCCGTTCTGGCGAACCTCAGCGTACCCATAATCCTGCGAGAGATCCAGGCAGAGATCCCATGCGCGATCGGCATCGGTGGTTTCGTTCTCCCAGGTGGCAGCGGGGCAGATGACGGAGAGGCGGGTCATGGTCTCGTGTGCGGTGTTGACTCTGTAATCCTAGTCGGTCAGGAGGGGGAACCGTGAGTCCCCCGTGCCAGTTGCTAGATTGTCACATCGCCCAGAGATCATCTACCGTACACTCCATCATCGCGGCAAATTGCTCACAACTAAGTGAGTAATCTATCGGAGACAGTGTAGGAATGTCATTCTCCCAGACTACATTAAACTCTTCGGAATTGTCCTGAATAGTAATTGCCATGATGATCAGATAAGGTGAGCAGGGGAACCGCAGGAACGATAGAAGTCTACCATGCGCAGAGCATCATCTAGAGTGGAGAATGTTTGTGTTCTCCACTCGCAAGCATTGTACGGAGTTTGGTAACGGATTGAAAACATGATCGTTTTAGAGAGTGTAAAGAATGGGGGAGGGATTCTCCCCCTTGTGCCAGTTGCTAGATTGTCACCCGATCAGGGCAGCGGCGAGACGATCGCGCTTGCGGATGTTAACAATTGACCACTGATTGCGCTTGCCATTACTAGAACGGGTCGCGGTGAGAATACCATCATCTTCCATGTCTACCATTACGGCATGGATTGTACCTTTGTGACGCTTCGGATCCATACCCATAATGCGCACGAGATCGCTACATGTTTGCGGTCCCTGTTGAATGAGAACGCTGCGGACTGCGATGCGGGTCAGAGCGGAGAAGTTGAGCATCGGTCGGTGTCGGTGTTGACTCTTTAATCCTAGTCGGTCAGGAGGGGGACCCGTGAGTCCCCCGAACCAGTTGTCAGACTGTCCCGGCAGCGGGGATCCGTTTCTCAACTTCTCGAGAATTGCGACCGGCGCCAGTGGCAGCATAAAATCGGGTTTTTGCGCCACCGACGCGGGAGCATACGAGTTCGCTACGCTTTGGTTTCGCAGTGGGCAGGATGGTGACGGTGAAAGTCTGACCGTCAATGATCTCGATGGTGTTCATTGGTCTCGTGTGCGGTGTTGACTCTTTAATCCTAGTCGGTCAGGAGGGGGGAACCGTGTCCCCCTTGTGCCGGTTGCTAGATTGTCACAGCATCTCGATCAGATGCATCATCGTGGTGATCTGAACCGGGGTCTGCCAGATGATGACATCTTCCAACATATTGCCATTCGGGCGCATTACACCAACCTCGAAAGTGTCGTGCTGAATGTCACCTTTGAGTCCAGAATCCTTCGGACCCGCAACTACACTAATGGTCCAATAGTTCCGGAAAGTGTACTCTGCGCGAGTGCCACCTTTGACTACACTGTGATCGAAGAAGTTCAGATCGGAGAAGTTCATTGGTCTCGTGTGCGGTGTTGACTCTTTAATCCTAGTCGGTCAGGAGGGGGAACCGTGTCCCCCTTGTGCCGGTTCTTCAAGTGTCTTGGAGTTTTATTTGGGCATTATTCCAACGGCATACCGCACGATGTTTTGTGCCACAATCTTTGGTTGATGTGTGGTTATTATCACAAATCACCTTCCACATATCACGAAAATCCCAATCTTCAATACATTTTGCTTTTGCACCACATCTTGCACAAGGGGTAATGGGTGGAGTTTTAATTTTCTGTGCCATCAGTTCTCTGTGTGTATGAAACTATTATAAGGCATCCAGAGGCATCCAGAGCACCCCTTGTGCCACTGATCAGACTGTCACAAGGTATTGCCAGTTCTGATAGGTTTGCTTTACATCATCAGAGAATCTTACCAGTTCAGGATAACCTTCGCAGCGAATCCAAAGATAACAAATGATGCATAAGTCTTTAACTTGTGCATATGTTTTTTGAATAAGATCTTTACCACCATTCTTATACCATTGTGCAATCTTTGTGCAAATGAAGGAAACAACAGCAACAGAAACAGCAACAAAAACAATACAAACATTGATCAGATTGTAAAAGTGTTTTTTGTACTCGATCTTTGAAAGTACACTGATCAGATCGTCAACGGGAGGAAAAGATGCGGTAAACATTGTTTTCTGATGAGGGGGGAGACACATCCCTCACAAGATTTAAGATAACAGAAAATCAGGGGTCGTGGCGATCTTATGTGCCAGTTGTCAGACTGTCCACCTTGGTGACCTTATGGGTCTGATGATGCTGTAGGATAAGGGGACAATCAGCAAAGACAGCAGAGGGGTATCTGCTTGATCAATCCATCGCCACTGAAGCACCTCTCAAATAGTAAGATAAAAAGTATAAAAAAAGGAGGCATGATTGCCTCCAAGTTGATGTAATGAATTAGTTGCCTCCTTCGAATAGAATTGCATCAGATTCTTTCAGATCTTCGAGGGTCATTGTACCTGCAGAATCACCCTCAAAATCTGAAGTCTGGCACTCAACAACTTCTAAACCAGCGTCTTCGATTTGATCAATCGATGAACCTCGTATCCAGCAATAGCGACCGGCAGCATCAGCGCAGAGGAAAACTTCCATGGTGGTTGGGTGTGTCTTTGGTTGACTCTTTAATCCTAGTCGGTCCAAAGGGGGAACCGAGTCCCCCTTGTGCCAGTTGTCAGAGTGTCACAGCAGAATCAAACTCTTCAATCTTACCATCATAAGCAATAAACCAAGTGTGATTTTTCTGATAGACAGATTCATCACCCTTACCATTCTCCCGAAGGAGAGCATTAAGGCGAGACTTAGTTGTTTTAGTCTTCCAACCGCAATGATGAATAGTAATGAAACCTTCACCAATCTCGGCAATCTTATGACCGTGAAGGTAAACTCGGGAAACTTCGTTACCCTCTTCATACTCAACACGAGTATTATCAAGGGACCAATCCTTACGGTTAAGGATTGCTGCGTTCATCAGGGTTTCGATCTTACGCATGGTTTGAAGTGGTTTGGTTGACTCTGTAATCTTAAGGGGTCCGAAGGGGGAACCGTGTCCCCCTTGTGCCAGTTGTCAGAGTGTCACGCTGCCACTAGTTCAGTCGTGGGGATGAGCATACGCTCAGCAACCCAACGGCGGTAGGTTTGACCAATCGAACCGGTAGGACTTTCAAGGTAGTTAACAATCACGTCCTCACTTTCAGTGACGAAAGTGTAAACATTATTCAGATTGCCCTGAAAAGTGATGCTAACTTCTTGACCTTCGACATCAACAGAAGCGATGCAGGAAGATTGTTGCTCAGTAAAAGTGAAGTTCATGATAATAATAAAAAAAAGGGTTTGTTTGAGGCAGTTTTACATCTTACCTCAGGATGCTTATAAGGTTAGTCTTTATACAGATTATGAATCTTAGAGCGAATGGTGAACACTTGCTCTGGATCATAATCCTCATTATCCAAAGCATGACCAATGAAGTTGTAAATCATATCCCACTCATCTTCAGTAAAGAACTCTTTAATGGTGTCAGTGGTAGTCATTGGTTTGCCTTTGGTTGACTTACTTAAGATAACAGATCTTCAGGGTCTTGTGTGAGATCTCGTGCCACTTTGGAAACTGGCACATCTCGACGAGATTGTAGTCTCGACTAGATTTTACATGCCCAGTAGTTTGTAATTAAGTTCGGATACTTCACCAACATCTAAACCAGTAATTTCCTGAACCTCATAAGAACTAAGTTGATTAAAGATCATGAGAAGTGCCGCAATCTCGCGGGCAGTGAATTGATTGGTGTCAGTGGTAGTCATTGGTTTGCCTTTGGTTGACTTACTTAAGATACAGGATTTTCAGGGTCCTGTGTGAGATCGTGTGCCACTTTGGAAACTGGCACACGTAGGTTCATTGGTGAGTTAAAAAATCTACGGAATGCAGTAACAATAATGATACCCGTAGAAACTACACCAATCAAACCCAAAAAAGTAACCGTATCACCAGTGAAGTTGTAAGTTTCAATCATCAGAAATCATGCCCAGAGTTAAGTGATTCGTTGAATGAAGCATCATCGTATCCATCTTCATCATCATCACGAAGATAAGGATCATTCTCAAGTTGCTCCACAAGATCAAAACGAGATAGTTCCTCGATTTGATACCTTTGAGTGTAAGGATCCATTTGTTGTCTTTGGTGTGACTTGTTTATCATAGCAGCAGTTTAGAGACTTGCCTAGGTCTGTTGTGCCAGTTCTTATTCTGTCACAACCTCATAATCATAATCACTTACACACCACCCAGAATCATCAGATAGTTTATCTGTCAATGCTTCAACAATGAAGTCAACAAAGTATTCTGGGTCTTCATCAATCTCAACCGTGAAGATCTTATTCTCATAAGATTCTTCAACATCAATCATGTAGTTTTCATCTACATCATTGTCACCAGAAAAATCAAACTGAACATTGTTAACTTTAACCTGAACTTCAATCATGATGTTTGAGGTGGTTGACTTGTTAATCTTAAGGGATCAGAGGGGGATCTCATGTCCCCCTTGTGCCAGTTGTCAGACCGTCACATCATACTTCATAAAACTTATAGTGGCGAATCTCTGACTGATAGAATGCTTCATCTTCAGAATCATTACAGAACCCGAGAAGATAGTTGCAAAGTTCGACCCGATGATTGCAAACATCTTGCAGAATCTCAGGATTGCGTTGAAAGCAGTTGTTGAAATCGCGAATCATGTTGGGTGTCTTTGGTTGACTTGTTTAGTATAAGGCACCCAGAGCGGATCTTGGGTGCCTGTCTGTGCCAGTTGTCAGACCGTCACATCAGGTCTTCATACTCACCAGAATCCATCGCATCTTCCAGTGCAGTCACCAGACCGTCGAAGTCTTCAGATGAAGGTAGGATACCAGTGAGAATGTTGACCAGATCACCATACTCTTCGCGGAGTTCGTCCAGATACTCTTTGCGATCAGCGTAACCGTTATCAGTGTAGACGGACATGAGTGGTTCGGTGTTGAACAAATGTAATGTAGCAGCAATTCTCCACCAACACCAGAGTCCTGTGCCACTTCAGGAACCGTCTGAGAGGTGCCCACAAGGACCTACAGCACCCTTGTAATAGTATTGTATACTCAAAGTACACAAACAAAAAAATAGATCAGGAACCACCCTGATCTACATTATACTCAAACACCTACAAATACTTTAATTATAATTTACTCTACTCATTGGGTAACTTTTCTTATAGTGAGGCAAACCCATTCCTCATATTTAATTTAAGCAGAAACCTCCATCCATTCAATATCATTACGGTAGACAATCATTGGTGATCCGTAATCATCAACCTCATCAACGGCAAAATTAACTGCATGATGTTCTGATGTAAAGAACTCCAGATCATCAGGATTAGATTTAGGAGCAACTGACCAGGAAACGAATGCCATGACGTTTGTTTGGTTGACTTGTTTAGTATAAGGCACCCAGAGCGGATCTTAGGTGCCTCGTGTGCCAGTTCTCAAACTGGTCTGCTGTTCTTTGCTGCATGAATCAATTCTTCTTCTGACAGAATGTCAATGTAACCATTCGGATAAACACTGCAGAAGTGATCCAGTGCATCATCTGCTTCATCATAAGAAGCATAAACCGCCAGAGTCTCATATGCATCTGGAGTGATCTCAACGATGTAGTGTTCCATGAGAGGTGTCCTTTGGTTGACTCTGTAATCATAAGGTACCTACAGGGTCTTCTAGGTGCCTCTTGTGCCAGTTCTTAAAGTGTCCAATTCTTATTTCCAAACACCAAAATATGACTCCTATGTGATAAGATTAAAATACAAAATCTTATCAGGAATCGTCCTGTTATTTTTTATTTCTTACACTTCTCATCCTAACCGATCTGTTAGAGACTTATAATATGATGTTTCACTGTTTGATTTATTATGTCCTGTTTTATTACGCCGGAGACAGGATATTATGACCAACTCCCTCTTTTTATAATGATCAATAACACATAATGTATCATAAGATCATTTGGTTCTTTTAAGATTGTTACCTCTTAGTGCCGTAGCAAGAGTTCAATTGCTTATCAGAATTAATGTTCTTATGTATCTATTTAGTCACATAAACTCTTCAATGAAGTAATCAACTGTAATATCATGAATCTTACAGAATTCTTCTACATCATCAGGTAGTTTCTCTAAGATCTCTGATGCTGTAAACTTAACATAGAGATCATAGAATTGGGTTTCATCAAACGCCATAAGTGTTTCTGAAGGGGTTTAGAGGAACTTAAAGATCTTATAGAATACAATTATTCTCAACCGGGACAAACCTAGTCTAGCAGTAACCTGATGGTCTTGTCAAGCCTTATGTTAATATTACGTAACATAAGGCTCTTATGCTATCTCTTACCCCATCACCAACTCAGGAGACTTAGTAATCCTATGACTAAACATAGCAGTGCATTCAATACTGTAAGGATAAGACTGAGAGTTAAACTCTTGAATCACCTCCCAAGTCTCATGTACACACTTAATGATCACTGCACCATCCATTTCAGGATCTTGAAGGTGTGCATTATAAAAATTACAAGCATATCCAATGGAAGAAGAACAAGAATGTTGATTGAAGAAACCATGCTCGTTGTTCCCAAAACCAATCACCTTATAAAGCGTTTGAGTAGTCATCGGGTGTCCTTGGGTTACCTGAGTATCTTACACGCCTTCTAGGGTCTTACAGGCATCTCTCAGACGGTTCTTAAAGTGGCACAGCAACTCACCATAAGGACTGTCTTATGTCTTATGATGTATTCACAACCAAACGAGGTCTGATGTAGGACCAGATGTAAATGATCGTCACTGAACCTACCAAAAAATAATAAGAATTAAAACATAAAAAAAGGGTTCCTTATAAGGAACCCTGATGTATCACCAGTTAGATTGGAAGTAATAATCGTTCTCTTCACAATAATCATGACGTAGAGAACAATTCCACGTTGCTTCATAATCTATGCACAACCAGGAAGGAATATTTTCACCACTAAACTCAAAAACTCTTTGCACTACAAAATCCTCCACACTATTGAAATAACCTTCATAAACGTCCTCAAAATGCTTTAGATCATCTAGACTGTAGAGTGAAATAAAGGCATCCACAGCAGCAGGATCGTGATCATCCCGCAGTTCTTTATACTTTTCAAAGTATTCTAGGTCATTAATGCTATGTTCTTCGATAAAATCGTAGAGATCACTCTTTGAAGCATCTGTATTCTCAAGAACCTCAAGAATTACCTCAAGGTTCTTAGCATATTCTTCACCAAAGTAATCATAAACAGACAGAACTTCCTCAAGATCCCGACCATCTTCCACAAGATTGTCGATGATCTCAACAATCTCAGAAGGAAGAGTTTCCTTATAGTTGGCGGTGAGAGTGATAGACATTGAAGTTGGTTGGTAGTGTGGTCGGTTGGTTGCCCTTCCGATGCACTTACTATACGGCATCAGAAGGGCGGTCTTATGGGATTTTAGACCAGTTTGCGAGGTGTCACATTGCCAGAATAAGATTTGCGACACGCTCTTCTCCAGGAAGTTCCTCCAAACGATTTGAAACCTCCTCAAACTGTTGCATGATGTTTAGATAATATGCAGAGAGATGTGGATTCTCTTCATATACAGACTGTTCCTTATCACACAATACACTTATAATGTCTAGAAGTTCACCAGATGTCAGGGAGATGGAAGTCATGAGATTTCAGTGGTGTGTAACAAATGTAATATAAGGGTTCTATGGGGGATCTGTCAACCCCCAGAACCATTAGCAATCCTTATGTGTCAGACACCAAAATCCTCTACATATGACTCTACACTCTCAGCAGGTTCTAGGTCAAATACTTTCTCAAAATCAATATCCTTGGCATTAAAATCTGAAAATACATTAAACTCCAAGGTTACACGAACCTTTTTCTTTTGTGCTTGAAGAAATGCAACTGACATAAGAACTCCGTGTGGTTGATCTGAAGGTACTATACGATGATATGAGAGGTTTGTCAAGGGTGTTGAGAGTATGTATGTGAGTCTCATGAGAAATGTGAGTCTTATGAGGTTTTATGTGTATTTTTATGTCCGGGGTCTGGGAAAAATATCGGGCCTGCTTGACAAAAATGCCCTCGTGTGATATAATTACTTCCAAGATCACAAGGATCTGAAGGGTATAAGTTACATAAGTTACATAATAATCTGATGAATCTGATGTATTTTAAGAACATAAGAACCATAATATACACATAAGATTACATAAGAACCATAAGACTACATAAGAACCATAAGATTACATAAGAACCATAAGACTACATAAGAACCATAAGATTACATAAGAACCATAAGACTACATAAGAACCATAAGATTACATAAGAATAAAGTTTTCCACAAGTATAAAGAGTTTTCCACAAGTATAAAGAGTTTTCCACAGGTTTTCCACAACTACAGATTGTCTCCATTTACTACCCTACTTTCACCTATATACAAAAAAGTATGAGAAAATCAATATGTTTCAGAAGGTCACAAAGAAGATCTCTGATATTGAAGGTATGGAAAACTATAAGTTCTATTATGTTACCACCGATGGAGAGATCTATTCAACCAAATATAAGAAACCAAGAAGATTAAAGGAACAATGGTCTAATGGTAATCAATCTTATAGAGTAGTTCAACTCTCTAATGGCAAGGGTAATCACAGATCCTTTTATATTCATCGTATTGTTGTAGAAGCATGGTTACCAAATCCAACAGACTCATGGGGTATTCAACATATTGACGGAAATGTTGAAAATAATGCTCTATCCAACCTAAGATGGATTGGTAGAAAAAAGGAAAGAGATGGTCTAATAGGTTTAGATACTGATCAATTAGAATTAAGTAAAGATCTAAGTGATTATATTCGTTTAGTACACGATGCTGCAATTAGAAAAAACATTCCTGTTCCTGATACATATGAGTTCTTTCATAAAATCTTAAATGAATCATTGAATGAGTACATCAATCGTTATGGTCTCAAGAAGACAATGTACTTGTTAGAGAATTCAAAAGAAACAATCTAACGTAACTTGAGAAGGTGTTCCATCAAACTTATAATGATACGTAAGAGCATCTGCTTTTACATAATGATCATGATTTACTGATACACCAAGAAGATCACACAGTTCCTTATGATTATCTTCTTGATATTCAATTGCATATAACATATGATTCAGAACATGCTCTTCTGAATGATACAAACATAAAAGTTCCTTAAGACGCACAATGAAATTACCGGAACCAGCACACAGATCTAAAAACTTGAAATTTGGATTCTTGAGTGTTTCTACTGGTATTTCTGCTAACATCTCATTGACCAATACTGATGGAGTAAAGACTTCACCAGTATTATCAATTCGGTCTTGAGTTCTTTCAAGACTTGAACCTACATTCTTAACCTTTTTTGACATAATACGGATTTGGTATAACTTTTAACATATCACAAACTGTACGGAATCCTCCACTAATTTGACATGCCCTACGATAATTATCTGCCTCACTTGAATTCAAATATTCAATAATATCATCTGCTTCTTCTTTTGAATCCACTAAAATGTACATACAATTATCAGACACACCATATTGCCCGTCATCATAATACGGATAGAAGTTTCCACCTTCACGGAACACAACCTTTTTCTTTGTTGCTTCTGGTTCTTCTGTCTTATTATAGCATAGATTCAGTTCTCCTGATGCGGTAGTCTTGTTGATACTCACAAATGCACCATCAAAGGCAATCATTGGATCATAAGTCTTTGAACGGCAAATGTGTCGCCATGCTCTTCCAATTTGTGGGTTCAGACGAGGAATTGAGGAATCAGTATTCAGGTATTTCTGAAGTAAGTCGAGACTATGATTGGGAATAAAGGGATAGTCACGTAAATCAACATCAGTCCAGTCTTCAGATTCTTCAAAACGCACCTGTGTCGGTCCTGTACGGGGTGTCTTGTGAAGAACGTACCAGTCATAAGGTGTTCCTGCCTTAAAGGTCTTTTTACCCTCTACGGCGGAGTGAATGGAGAGTTTCTTTACCTGATTGTCAATTAGTAGATGGCGATGTGGATTATTTGGTTTTCTTAGACCAGGTGGATGTACGGAAATCATCAGACCATTATCTTTTGTCAGTTCATATTGAATCTGAGCAAAATCCCCATAGGTACTGCTGCCCGTATTATGAGAATCCAAAGAATATGGTGGATTGGATATTGTTACATCAAATTGAATTGCGGTCATTGGAGTTGTTTATTATAGGGTCGTCTGAGATGTTCCGTGTGTCAGTTGTTCAGGTGTCCATGAAGGACAAAATACTTTCACTTTGCCCATAGATTCTGTTTTTAGTCATTTCAAAATATTCTGTGTTCATTTCAATTCCAATGAAGTTTCTACCACACTGCTTAGCAGCAACACCAATCGCACCACTCCCCATACAGGGATCCAATACTGTATCACCAACATTTGAACTTGCCTCAATCAACCTTGACATAAGTTTCACTGGTTTAGGTGTGGGGTGATCCTTGTAGTGTTCAATAGAATTACGCCATACGGCAGACTTACAATGCTCATTAAACACCGCTCCAGACTTCTTGGCAAATACACAATTTTCAATGCTCGATAACCAGATATGTTGCCCATTCATCGGAGAAGGATTAGTTTTTTCCCATATACAGTGCCTTACAGATAATCCATGATTTATCAGGTGACTGCGAATATGTGAAACTTGAACCGAACCACAGAAAATATAAATGCTTCCAGAAGTCACACGAACAACTTCATCGATAAAGTCATCCAGTGGAAATGTAATAATATCTGCATGACTCTTATCGAGGTTTCTTAATCCACCACTTTTACGATTTACCTCATCATATGGTATATCCGTAAGAGTAAGAGAAATGCTCCCGTCAGCAAGTGATGGGAGCACATTCATACAGTCTTCATTGTATAATTTTACATTATTCATAGTTGAAAATAATTGTACTTGGACATACCTTAATTAGGCGCCCCCAATCAATGGTATAACTAATTGTATCATAACTTTTATTTTTTGCAATCTTGCGGCGGCACTCATTAAGAGGGAAACGATTTTTATCAAGACCATTTTTCAATTCTTGACGCATCACAAGTGCTGCTTTTTTATGAAAAGGAAGTATATAAAGTATAGCATCATTAATCTTATGATTGCAAATTGCCCATCCTTTTACGATTGGTTTTTTAGAATTAAATCGAATATAATCCTGACTTACAGTTTCGGCAAGAAAATCATCCCAAGTTGCATTTGGATCACGGAATTTATAATCAAGTGTAAATCCCGTTTTTACAATCCTACGAGTCTTAATACAAATTAGATTGAATGTAGTATCTACTCCTAACCTGTTTTTAAATTTAGATACGCTGTCATTACCATAATTGTCCTCAAAAGATTCGAAGTCAATTCTCAAACCAAGTTTCTCAAACTCAATATTCAATTGGTGAATGACTTCAAGATGCTCACCATTTTCAATGATTTTCTTTTCTTTTTTAATAGATTGTTGAAAATCATGAAGTTTATGATTTTTTAGATAAGGACGCTGAATAGTGTAAGTCATTGTTGGTCTTAGGAGATTAGTGCTGATTACCTTGTTATTATAGCAGCAGTTTAGAGACTTGCTTAGGTCTGTTGTGTCAGTTCCTAATGCACCGCAGGAGGTGAGAGTTTAGGTGCATTCAATTACCTCAGCAATAGTTTCAACATCCCAACCTGGTAATATGCTATACATCCATTCCATGTGGTCATCAAATTCAGAATCTTCTAACTCAAGAACACGATTGATTCGTTCACTTACTGCAAGTGCTTCATCTTTTGTATCAAACTTTAAAAGACAAGTTTGTGTTTCTGTAACTAAAACATCGTAAGTCATCAATTTTCCTCAGGATAAAGTTTCCAACCATCAGCATAAAGTCCAAGTTCTTCACATCGGACTTCATAGGCAATTCGTTGAAGTAGACGCAGATCCATATCTTCCACTGATTTGATGATAGAACGGCGGATTTGCTTGTCCTGGACCGTATCGGTGACCATGTGTGGTGTTCTTGATACCTCTGTATTATAGGGGCACACAGGAGCATGTGGAGTGGTGTGTGTGCCAGTTTGAGAAGTGGATCAGAAAAGTTTACCGTGTGGTGCAAAAATGTCACTTAATTTACGATTCTTCTTTAATGAAATGTAGAGCATGTCAGTCCAAAATTCTTTTTGATCTTTTTGCTCCAAAGATTCTGATAAAAACTCAAGTTGCATCAATTTACTGATTGCAATGTTTTTATTTTTAGTTTCATCTGAGTTGAATAAATCTTCAATGTATTGAGAAAATTCCTTTCTATTTTTAATATCTGTCTTTACTCTTTTACGCTTTATCTTTACAAATAAAGTTTCATATTTTTTTTGCACTCCTTGCTTTTTAAATTCCTCTAATGTATTTGGATATTTGCTATAGTTATTTTCAAATTTTTTATCTAATAAAGTTTCAACCAAATCAACTGGAGCCTTTCCTCCTCTTCCACCTGAATCTTTGATATTACTCTCAAATTTTAAATTTGATATTTTTTTATCTGATCCAGAGTTACTTTTAATTTGTATTTTATTTTTATCCAGAGTTACTTGAGATTGCTCTACATATTCTTTTGTACCCTTCTGGTACATATTATATTCTATTTCTATTTTATCTACATTATACTCATCATCCATATCTTCACTATTTAAGAGAAAATCTTTCATATTTACATAAACAAATCTTGCTTGATTAGCAGTAACCTTTTTAAGAGAAACTCCAATTAAATATTCTTTTTTTATTAAATTTCTAAGAATATCATTTAATTCTGATAATGTTTGTGTTTTGGGTTTTCCTTGGATTGATTGTGATAAGATATCTTTAATTTCAGATTTTTTATCTTTACGAACAATCCATATGTCACTTGGATTCCAAGTTTCATATCTACCAGAATATACCTTCTTCAAACAGATTTTAATAAATTTAGTAAAATTATCCCCACTCTCTTTATATTCAATTTTTTCCCATTCTTTACCTTTAAATCTTTCTGTTATTTTTTTATTTTGCTTTAGATAAGATTCAAACCATTCTGTTGGAATATGATTATTATTAAATATCTTTTTTAATTCAAGATATTCTGGATCATTTTTAACATCTTTAAGTGATTCAAAAGTTACGTTACCAATTAGTGATCTGTTGAAAATCCAAACAGATCCATCTTCTTGAGTTTTGGTAGTGAGTATTGGTGATTGTTTAGTAATAAACTTTATATCAATTTTTTGGGTTACTATTTTACCAGATTTTTTTTCTTTATAGAGAATGGTGATAATTTTATTACTCTTATTTGCATAATTTAAAGTTGCTGTTGGATCTATTTTTTTCAAAGTTGCTGGCAATTTAATTAATTTTACAACATCAGAATAAGAACTATCAAACCTAGATTTTGATAGTTCTATATCAATTTCTCCATATTTAATTGAAATATCTACGTTTACATCTGTATAAACCTTATCTTCTAATAAAGTCAATATTTCTTTTTCTTTCATGGGTTTAATCCTCGAATTTATTTTTAATACTTGAGAATGTCTTTATCTAAACCTCTTCGGTATCTTTGGTTTCTGTACTGTTCCTGTAGTATTTGAAACTCTTTTAGATGCATACTCTGGATCCATCACTATTGAATAGTGTCTTCTTCCTAATGCATCAGTACCTCTTTGCCCTTGAGTTTTAACTGCCTTTGCACCTTTTTCTGGTTGGTCTTTAATGGACTTCTTAGGTACTAACATTGTGACATTTGATGTCTTTTCACCTTTTCTCTTCGCAAATCCACGAGCAGTGTTAGGGTGAGTGGCAGCATGTACCTCATCACCCTTGTATCCTGATTTTTTGATCTTTTCAGCAGTATCTGATGATGTACCATGATGTACTCTTACCATCTTCAATCGTTTTTCTGCTTCAGAGATAAACTGCGAATATGTTTGCATTCAATTATTTTCAAGAATCTCATTTACCCAATCTTCACTGATATTCATTGCCATTACTTCAGCACTCCTAACATTATCAGCATATCCTTCTACGAACAGATATTCTGCAACTGATTCAAATACACTAGAACCATCTTTTCTCTTCAGTCCTTGTGATTTTAATTTTGCTCTTCCTGCTTTCTGTTTTGTTGCTTTTTCAGCTGCTTCCCTTCTTCTTTGAATGGCATCCGATTGTGCAAATTGCGTTGCTTCATCAGGTTCATCGTTTTCGCGTTCAACCAAATGATTCACATTTTCATTAAGAATGTGTGCATTAGTAATATTAAAATAATTGTCGGAAGTAAACATAATACGAAAGAATATCTTTAGTATTATTTAGTTTCATTATTAATTGACCATCTAACATCATTCAAACTCTTTCCGCAATTTCTCATACTCTTTGCGTCGGTGTTCTTTTGATACGATTTTAGCAGCATCTTTGATTTGTTTTTCTTTCTCCAGTTGCTTCATTCGTTTCTCATACTCCTTGTCGTTTTCTTCACGATGCTTATAGAGATAAAAAACTTCGTGGTCTTGAGTCCATTGATCACTCCCCATTTCAATACCTTCCCAACCCTTATCTAATTTAGATTGAAGTTCGGAAATAATATTTTCAAGAGAATCTTCAAAGTAAGATTCGCAATATCTTTCGGTTTCTTTGACTTGAATGCGGTTAGGTTGTTTAGTCATCGTTCAATAATTTAAATAAAGGAAAATTCGGGGTCTTTAACTGCGAGAACTATTTTAGAATGTTCTCTCACTCTTTCTCTCATATAACTCATATAATCCAATTCCTCTACATCTTTCCAAATACCATTGGTATGAGAACGCACCCATTCAAGATACCTACGACGAACACCCTCGTGCCCACCATCAGGTTCTTTGGTTTCTGGATTATAAGACAAACACATCCAAGTGATAAAGGTTGGTGTCTGCCAGAGGTCAATATCACAATCGGTTGTCTTATCGGTCAAAGTTAGATTCATACTCATCGCTCTGCCCAATCCCTCAAATCAATTACTTCATACCAATCACAATTCCTATCATACTCTCCACCTTTTGCGACATAGGTTGTGTGAGTGGATTTGATTTCTCCTTTGTTTTTACCTTTGGAATAATAATCGTGAATTTCTTTAAACTCTACTTGTTCCCGTGCTTCCTTTTCAGTTTCATAGCACCCAATCCAGTCTCCAGTGCCGCTTTCTGGATAATAATAATCTCCTACAATCAATAAAAATGGTTTTCTCATTTCAGTTCGTTGGTTGTTCTTTCATAGTATAGTATCCCACACACCATCCCAGAGCACCCCTTGTGCCGGTTCTTCAAGTGTCTCCCCTCACTTCCTCATAAGTCGTCACATCTAAACGGGATTTGCCTACCCACATTTTACCACAAGAAAGGCAATTCACTTTGAAAGTTGTTATATTTGCATCGGGGTTAGTATTCACTCCATTTTTATCATAGACTGGAATATATGATGCAAGAGTTGATGATCCACCACTATGAGAAAAAGCACAATCCTCTCTAGGACATTCTGGATTTGGGTTTTTCATTCTGGAATACTCTTCAAAGCATTCTCAATAGTATCAAGAATTTCAGGAATCACATCACTATGCTTCCTCACAGTCTCAAAATCTTTCAGTGCCTGTGATTTTAGAGTTGGTTTTGGACGACGATACTCACGGAGATATGGAACCAAATGTTCTTGGTCGGTACAGTTCAACTCAATTGAAACCCATTCAATACACCTTTCCAGTTCCTCATCAGCAGCGAGTTGCTGAAGATACTGGATATTCTCTCGGAGACACTCTACAACTTTCTCTGGTGTTGGAGTTTTTCCTTTCCATTCCCAAAGAGCAGGACTATCACCACCAAGTTCATCAATCAATCCTGAGAGTGCTGTTGCCCATCGTTTGGTCTCAATTTCCACCATATTAATTGGTTTGGGTTGTTTTGGATACATAGGTTCCTCTGTGTTTTGTGTTACGAATACTTTGAGCGTTTTTCCATCATCCTGTAGCGATGTGGTGATTTTATTGTACGGGTTCCAGTGCACATACTCTCTTGTATCTGTGATTACTTCAACTCTTGTGATTACTGGTTTTGGGGTCCTGAGAGCGTCAATATAACGGTCAAGAACAGCATCTGCTCTCACCATATAGGTGGCGGCAGGAATCTCCCCTATAGCCGCAAAGTTGCGTATTTCAATCAGACTCTCTGCGAGTTCTTTCGTTAGATTGTTAATCATTTTAGTTTCTCTATATGTCGTTTAGCAAATTCACTCATTTTTTTAAGTTCATCTCGTCCCTCATCACTCAAAAAGTATTCGGCATCATTTACCCAGGTGCTCGCCCCAGAACTGTCTATTTTTATCTCTGGTTTATAAGGTTTCTTTTTAATATCCTCGTATCTTTTTTTAACATCATCATAAGTTTTAATAGCATCATATCTACTAGGATTGAAGGCATTTGCGATAGTATAAAATCCTTCTCCAATAGAAGCAAATCCCATAGAAATATATTTAAGAAAGTTAGTCATTGGAGCGCCTCCAGTTCATCAGCATACTTATAAAGAATACCAGGATACCCATTCATAGTGTCTGGGACGGTTCGCAAAGCAGTCACAAGTGCCTCACGCATATCATCTGTGGGTTCCTGGGTAAGTTCTCCACAAAAGGCGTCCCAGATTTTTTGTGTCCTCTCAGTGATGGTCATTTCCGTGCCTCATAATAATATTTTGCATCTATTCCACAAGTATCAATTGTAGAATAACTGATTCTTTCGCAAGAGCAGAATGGTTGGACACTCTTTCCAGACACCAAATCATTACCTCTCGGTCTTACGCACCTAGCATACTCAAGTCCGTCTCCAAACCCAAGGGTGAAAATTATTTCAGCAATTTCGGGGCGGCAGTGCTTACAATTTTTACAGTATTTGAGGTCGGTCATTAATTTAGTGAATGATTAGGGTCAGTGTGTCCTGTTGCTGGAGTCCAAAGAACAGAGAGTTTTTTACCTTTTGTTGAGATGTTTATGTGGTCTATTTGTCCGCTTTTGCGTGTGATACCAATCCACATCGCATCATCATCAAGTCTTTCTGCGTGAAACATCTCAATATCCTGAACGATAATCTCATCAGGATTTTTAGTTTCCTGTTTTGGGAAATCTGTCCTATTCTCCCGTTCCCTATGTTCTGCTATATCCAACATTTCCTCATAATTCAACGGTTTCGTCATTCTTCCTCCATCTCAAAACTCATATCATAATATGGCCCTAGTACTTCTGCTTTACTATAACACCAATTACAAAACTCCATACTTTCTATCATATCAACATCCCAACCACAACATTCCACGGCAGTATGAAGTGTAGAAAGAAACTCTGGAGTAAGAAGTTCTTTTAGTTCTTGTTTCGCCATAATAGTTCAAGTTCATCACAAATAGCATCAATTTCGTGAATAGCATCATCCCAACCATTCACATAACTTACGTGACAATCATCCCTCCAATTTACATTCTCATTAGTTCCCGAAATAAGTTCTCGTAGTTTCTCAAGAGTTTCTTTGAGTGCCCAGGCAGTATTATGATGTTTGCTATTGGAGATTACCCGTAGGAGTTCTTCTGCGATTTGTTGATTTGTAGTCATTTTAGTGCATCAATAAATGTGTTATACATCCAAGAGATTACGAGTGCTTGTGCCCAAGTGAGAGGAAAGAAAGACACAAGTGCCCAACCAACTAATCCTATAACAACATAAAATCCAATTGTTTCACCAATCTTTTCGGCAGACTTTTCAGTCATTTTAGTCATTCCACACCCTCACTCATAAGAACTTTAAGAGCATCCCATTCATCCGTAGTCAGCATATCTTTCACTTTCTCTATAACTTCTTTACTTGATTCTCGTTTCTGAATTTCTTCTGTGGTATAATACTGAGCGGGTTTTCCATCTGCATCACCATAAGGAATTGCATCATACCAACCTTGGTTTGGGAATAGTTTACATAATGCGCCTATATTTACATACCTTGGTCTCTCATTTTCTACAATATCTTGAATATGAGACCACGCAACATCTTCTGCGGTCTCACTGTCATCAGCAACTACCATTACATCGTAAATAACAGAGATGGGATAAAGTTTTTTCGTCATTTGGAGTTCCTCTTGTGTGTATGGGAAATAGAATTGGGAGTAGATGGATTTGCACCATCATTGCTAAGTAGGAGTTCTTCTGCGATTTGTTGATTAGTCATTTCAGTTCTCCACCACTTTGATTTCTTGAGTGTAAGAACTTCTATTTACAAAGCAGTCATCAAGCACTTCAGGTTCAGAATAATACTCCACATATCCTTCTTCTGATGCTTCAAACCCATTTTCTTCACAACACATAAAATACTCTTCAGGAGTATAAATCACAGTGCGAATAATCTTCACAAGTTTTAGATTGGGATAGTTCTTCTCTTCCCTCTTGAGACGGTCAATCTCCTTCTGCATTTCTGCAATCTGATTTTCCAGTTGTTCGTATTTTTTCATAGGTTTGATTTCCTCAATGTGAATGATGTCTCCTGCGGTGGGTTCATCGGAATCTAACTCAAAACCATCATAGGTATGCTGACACTCATAATCACCTTCATCATTTTTATAATAATAAGGGTTGCCTGTAGCATTCTTTGTTATTTTACCTTCACAAATACATCCATTCCTCAAAGTCACTCGGACATTCTTATCAACAAACTGTGAAAGGTCAATCATTGTGGTTCTGTGTGTATGAGTGTATTATAGGGTATTATGGACGGTTGTGGAGTTCCCTTGTGACGGTTCAAAGAGTGTCCTACCCCTCAAGTTCTCCATCCAATATCAGTGATTTTATCTTCAAGTCGGGAGCACAAGGATTCCAAATCTTCAATCTTACATTCTAATCTAAACTTCGAATCATATTCAAGTTCATAAATGCGGTCTTCAAGTTGTTGAAATCGTTGTTCAAGTTGTTCTTCAGTCATTTTCAAGTTCCTTTGCTATTTTTTTAATCCAAATAATATCAAGTGCATCTGCTTTTCTTCCTGTTGCTCTACCCCATTTATTATAATGAACTCCACCACCATTTCCTAAATCAAATACAAAAGGACGGTCATCATCTGGATGCCTATGAAGCATTACAATTTTACCATAAAAAGTTTTATCGTCTCTGCGAACAACCTTGACAACATATCCAACACATTCTTCAAGGTCAACAAGTTCAGTCATTCAAAACATCTCCAAGTTTAATGTCTTTGTTTCTCTGGTCTTTATGATACACCAAGCAATCCTTATTCCATCCCGATTCTTTCAGTACGATGTGGTTATAGGGAGTAGCATTAACATCTTTAAGGTATTCAGTATCCATAATCGCCTGCTCAAAAGTTCTTGCTTGTGTAGAATCTTCTGCTAAAACCCAACCAGATTTGGTAACTTCAACATAAAATAGTTTTTGAGTCATTTGTTCTCTCCTAATGTTTTTTTAAATTGATGTGAATAGTTCATTTCCGACCAAATATCATTCAGTTCTGCCCAGAATACTTCAGGATTTGAGTGATACCGTCTATCAGTCATACGATAAGACCACGCCTCAAAGGCATAATGAACGCTCTTCCATCCACAGATATACCTATCCAACCACAGAGGAGTCCAATCGTCATTTCGGTAATCAAATGGATTCCAGCGATAATGAGGTTGACACCACTCATCCCAGGCATTTGTGTGTCCTTGAAGATAGTTGTAGGTATTGACCCACCGTTTGTATTTTTCAAGTAGGTTCATTCGTCAGTCTCCAAGTAATCACCAGTAGTATAAAGAAATAAAACACCAGTTAAAACCAGAGCAGAAATCCAAAGATTACCATCAGAAATTGTGTTTACTCCAATACCCAGAAAGATAAGTAGAGGTATTTGAAGTAGGAATTTGAATACAAATTTCATTTTAGTTCATCATCCAACAGTTGTTTTCATCATCCCAGTGCCGACTATCGTAAAACCTAAAATCTACACTATATCCAAAAAGACCAACCCCTACATTAACTCCTGCGTGGTCGGTTCTAGTTTTCCAAGAAAATTCAAAGGAAACTATATCAGCAGAGCGAAAGAAGTCAAAATCCCAATACTTATGACGAAATGGAGTTTTACGAGTAGTAGACCAGATGTTTCCCCACCTATCAATCGGAAGTTCAATTTTGAAGTTAAAGTTAATCATTTTAGTTCATCTCCTTTATTAAGAATATCAGTCAGTTGATTTATGATTTTATCCAGTTTCCTACCATTACCCAAATATTGAGTATCAGCATCCCACAAATAACAGGCAAGACTTTCAAGTTGAGGAATAATCATAGCACGAATTTGTTGTTCTTTAGTCATCAGTAATTCTCATCAACATGAAGTTCAGATTCATCTTCTCTACCTTTATCATACATTTCTCGGGCAAACTTTAAGAGTGGTTCGTTTACAAATTCATCAAGTCCACAGGTTATAGCAAGTTTAAAAATTTCTGCATCAGTCATTTCATTCTCCAATAAGTTCTACAAAGTCTCTAAAGTAGTTATAGACTTCAAGGTAACCTAAAGAGTGTCCGTGTTCCCAAGCGAGTTCAAAACATTTGAACCTTTTAGGATTATTAGTCACACCATAGTCTTCAAACAAATCATTCTTGAACTCTTCGTGAAGTTTAGTACTTTCAGTATCATATTGTTTGAGATGTGCTTTACATGCTTCTTCATCCAAAACTTCTTGAATGACTGCATTAGGATATTCTTCTTTTAGTTCTGCTTTATCCTTTTCCCAAGTAGGACCAGACCAAAGAACTACACCCTTATCATAAACATAAGAGGTGATGTAATCCTTTTTGTTGGGATAAAAAGTTTGTGGTTTGGAATAATAATCAAAAGGTTTCATTTCAGTTCTCCTTGAAGAGTTTGTAGATGGCATCAGCAATAGCAAGTGCTTCTTCCTTTCCCATACAAATATGTTGAATTCGTTTATCACCTCGTTCAGTATCTTCTTCCCAATAAGAAATGGTGCATCCATCGCATCCCCCATCAAGGTGAGTATCCTCTACATTATACCAAAAATCTTGGTGTTGTTGAATGCGAACTTGGTTTGTGATTTCAATAGTCATTTGGAGTTTGTCTTGTGTATGAGTGTATTATAAGGCATCTGGTGACCCTGTGGAGGGTGTTTGTGCCGGTTTCTCAAGTGTCCCCAACAGAGTTGAGAGCAAGACCAATTCTACTAATTTTATTTTCTAAACTATTGTAATACTGATAAACATAATTATCATCAAGATTATCATTTTTTGCTTTCCTCACAAGAGCAAGCAAATCGTTAATCTCATAATTACTAAAGGGTTCTACCGTCCATTCACCGATAGATACAACTTTTTTAGTCATCAGGTGTCTTTGTGTGTATGAATGTATTATAGGGCATCTGGTGCCCCTGTGAAGTACCCTTGTGCCGGTTTCTCAAGTGTCCTCGTTCTCTATTTCCGAATAGCGAATAATATCATAATGCTTGGTATTCATCAAAACCTTCTGGGTTAAAATGTCCTATAGTAAGTTTAATTGTTTCACCAGTAAGTTCGTGTTTTAATACAACTCTGTGTGAATATTGTTTCACTACGATATAAGCATCATTAGAGGTTTTATGCTTCCATCTGGAATTTATTTCAAGTTGTCTCATAATCATCAAAATCTCTGGGTTCTACAAGTGTCCTTATTCTAATCTTTTTCTTTTGGAAGTATCAATACCTTTTGCTTTTTGATACTTTGTTAGATTTCCCGCATTAGTTATAAATCCAGTTTCAAGGCATTCCCATCGTTGTGCGGCAACTTTTTTTCCAGTTTCACTTAATTGCTCTGTTGTAAGTCTGTGAATACCTATTTTTAGTTTTCTTCTCGTTAGCAAACTTTGTCTTGCTGTTTTTTGTCGTTGTTCTTTGGTTAAACCACAAATACCAACACCAAGTTCTTTTACTTTTGCTCCACCTTTTTTTGCATTTTCTATTGTTTCTTCTTTTGTAAGTGAGTGAATACCAAGTTTCAATTCAGTTATTTTTTGACCTCCTTTTCTTCCTGCTATTCTTGCTTGTTTTATTGATATTGTTCCCGCACAACTTTCATTTAGACACCAGTTATCAGTATTATAAACTGGTTTTATCAATCTTTGTTCTACTTTATTTGCTTCTATCCAACTTTCATCAGTAAAAGAAAATACTTCCAATATTTGTTTCTTTGGAGTATAAAGTTCCCAGCACCATTTATGAGTTTCAGGAGAACCCCAATACTCCTCATCAAATCTTTTTTCCTTATGAACTCCATAATAGTAATATGGAACTTCTTCAAATGTGATTTTATACAAGTATATTCTTGGACTATAAGAAGTCATAGTTCTACTTTACTAATACGGCATTACTATTTATACAAGAAAAGGTGCCCGAAAGCACCCAATCTATACTTATTGAAATTGCCGTATCAGTAAGCATCTTTATTTATGTAGTTTCATTTTCTTCCTCTATCACATCATCAAGTTCTTGAACATTACTCTCAAATTTTATAAATCTCAAATTATTCAAGTCCTCTAAAAGTTCATTCTTTCTTTCATTTATCTTTTGAATTTCTTCTTTGCTTTCTTCTGTATCACTTATGCTGTTTTCATACCATACAAGATACTGTTCGCAACCCTCAATCTCTTCAAGAACAAGTTTCTCACACCTTTCAATTGTTTCTATGAGTTTCATTTAGTTTCTCCTGTGCTTTACGACGAGCATCATATAATTCCCGAAGTCGTTGAGACCTCTCCCCTCGTTTCTTAACTTGTTCTGGACTATTATACCACGCACTATTATATCCGTGCTCTGGGCATTCTGGATTTAGATTTTTATTGTCTGATACTGTGGTTCCTATTTTGATATGAGAACAGGTGCAGGTAGAGTTCATTTCAAACCTCCAAAATCACAACTTCTTTTCTTTCCATAGCAATTTCACCATCTACCAACTTACCATCAATCTCGTCTCTATACTCACAAGTATTTTCAGTAAATGAGTAGTATTCAATATTACTCTGCCACTTGGTAGTATAAACACAATGATGTATGCGGGATTGACGAATTACAAACTCATCCTCAATGTGCTCTCTATAGTTGTCCTTATAAACAATCAGGACTTCCATATCATCTGGGTAGTTCTCCAAAAGTGCTTTTAGATGTATAAGTTTCATAATTCAATAAAGCAAAAGGACATCTGTATTCACTCTTTGAAAATTCCAATAATCATCACTGTCTTCTTTATAATATAATGTATATTCAGTAGGGTTATTTAAATATGCAGGTCCCACTGTTGCTGTTATAACTACCAAGTCTATTGTTCTATTATAGTCACTACTCCCATCATCTGTAACAATTTCCATATCTTCTGGAAATTTTTTTAATTTTTCTATAAGGTCTTTGATTTTCATAAGTTAACAATTAGTAACGAACGTCATAAAGTTCTTCCACTTTCTCAATACAGGGGCAGTAAAAATCCATTCTTGTTTTTTCTACGAAGCAACCAACTTTAAACATATGGGGAGTTAAACTAAAAGGACTTCTCCAAGAAATCCAATCCTGCCTTTGATTACACCAATAGATGCATTTATAATAAAGATTTATATCCTCATAAGTCGTCAAGTAATATCCAGATTTACTTGGTTTTGTCTCTGGATATTTCGTCCAATCTTCTGTTGGGATGTTGCTATAGTTTTTCATAAGTCAATAAAGCAAAAGAACATCTTTTTTAACTCTTCTCCAACTTAAATCATCATCAAGGTCTTTTTTATAATACATCAACATTAGAGGGTCATTTAAATCTTCAGGATATACTGTTGCAGTTATAACTTCTGAATCTATTTCAGTATCATAGAACATATGGGAAGAAATATCTTTAACCACTTCCATATCATCTGGGTAGTTCTCCAGAAGTGCTTTTAGATGTTTGATTTTCATCGTTCCGCAACTACCTCAAAATCTTTCATAGAAATTCGTTTTTTCATCCAATTACTTTTAGCAAGAATACCTTGATTCGGAAAATAAGGAATTGCTATAAGAGTGTAATAGGGAAACCTCAAAATGTTCTGATAAAGAGTGTAAAGGCATCCATCTTTTTTGTATCTGTAAAGTTTCATCGTTCAACAACCTCAAGAACAAGAACATCTTTTTTAGTTAGAGGGATATCTTCATAAATTTTCTGTCCATCTTTATAGTCCGTCCTTGCATGATATGTATCAGTAAAAAACTTACCGTAAACTTCTTCTTTGAGTCTCCATTTAGTCGGAAAGGAACAGTATCCCAGTTCCCTATTATCAACTACAAAATCATTTTCATAAACAACATATAAATCCGAAGAGTAATGAAGGACGACCTCCATATCATCGGGAAACATTTCTAAGAGTTCTTTTAGTTCTTTGTTTTTCATTTCGGTGCTTTATGAGAGTTGATATGATAGTAATTCAAGTAATACCAAAAAAGATTTCTCATTCGGTCTTCATTTGTAAATCCGTCAATATGTGGATACATATGACTTCTCCAAGAATACACACAATATTCCAATAGGTGAATGGAAGTGTAGATAGTCCATTTAGTATTTTTAGTCATTCTTCCTCATCAAGTGTGGCGAGTAATTTTACGATATGATAGTATTCCTTATAATGCTCCGAGTTATTAAAATGCTCCACAGCATCTTCATAAGACAAATACATTATCTCATTTGTCTTATGTAAGTCAGTATATACTTTGCCGTCTCGGCGTTTTTGCATAATCACCCAAAAATTAGTCATTTTTAAATCCTTTGTGTTTGATTTCTGTTTTTAGTGTGTGGTGCATTCTTAACTTTGACCGCCTTTCTATTTCTTTTTTTATATTATCAAGTATTTCTTCTGCTGTTTGAGGTTCCCAACTCTGGTTATTCATTTTCACCAATCCATCATTCGTCCTGCTTTTGTGTCTGTGTAAATCATCACATATCCTGTGCTATAAGGATTGTTTTTACATTCGTAGTAATGCACTTTTGCTCCATTTTCATCAGTAGTTCTTCCAACATACTTTGCGTCTCCTCTTCCATCAACACTCTCCCCATCAAAGAGACAATACCAAGTTTCATTCATTTCATCATTCTATAAGTAAGTGGATAGTTGCAGTTGATGTGATTGAAGAAGTCCCAGGCGGGTTGTTCGTCTTCATCATAATAACCAAGCATCACAGTATCATACCATTCATCCCAGCAAATTCCAAACCAGTAGAAACCATAAGAGAGTTTATCAAAGAAGTTCATTTTCTTTCATAAGTTTTTGGATTTTCTCCTTACCATATTCTGTAAGTTTTCTTTTATTGTATCGTAATTCTTCTACTTCTTCTTTGGATAAATTCAACCAAGGAGTATCATCGGGAACTGGGAGATTGGGTTCAGTCATAATAACACCCTTTTCCATTCCAAATATAGTCTGGTTGAGAATACTCTAAAACTCTTTTATATAATTTGGTTTCTCCTTCCGTATAAACTTCAACAGAATGAGTTTTCAAGTATTCTTCCATTTGTTTGTGGATTTTTACTCCCCTTTCATATACTTCTTGGTTAGTCATAATGTTTTTGTGTGTTTGTGTAAGAAAACTTGGTTGAATTCATTCTCTTCCCCTAAATGTATCTGCGATTTCATCTGGAAGTAGAAATGAACCCATCCAACTATCATCTCTAGCAAAGTTACGACATTCAACTGAAAATGCCCTAATCACTGCTTTTCGCAGTTCATCTTCCGGCATATTCATAATATCTTCCTTCATACATCCACTATACCCAGTTGCGATAGTCATTTTGTTTTCTCCGTGAGTTTTAGATACTGATATTCAACCTTACATTTTGCTGGTTGTTCCATACAGTAGATGATACCTTTGTTTCTTCCAGTATCTTCTCCTATATTAAAACCTATAGAATATACCCCAGCAAGACAAGCAGCAAAAGCAGAAACTACTGGAGCAACCCACCAATCATCATTGTACATCATTCATTCCTTGGTTTCTCACAGTATAGCAGAAGGCACACCACCTCACCAGAGACAGTGTGACGGTTCTTCAAGTGTCCTCAACTATGAGACAATAATGACACTGAAAAGCAAACACATCTTTGTCGTGTGTTTTTTTCTCCTCATTTTCATACCAAGAATACACAACTTCATACCAAGGGTCTGTGCTTCCATAAGAATTGAGACCTTCAACAGTCACAATACCACCAGAAGCACCAATCCAACGAGAACCAACTTGAATTTCTTCCCCTTTAAAAATGTGACCGACTATAAATTTGTGTCCGTTTTCGATTTTAGTTTCCATCAGTCCTTTGCGTGTATGAGAGTATCATAGCACCTTTGGTGGTGGGTTGGGGTCTGCAGGGACAGTTTGTGAATTGGACTTTTTAAGTTTGAGAGGTGGTTTGGGTTCTGGACAGTTCAAATTGGGTTCAAGATATTCCACTTTATCTTTTTGACTATATTTAAAATCATCACGAATTATTGCATTCGCCCAACCCTCATCTCTATAAGGTCCATCAACAATATTCAACCAAACCCACAGAACTTTCTTTTGTGGGCAATACAAAACTGTTCCATCACCTTTGGTGACTTTTTTAAGTCTATAGTTATTCATTGGGTCTTGTTCTGGTAGGAAATCTTCACGGATTACTCGTGCTTTAGGGAATTCTGGTTTATTCATTTTTCATCATCCCAAGGTGCTTTACGAGATAACAAATCAGAAAGACCTTGATTAAACTTTGGAGGTTCGGCAAGTCTCGCCTGAAGAGCATCAAAGTCTGTTGGAGACAATAAAATTGTTTCGGGTTTCGCATCTCTGCCCCATATTTTCTGGAATTGGTATTTGTAGTGCATATCATAATACCCAGAATTCAAAGAAGTCCAAAATTGAAACTGCAAATGATTATCATCAAATCTATATACGGAATGGCGTATAAATCTATACCACCACCATATCGGTTTTCGTTGAAGAAACTTATTATCAAGTATAAGTCTGTTTAGAAATCTCATTCTTCAACCTCCATTAGATTGTATTCATCATCACAAGAGTATCCACATTTCTTACACTTATAAACATCAATCATATTTAAAGTTTTGTGGTTTAGTGGAGTTGGACCCGAAAAGCAAACTCTTTCGTTAAACACTCCACCTGGATTTATAGCAATTCCTATTTGAATTTCACCTTTACATTCAGGGCATACTAGGTTAATCATTCTTCAACCTCATTTTCCTTTACTTCATCCAACCAACTGTAATTAGATTTAAGAAAAATATCTGGAATATAAGGACAATAAAAGACACCATCTTCCCACCCTATCTTTACTTTAGGGAAACTAGTTTCAATCATTCTTCAACCTCCCATTCCTCTACACGAAACATATTGCGATAGCGTTGATACTCATCAGTTTTACGATACTCTTCATCACAATAATAATCATAATCTTTTAGAAGTTTATCTATCTTCTCATTTGCCCGTTCTTCTGTTGAAAAGATATTACAGATGTTTAGACTTGTAATTCCAGGTCCACTATCGTAATCTTCCACTACGACATAAATTTTCATATAATCATAATGTCCCTTACTTCACGACCTTCATATTGTTTTTTTCTCCATTCAAGGAACAGTTCTTTGAGTTCCTTATCTTGAGGATAAAAAACTGGGTTCCAAATTCCACCCAAATAATTTTCCCAATTTTCTCCAAATTCATCGGTCGTCCTATAAACTGGATAATCTGGGTCATCAGTTTTCACATACCAAGTCAAAGTCTTTGAGACTTCTGTGATTTTCATTTTGTTTCTTCCAGTTTTTTCCATTCTTCATATCTTAAGTATTTACAAAATGAATTTAGTCATTCTTCAACCTCAACTTCTTCTACTTTATATAACCAACGGGGAAAATCTTCTTTTACAAATTTAATTGCTTCTTCTTTACTAACTTCCTCATTAGCAATATAATCTTTAATCTGCATTAGATACTCATTATCTCTTAATTGCTTTGATTTTGATTGTGCTTTTTTCTTTGAGATGTATGCAGAATGAATTGCATTATAAGACGCATAACGATTATCAATTACGACATAAATTTTCATATATTCGCAACCTCCGCCCATATTCCATCTACGGTCATAGCATAAAATTTTGGATAGTTTCTCAACATACGAACACACGCTGATGCTGCTGCCCAAGTATCAAAGATTGGTTGCTCAAAATAAGGACATTCTTCAATTGGTTGTTTGATTACTTGATATCTAACAGTCCAGGTGTTTCGGTCAAGAAACTCGGTGATTGAGTAGTCTTTTAAAATTTCAGGTTGTTCGGTCATTTTGTTTCCTCAAGTTCTTTTGCGGTGGTCTTGATGTATTGCATTGCGGCATTCCAACCATTCTCCCAATCATCTGGAGTAGTTCCCTGAATATGCTCTGCAGATAGCATTCCTTGTTCTGCAGCGGCACGGAGAGCGGCAGCAGCGATTGTGTGAGCGTCAGCAGGGCACAGATTACCCCAATCCCAATACACCTGTTTAACAGCGTCAGAGACTACTTGTGTGGCGGGAGAGAGTGGTTTTTCAAACATTTTCAAGTTCCTCACAAAGTTCTAAAATATCAGGACAGTGAATAATACCAGGAGATACTTGCAACTGATTTATAAGTTCTTTGAATGCAACAGCAAGGGCACGATGTTCGTGAAAAGGTTTTTGTAGACAATACTCTTCCTCCCAAGCATCATAAATTTTCTGTGCTCTTTCAGTCATCAAAATTCCTCCATAATTAGAACACCCCGAAGAGTACTTTTAATAAACCACCCATCCTCTTCATCCCAACAACAACCGACAAGTGCCTCTGCAATATCATCCGCTTCTACATCGGTTTCTACTGAAAGAGTTGTAAGTGCTTCAATAATGAGATTAAGTTTTTCTTCCGTCATAGTCCAAACCTATTATAAAGATACACTTGTGCTTTCCCCTTTGTTTGAACTACAATGTTATAACCGAGTTTAATAATAATAGTTGCTAAATTGTTTCCGTGTTGTTTAGCAGCACTCCAATTATGAGGATAATGGTCTATAAACTCCACACCTTTACCTGGATTTTCAAGTGCTTCTGTGATACTTTTGAGATAAAGTGTGGTAGTTCTTCCAGTTCCTCTGGTTGTTGCTTCTTCGTATTTTTTAGTAAGGTTATCTACTCTTTCCATTAATGAAACTGGGACTTTATCATAGTCAATAAAATCACTTACTTCTTCAAGTGATTTGTAAAGTTCTTGTGCGAGTTGTTTGTATTCATTCATTTGTGATACTTCAAAATCATTTTGAGTGTTGTTGCAGGAGACATATCATCTTCAAGTTTATGAGGTTGCAGAAGTTCTACAAGTTCCTCATATTTCTCTTTGTAGTTAGTTCCCAAATCTACATTCTTATCACACAGAGCATCTTTAAGAATTCTCAAGGATGCTTCTATTTTATCTGGATGGTTTGAAGGTGAGTATTGAAATGCATCAAATACAGCACTCATCCATTCCGGGGGATATGCATACTTATGAAGAACTTTTCGGACTTCATCTTCGTCTAAAGTGTAGCGGAAATGATATACTGGGAAACCTACTCCCATTTCTTTACAATACTCAAATTTCATTTTGCCCCTCTTGTTGGTCTAATCGTTTCTCAAGTTTCTCAATCCTATCACACAATTCCGTGATAATACTAATCAAGGAAGGATAGTAAATGGTTTCCGTATCATCACCATCATTCATATCAATATACTTGGAATAGTAGAGTTCCTTTCCAAAGTCTCGGTCAGTAGTCATTTTCATCTCCAATAAGGTTAGCAAGGTCTTGAACGGTCATTTTACGAAGGTCTTCAAGCATAATAGTATTTTCTTGTACATTTCTTAATCCTTGTTTATATCCAAAATCATATCCTTCTTTTTCTGCCTCACGGTATGCTCCATGCCATTCTATATTTAAATTTCGTAGACTTCTATGACTTTCAATTAATTGGACAAGAGACATATTGTCCCTAGTGCCGTAGTAGTATTTTCCGTGAATTTCTTTAGAGTAATCTTCAAGTAGTTGTTCGTCTTCAGTCATCAAAATTCCTCCACAATTAAAACATCATTTACATAGGTAATACCAGTTTTATCAAGTTCTTCTTTTGCTTTTTGTGCATCCATAGCATCAAGTTTTCTACCCAAATAATCTCCAATATCAACCTCACAATACTCGGAGCAATAATCAGGCAGAGTATCAATCAAATAATCCTCAACACCACAAAGAATTTGAATTGCTTTGCGTTTGTGTTGTTCAGTAATCTCGGTATCGGGTCGTGCGATAATTTGAGTGATGTGATTAAAGAGTTCGTCCATAGTCATTTAAATCCCTCACAATCAGCATCAAGATATTCTACCACAGGTTTTCTTATAGTATCACAAAGGGTTTTCTTTGCTTCCTCATAAGAATGGAACCCCTCGTAATAGTCATTCCAAGCATACATATTAATCCAAATAAGACCCAAGATTTTCCTTTGGGGATAAAATCTTACAAATTCCCCGTCTGTAAGTTTTGCAATACGATAGTTTTTCATTTCAGTTCCTCACAAATCATACAGTATTTACATTGAAAAGAAAAATGGTCTTTATCGTTGGTTTTCTTTTCTCCATTTTCATACCAAGAATACACAACTTCAGTCCAAGGGTCTATGCTTCCATATTGATTAAGACCTTCAATCGTTACAACAGTTTTACCACCACCAGCACCAATCCACCGAGAACCAACTTTGAGTTCTTCTGCTTTGAATATGTGGCGAACAATTGCTTTATGCCCGTTGATGATTTCAGTTTCCATCGGTTTGCTTGTGTATGTGAGTATCATAGCAGAAACACACCACCCCACAAGGAGCAGTGTGCCGGTTCTTCAAGTGTCCTACTTAAGGAGTTCTTCAGGGGACTTTTGAGTGCAAATTTGGTACTGGTTCCCTTCGGTTGCGGTGTGGCGAAGGCATTCATTCCACCGAGGGTCGGGAGTTACATTAGAATACTTTGTAGACCAGTCATACCAGCGATTTGCGTGAGGAAGATAGACATTCACTCGCACAAGTCGTTGATTAGAAAACCACGCCTTACACTGAACTCCTTCAAATACACGACCACGATTGTTATAATAAACATTACAAGTCGTAGAACGATATACTGTTTGTGAATATGCAGGAAGAGTGAATAGAAAAACTGAAGCAGCAAGAAGAAGGTTTTTCATAAGTATCAAGGTAGAAGGTCAAGAAGAATTGCAAACTCCCAGCACAGGAGAATTGCTGTAAAGGAATTAAAGAGATTAATTTGGGTCATTATAATGTTCAAGAATTGCCTTCGCCATCGCAATTACAAGGTCTTTACTTCCAATAGACAAGTCTTCTCGTGCTCCTTTATGACAAGCAGTCAGGAAAAGTCCGTCATCATCTAGTGTGACCTCTACACGCTCATTTTCAGTTGTGAATACATCAATTTTACTGCGGATTACATTAGACATTTCAGTTCTCAAATTTCAGGTGATTACGGCAATACTCAAATCGTTTCCATTCCTCATCAGAAAAATTGTCCGAAGCATAAGGAATACCTACGACATAAGCACAAACCTTGTTGAGTTTTTCGGATGGGTCGTTGCTTGATGCGATAAGAGCACTTGCAAGAAATTCAATCATTTTGGATGGGTGGTTCCTTTGCGGTTATGAAGTCATTATAGCAGAAAACACACCACACCCGAAGGTGTAGTGTGCCGGTTCTTAAAGCGTCACTTGCTAGTGAAAACACCGTCAGAAAGTGAAAGGACGTTAGCACCGTTGATAAGAATCTTCTGAATGCTACCATTCTTCATTGCTTCACGCAAAATTTCATTCTGCTGATACTTTAGATATTCTGGAGTGATGGTAGATGCAATAGACTTATTCTCATTTGCCTTCAGTTCAGCAGTTCGGTTCTTCACAATCTGCTCTCGTTCGGCAGATTGAGCAGTCACAACACGATTTACAGCATCCACCAAATCAGCAGGAAGGTCTGCTTTCACAACAACCACAGATTCAATCTGAATTTTACCCGCAAGGTCATTCTTCTCCAGAGACAGATTCAGGTTATTCTTAATAGTATCTTGTATCTTGTCAAGGGAACTATTTACTTCCAGAGCAGGATATTCATCAACTGATTGATTGACCGCAGAAGTAATCAAACGCTTAATGAAAGTAGACATTAGTTCAATTTGACCATTATCACTAAAGGAATGATTAGAAGTATCATATCCACTATAAAACTCATAAAGTGATGATGGCGACAAACTATAAGTAACAACAACATCCATATCTTTCATAATGGTGTTGTCTTTAGTTTTTGGAGTTAGGTCATTTGATTGAACTGTAATCTTTCGGGTGTTGAAGACCTTAATGCTACCAAAGCCGTCATAGTGAATTCCAGGCAAAAGAATTTCATTTGTTACTTGACCACTGAAATTCGTATAAAGACCATTCTCACCAGTGCTAATCGTAGTGAATTGTCCAGCAGTAAATGCAAGAACAATCACACCAGCACCGATACCAATACCAAGTTTTGCGAGAGACATAATTAAAAAAAAGTTAGTTAGTTAAGGAAAAAATCAATCAGAAGTTAAACCAGCGTAAATAAATGCTATTGCAACAAAAAGCAAAAGAGCGAGAGGAATCATTTTGAGAAAGAACAACACTGGAAGTCCTCTCAAAAGAAGAATGTAGAGTAGAGCAGATACTCCTACTAAAATACCAAGAATTCGTACTACCACATTGGAGTTTTCAAATCAACAAACATAGTATAGGGTGAATTGGTCGGTTATGCAAGGGGTCTTGTGCCAGTTCAACGAGTGGCAACTTTTAAAATAATCACATCAAAAGTAGGAGTATCATATAATATAAAAACTGATGCTTTCACCAAAAACTTATCATCCAAAGTATGAATCACAAAGGTAAGAGGCCATGCTTCTTCCCATCCACATTTACCATAATAAAACAGTTTTGCCGCTTCTTCCACAATATCTTCAATTGTCTTATCATAAGGATTCAGAATTGAAAATCTCTCAAAATCAGAAGCAAGTTCTAAAATTGAAAACTTGTAGTGACGGTTAAGTGTTTTCATTGATCTATGAGATGTTCCTCGGTAGTTATACTCACAATCGTATAATCACCAGTCGCAATCAACAAATTCGCAACAGCAATCGCCTTGGGCATCGTCTTATGATACTGCCAGCGTCGTTCCAGATCATTTTTGTAGTAGTAATCAATACGATACCGTGTAGTTTGTTCCACCCATTTATTTAAGTCCTTATCATAGGTTTTGCCCCTTGTAAGTTCGTCAATATTCAGAGTGGGTTCATTATCACCATTCTCATTTTCCCAAAATTCATCATAGCATTCGCCGGGACATTGTGAGAATGATGGTTGGTCTTTAGTCATTTTCCAAAAATCCCCCAAATAATATAAACAATCAAGTAGCATATACCGACACCTAACGCAAACTTTGTGTCTTTAATTCCATGTACTATCCAGATGTTTGCAAGGATTAATAGGATTTGAGAATTAGTCATTTGAGTTTCTCCATTAGAGCATCACGATAAGAATTATATCCATCATCCCAATCATCATCACCAACAACCCTAATAGCATCAGGCATCCACTCCATAAACATTTGAATAAACCTCTCTACTTCTTCTTCATAAAGTTCACTACTCCTATTCTTTGGATTTTCCCATTTAAAAGCGAAATTAAACTCCCATTTCTTAAGAAGGTTTTTGAGTGTTAGTGTTTCGGGTTCTTGTTCATCAAACACCCCATTTTGCTTTGCAGTCTTCATAGCATCTTTGAGACTTTTTTCAGTTTCTTCTGGAGTTTGAGGTTTAGGTTCCCAATTAGATTTCAGGAGTGTTTTTGGGTCAACATACCAATTGCTCTCTTTGAGTTTTTCTAGTGGAGTTGGTTGAAACTTACTCACTCTTTCTTCTTTTGCGGCATTATATCCCTGTTGGAAGGAAATCCAACTATCTTCATTACCAATAGTCCATACACCATTCTCACGACCTTTTGGGTAATGACCGTAAACTCTTTTGAATGCTTCTTTGCAAGGAGTTTTATGATTTTGAAGTTCTTCAAGAAAAGACAGTTTTGCTTCTAATACTTTGATTTCTGCTTTTGTTTTTTCAATTTCTTGTGCTCCGATTTCTGCTTTTTCGTTTGGGAAAGTCATTTGAGGTCTTTGTGTGTATGAGAGTATTATAGGGCATCAGGACACAAAGTTCAAGTGCCTCTGTGACGGTTCAAGGAGTGTCCTCAATAATCCGTATAAGTTTTCAGTTCTCCACACTTTTTACATCGTAGAGTGTATTTGGAACCAATGGGAAAGTGTTTTCCTGTTAAAATATCTTCAGGAGTAACCTCAAAATCAAATACTTTTTTCTTGCCTTCTATCTCCCATTCGTGAAAGCATCCAGTCAGTAGAAATTCAAGTAGTTTTTTCATCCTATGCGTTTCCAGGGTTCCGTAAATACAATCCAGTTTTCTATATTGTGGGACATTTGGGCAGTCCAATGCTGATTATCAGTATCAATAGCATCAAGATAATGAATTCTAGTCTTGGGGTCAATTACACGAGTAATGTGTATGAATTTTGTTGGTTTAGTCATTTAATCCTCTCAATTTCTGTAATGCGTTTCATAAAACTATCATCACCAAGATCGCCGGAGTACAAATAGTCAATTGCCCTCATAATTTCCGACATCTTACGGAGATGGGGCACTTGCGTTTTGAGATATTCAATTACCTCTTCACTATGATTGGGAAACCAACCCTCATCATACCTTCCTTCAGGTTTCCCATTGACTAAAATTTCTTCTTGTAGTTCATCAGCAAACTGATATACTTTGTAGTATTCATAACCGTTGTCGTTAAAATGCCCACCAGACATAGAAAATCTCCTTTATGTATAAATTTAGATCAACCTTTATGATTTTTATCAAATGGTGCCTTGAAGTAATGATTTGCCGAACTATGAAATACAATTAAACCTTCAACATTCATAAAACCAGGCGAGGCAAGAGAACCTTTTCCTTGGAGTTCATACATTAAGTGATTAATCACAGCAGTATCAAACTCTCCAGTATAAAGAGTAGGAACAACATAGCAACATTCTGGTTTGTTTTCTTCATTCCAGATATTTACATTAAACAAGGAGAAACGCTTCTCACCTTTTGGAAGATTATAACCTCGTTGAATACCACTTCCCCACCATTCTCCGTGATGACGACCAGGACCAAGTTTCATCAGTTCGCTCTTATTTTCAGATGCCCAACGACGAAAACCAAAGTTGTCGGCATCCTCACTCAACCAACGATTACGACTGCCGATAAACATATCTCCATCGTCAGTGATGTAGATAAGACCATTGGTTCCGTCAATCTTTTCGGTGACTACGCATTCTTTATGAAGACGGGGAATCTTGGGAAAGGGAATAAATTCAGGGTAAACAGTTAGACTCATTAGTTTTGTCTCCTTTAAGTTGATTACAAGTGTAGCACATTGGTTGAAGATTTTCTAAATCATTTGACCCACCTTTTGATTTGGGGAAAATATGGTCTACAGTCAGTGGGAGAAAATCTTCAGTATAAACATCCCAGTGTTTGGATTTACCTTTGTCTATTCCTCTTGCAAGAATAGTTCCTTCAATTCCACAGGAGACGCAGATACATCCTTTTTCAGCGAATACCTTCAGTCGTCTATGTGTTTTGAAAGGAGAATCTTGAAGAGATGAAATGTCTTTGATTGTATCCAGAGTGTATGAAAATTGTGGAATGAAAGTCATTGAGGGTGCGTTCTTACCCTACTATCATATGGCATCCTGTGAGGCAGTGGAGTCGTCTTGGGACAGTTCTTCAAGTGTCTTTTTGATTTCTTTGAGATTATTCAGGTGTTGCTTTTTCTCTTCCAAATCAGATTGTAGTTGTGACCTGAACTGATATTCAGATTTATGAATGGGTTCGTAGTTTATTTCTTCCTTAAGGTCAAGAGAAAGTTCTTCCAAGTATGATTCAAATTCTTCTATGATATGATTGAGAGTATTAAGGGGTTTCATTCAACGTAATAGATTTTTTCTTTTGGTTTTCCAATTTGACGATTCAGAAACTTACGAGCACTTTCAATCGTCTCAAACTCTATTTTCTTTGGAAACATATTAAATTCCATAAAAGGAAACCAAAAAAAGATAAACTTTCGCTCTTGAGGAACAAAAACCATATTACCACTGATATTTTGTTGTTCTATGATCCGATGAGCTTTGAGCATTATCCCACAACACGAACACAAACACTAGCTCGTCCTTGATCCACAGATGCAATTTTAGAAAATGCCCCATAGCTTAGATCAATTCCAGCACCAGAATCATAAGGACCACGATCATTTACTGTCACATATACTTGTCGCCCATTATCTTGATTCGTAACCCGGAGACGAGTTCCCATACGATAATAAGGATGAGCAGCAGTATTTGCATAAGCATTAAAGGTCCTTCCTGATGCAGTGACTTGACCATGAAATCCGTCACCAACACCATAAAAAGTAGCAATAGTGCAAGTAAGTCCAGCAATCAAAGTAATCATAAAAATTTAAGTCTCCTTTAGTTTAGTTTTATGTTTTGGACGTTGTTGATTTATCAGAGATGTTCTTCAATCAGTTGTGCGATTTCTTCAAATGTTTTGCCGGCATCATTCAACTCAGCAAGGGATAATTCTTCTTTAATAAGTGGATTTGGCATATCAAGACCCGCCCATTTTTTCACAGATTCAGGAAGAGTAATGGATGCCTCATCAAAATAGTAATAAGTAAATGGAATCGCATCTTCGGTAAGTTGAATAATCCATTTATTGCCAGTTTGTTTTGCATAAACATCACACAATACACCAAGACAACAGAATCCGTTAGGAGACCGAAGATTTCCTTGTGTTTGACTGTATTCGTTGGATCGTAGAGCAGTGACCCATTGTTGCTTGATTTGTGAATTCATTTTAATAAGTTTCAGTTTAATTTACTAATAGCAGGAAGGCATCCAAGATCTTTCGCATCTTAGACTTTGGTTTCTCATATGGTCTCTGTTCCCATTCAAGACCATCGGGACCACATTTACCATCTGATTTTCTTAGTTTTTCACAGTCTTCTCTCCATGTAGTAACTTCACCTTTCACATAATCAGTTGTATCATATGTGAATTTACCACACCAGGCAAAATAGATAGTATCTGGATTGATACAGTGCTTGCAAGTAATGCAGGATTTGATTTCAGACATGATGTGTTTGGTTGACTTGTTTAGTATAGGATGTCTTGATCGTCTGTGAGAGACCCTTGTGCCAGTTGATCAGGTGACCTCTTGGCATTCATTTCATCTTCAATTTTACCACGCTCATAGCATCCACTCAGGTACAGTGGAGCAACCAGAATGCCCATAAGTCCAGCACCACTCGCAAAACCCCTAATATCATTACTCTTATTCAGTCCTGCAAGTCCACCCATAAGAAGAAATGCGATGAGAAGAGCAGTACCTGGATGATCACCACAGGAATCAAGATGTCCAATTCCTTTGATTGTGCGACGAATTGTTTGAATCATTTGTTATCAGGAACGATGTCGATTTGTTCAAAAATACCGATACAAATATCACTCAAAAGATTTTCATCCATTTGTCCCATTCGTTCAATCAAAAACCTATTGATTACACTCACCGTAGTTTCAATATATTCTTCATCAGTTTCAATATACTTTACTGCCTCGCCAAGAAGAGCATCGGCAAGTTTGGCAATCGTAGCGTCAGAGAGTTGTTGAGTCATTGCTTTTTGAGGTTGTTTGAGTTCAATTTTTACAATATCAAGTAGAGACCGTTGCATACTTAGGTCATTAATACCTTCTTGAGTATAAGTAAAAGGTTGACCGCAAGGATGTTCAAAACAATATGAATATGAGTGTGCACCATATTTTTTGATTGTCGTCACATACTCTTCATCATTACGAAGAGTAATATAAACTTCCTTATTAACGAACTCTTCAAGATTAATCATTTGTTTTTTGTTGTTGTTATTATTTTTATATTCAATTATCTGCATACTGCCAATCACAACCACCAGGAGTGACTACAGTTTCATTTCCGTCATACTCATCAATTTTGTATATTCCATCAACTTCCTCAATTTGAAGGTCCGCATGATCACCATTTGCTTTCTTTCCAAGTTCTTCTACAACTTGAATTAGAGCAGGATCATGACGAGAGACATTCATATAATACCAAGTTTGCTCAGAGTGTGCTTTATTATAAGCAACCCGTTCATCCATAGACATAGCACAGAACTCGTTTGAGCTTTTATGTTTGATACGTTCTGCAGGAGAAACTAACCAAACAGTAAACATACCCATGATTTTAGGTTTATTGTCTTCAATCCAAACTTGTTGCCCTTTGATGTCCCAATAACGTTGACATGCTTCTTTGCTGAGACCGAAACCACCGTAGCAGTTGTTGTAAACGACTTTTGCCATGAGTGCTGTATGTGTACTTTAATAGTATAGGGTGAATTGAATCAGTTGTCAGTGGTCAGTGTGCCAGTTCAATAAGTGTCACATCATAATCCTGCCAGTGAGAGGTGAAGTAGTTATAATGACTGTCAACGTCTTTTTGATTCATTTCAAGTTCTTTACCCCATCGCTTACACAACCAGTTATTCTCAACGATTAGATAAAACTCATAAGTCTCTTCATTCTCAAAATCTTTAACTTTGAAGGATTGAGTAATCATAGTGCTGGTTCAATTCCGTTATCAAGAAAAACATAATCATACCTTTCGCCGTATTCTTCACAGAGAGATGCAATCGTATTCTTTCTCATAAATCTACGAGACATTGCTTCTTCGGCAAGTTTGTAAATTTCGTTGTAGTCCAGGTCTTTGCAAACTTCTTGAGAAAGAAACTTTGCGAGTTTAAGAGATACTTCAGTACTCATTCAAAACCTCCTTATACCTTTTAACTTCGTGATTGCATTTGCTACAGTGAAGAACCCCATCCCAGTCATCGTGAATACTGGTTTCTTTGTAGTATCCTTCATCACATTTCTCACAATCTTTTTCCATACGGTCAATGTGAGTATAAAAATCCAGTTGCTGTTCTGGGTTCATCATTCTCCCCACCCTTCAAAGTATTCTGTAAAGAAACCAAATGCTAAACCAAATTTGTATTGTTGAAAATCTACACTAAAAAGAGAAGAACCGAAAAAAGAAAACAAGATGTTAATACCACCAGAAGAATGAATTATACCACCAGGAGTTTCATAATTTACCCAAAGTAGTGCTCGGTTCTTGATAATACCAAACTGCAAAGTGCGATCTACTTCACCATTAGTCCAAATTTTCTTATCAAATTGAAAGAGTTGCATTTCAATATTCCTCAATAAAAATGTAACCAACACCACCACAGGTTTCGCAAGGATAAAGATAACATTCACCCCAAGAATACTCTGGGTAATCATCAACTACGAAGTTTGTAGCAAATACTTCACTAACATCTTTAAAATCTTCCAGTTCGTTAGGGTCGTCTGCTGAAACATAATGAAGTGTCCAAGATTTTCCGTGAGTTTCGCAATCAGGGCACTTACGAATTTCTGTTACACCTTTAATGATGTTACGAAGTTCATCTGCGTCAAGCGTAATTCCGTTTTCAGAGCGTTGCATTATCAGTGAGAAAAATAAAGAACTTGGTCTAGAACATCTTGAATACCTTGTTCGGTGGTAATCAAGTTTGCGGCGACTTTAGATTTGAGATAAGTGTTTGGAGTTTGAATCCAGTGCCTCATCGCATCATAATCCCCACCGCACAATGAGTAAAGATGCTTAAAGATTTCAAGAAACTTTACATCATCATACCAATCGGTGACTCCTAAAATTTCACCTGCCTTTCCAGCAGACTTTTGAAGTAGGTGTTTATCAGAAATCATACTCGAAATCCGTGTTGTTGTGCTTGGGCGATGATGTTCTCGTAGGAATGAGAAGTCAACTCAATATCTCGGTCATACAGAAAATCCTCTGCGTCTTCTGCAAGAGTTTCTTTAGAAACTTTAAGAATACCTTTTTCCAAGTATCCATAATCCCTTGATTCAGTCACAGATTTAGTTTTCCCACAAACATCGCACTTTCCTGTCCAATGTGAAGAACAACCGACAGAATATTCACCATACTTAGTTCCACATTGGTTACATACTTGATATGCTTCTTGAAGAGTCTTCGCAGTAACCGAAGTTTCTGTAGGAAATTCTACGAACATAGGCATAGCATCCAGTTCCTCATCAGTATACTGTGGATTATCAGGATTCTGAGTAAGGGAAAGTCGTGCTTCAAGATCTTTGATTTTGGAGAGTGATTCCTCATAAGTTTCCATCAACGATACATAATCTTTACTACTATACAACTGCTTATCTTGCAGTTCGTATTCTTCCATCAGTTTATCCAGATACATCTTTTCGTTAGAATCGCTGAAAGCAAGACGACAGGCACCGTCCATAATACTGTATTCGGCAAATCCAACAGCACGAAGAAAACCCCGGAAGAGATCATAATATTGATGCACATTTAGATCTTGTGCAGGTGCCTCAATCGTGATTGTATGCTTATCAACGATTTCTGGGAAATACTTACTCGGAGTTGATTCGGAATCGTTGACGTAAGAAAACTGGACTTTTGCGTTGTAGGACATAATGAGTTGCGTTTCAATGTAGTTACTATAAAACCCTTGACGGCAAAAGTCAAGGGTTAGTGGGCGGTTCAGAAACTGTCTACTCTCCCCAATACTCATAAAGAAATCCATTTGGAGTTGAGTAGTGAATATGAACTACTGTGCTACAACTACGAATATAGGACGAACACACAGGGCAGGGTCTCGCATTTCGTAGTTCTTGTCCTCCGTGACCACCTACACGACAAACAATAATTGTATCAGCATCTTCTTTTGCTTTTATAAGAACTCGCAACTCTCCGTGAAGGTAGATTTTATTTTCCAGTTGTGGTTCGTTGAAAATCCTTGCAGCATTCTGTGCCGCCCAATACTGAATTGGGTGAGTAATTTCATAAGAATTTACAGCAGAAGCAATAATACGATTTTTCTTCAAAAGAATCGCACCAATCTTCTTCGGTGCGTCTGAAGACATAGAAACTGCATATGCTTGCTTAAGTATTTCCCTCTTCAGTGGAGACTTTGTTGCCAAGATTTGCGATTTCATTAGAAAGTTCAGTTAGATCGTTTCGGTCTAAAACTATTAAATCATTTTGTGCTGTGTATGTCCTCACATAATCACAGGAGAGTGAGAGGATTGCAGATACTAACTTTGATTCTGTATCTGCACCAGCATTTCTTGCATCCCACACTCGGGTCATAAACTCTTGTGCTTTGTCACTCATTTTCTTTAATGTTGTAGATATAATGGTTTGAAGTTTCAAATGTTCTTGTGTTTTCCACAGAATATACAGTAGTATCAATCTCATATCCAGGGTTTTTGGAGATGCGATTGAATGTCCAAGCACTATCATACCATATAATCCTGTTGTTTGGATAGGCATAATAGTTACCAGTTTCTACCTTGAATAAATGAGCACACTTATGTTCTGGCGTTTCAGAATAATTGAAATCAGTCATTCCTTTATTCTCAAATCCCCAGTCAAGTGTGAACATATAGTTACCTTGAACTTTAGTATTGTCTGGACGAATAAGTTCTGCTTTCAATCCAGCAAGACGATTTCTTCGTTGAACATCAATATAAGAAGAAAAACAGTCCCAATACATTATTTGATTGAGTGGTTCTATTTCAGCATCAGGTTTCCAACAAAGTGAGTGTAATGGTCTGCGTGTCCAGTTTACGCCATTTTCCAAAAAACACTCAAACAATGGAACTCTTTTTTCCATTGATGCCACGGAATGAACATCACATTTCGTAACTTCTCCGTGACCTTGTTGGTGATTATATAAAAATTCATTACGAATGTAACAAGACCAATCTGGTAGATTATGATTTAGATAAGACACTAATTAATTCTTCTCAAAGTTGTTTCTAAATTCTTCTAATTTTTCTGGTTCATTAAGAACTGTATTAAGACCATATTGAGCAATAAATGAATTAAGAACTGGATCGTCTACAGATTCCTCAAGATAAAGTCCACTCACCTTATTGTAGAAGTTCTCAACATCTTCAGTGACATAAGTACCAGTATCACTATCTAATCCTGACTTTGCATATGAATATAAGGCATTAGTAAGGATTTCAAGTTCTTGCTCGGACAGTTGAAAAGTAACTTTGTATTGTGACATTTGGTTTAATGTTTTCTTTATTTAGAATCAATTAAGTTTTTTAGGTTTGCTGCACTCATTACACACAGTAGAAAATCCGTACTTAAAGCGTTCGATTTTTTGAAAGTGTCCTTATGACATTCGTATTCTTTTAGAAGTATCTATACCTCTTTTGTTTTGATACCGGGTAAGTGGTCCTGATGTTGATACATATCCAGTTTCAAGGCACATCCATTTTTGTGAGTTTGTTATTTTACTACCTATTTTACCACCTATTTTACCATTTTCAATTGTTTGTTCTGCAGTTAATCCAAAAATTCCTACACCAAGTTCTTTTGTTTTTTTACCACCCTTTTTATTATATTTTTTACCATTTTCCATTCTTTGTTCTGGGGTAAATCCGCATATTCCTATACCAAGTTCCTTTGCTTTTTTACCAGCTTTTTTACCATCTTCCGTCATTTGTTCTTTTGTTCTTCCACAAATCCCTGTTTTATTTTCCTTATGTTTTTGTCCTGATATTTTCCCACCTTTTTTACCATCTTTGGTCATTTGTTCTTTTGTTCTTCCGTGAACTCCTATACCAAGTTCTTTTGTTTTTTTACCAGTTATTTTACCTGAATTTCTACAAATTTCTAAAGAAACCTTACCACCACAATTTTTATTAAGACACCATTTATCAGTATTATAAAATGATTTAATCAATCTTGTTTCAACTTCTTGTGCTTTAATCCATCCTTCATCTGTATAAGAAAAGACTTCAAGTATTTGTTTCTTTGCTGTATAAAAATTCCAGCACCACTTATGAGTATATGGGGAACCCCAGTATTCCTCACCAAACTTCGTTTCCTTATGAACTCCATAGTAATAGTAAGGAACTTCCTCAAAAGTAATTTTGTATATGTAAATTCTTGGACTTTGTGAAGTCATCGTTATTCTATAAGAACTGCATTATTATTTATAAAAGTTTATAATAGAAAAGGTGCCCGGAAGCACCTAATCTTGTCCGTAGAGAATTGCAGTTCCTATAGACAATATTATTTATTCATCTATTTTAATAGGTTTATCGCAAGAATTGCAATAATAACTAAATCCAGTCTTAAAGTATTTAACTGACTGAAAGTTTTCCAAATTCAGTGGTTTGGTTTCTTTGCACCGAGAACAAGTTCGTTCAGCGGGGAGTGATGATAATGTCTTTTGCACCTTGAGTTTTGATGTGATTTTCCCAAAAAATCGCTCCCTCCAGGTCAAGAAAAATTGCAGTGTGCTGAACATAAGTTTTTTTCTTTGGTTTGAGATAAATGACTTCGTATTTCATTTTTCGCTTTCTTTGAGTAGTTTAATTTTATCAAATTCTTTGGGATAAATCAAGATGCATACCTCTTTCAGTCTTTCTTCTGGATACTTATTAATACAAACTGTAATGTACGAGTTACATATAAACTGAATAGTACCAACATAATCTTTATACTGAACCACAAGACCTTCATAAAATGTCATTGAAACCTCTTTAGAACCTTATTGTTAATATCATAAAGACCAAGAGCGCCATCAGGAGAACCACACTCTGGATCCAATACAATAGAGTTTTCATTCATAAAAACTGTATGATAATGACCCGAAACAAGTACATAATCTTGTGTTCGGTTGTTCTTCCACCATTCAATTCTTTGCTTTTTTTCTCGCTGAATTGGACCGTAGAGCATTGTAGACTTTGTGGATCTATTCAATCTATCTTCATATATTAGACAATAATCATCATACTCAGGAACTTCAATACGACTTGAAAAGTATGCGTGTGCAACTCGGTATTCTATTTGATTTTTATCCTGAAATACCACACCATAAGGCATTGTATTAAGAAACTCATACAATTCTTCCAAAGAAATATTAGAGTTCTCAAAGTCATTTAGAGTTCTTTGAAGATCTTCACCAATAAAAACGTTATTACCTTTTAAATGACGGAGTAATTTGTTTTGATGATTGGATTGAAGACAAATCGCAGAGTTATTCTCAATTTGTTCTTTGACCTGATTATATACGGAAACGGAGTTAGTGTTTTCTACACGAGAATCAAATAGGTCTCCCAGAAACAATGGAGTTAAATTGTGATTAATACAATACTCCAGTGCAGATTTCAGTAAATGTGCCTGAGAATGCACATCACTGATTAATGCAAATGACTTCATTGAATTTTTCTTGGTTATGAAAACATTATACCATAAAAAAGAGGGTCTTGAGAACCCTCTGTGTGCCAGTTTGAAAAGTGGTTTTAATCAACGAAGTCCATATTTTTTGATATCTGCTTGTGCATCATCTCTTGCTTGAAGTTCTTTACCTTTTCTATATTCGCTACCAGATCCTGCTCTATTTTTTCTTGCTTGTGATGTTGAACGCTTACGCCATTCTGGTGTATCCACCATATTAGAAAGACTACGAAGAATAATTTCTTTATCACCACCAAGTTTTTTTGCCTGTCTTTCAATTTTACCACGATTCATTTTTTTGAATCCCTCATCAAGAACTTCTTCACAAATACTCTCCTTCCAATCTTCACTCATATTCGCCATAATAGCAGTTGCTGACTCTTCAGTATCAGCATAACCTTCATCAAGAAGATGTGTGAGGATTAGGTCGTAGAGGTCTACTTCTTCTTTTCTAGTGTTCCCATGAATTGGTTCCAGTCCTCGTCTACGACGGGATTTATTACCAGCACCTCTGTCTCCAAAATCAGAATATCTTTCTCCTTTGCCACCTGTTGATTTTTTATCTCGTGGACGTTCATCGCGAACTCCAACATTAAAAGCAGTGGCACGATCTCTTGATGATACATATGGACTATGTTGTTTTGCAATCATCTTGTCCTTACGAGGACCATCCATCATTGCCTCATCAAGTTCATAAACACCTTGATATGCGTCTAGAAGATCTAGAAATTCTCTTGCGTTCATTTTACAAATACGTTTTAGGTATTTATAAAAAAAAGAATCCTCTCTTTTTGAAGTGGATCATCTATTTTTATTTAATCTTTCTACATGCTTTTTATTTAATCTTTCTACATGCTTTTTATGTCCCTCTTCATCTCTATAAATGTGTCTACCGGGAACTGTTAGGTTATATCCAAGTCTATCTTTTCCACCATGCCATTTATCTTTTCTTAAAAATTTATCAGCATTTTGTTTAGCAAAAGTCCTTTTACCTTTTTCAGTTTTCTTTTCTTTAAATCCCTTTGATTTTTGTTGAGGTCCAATAACCTTAATTGCAGTTATCATATTACTAAATCTACTATCAGAGTCCCTTTCACCACGCTCTCTTTTAGCTTTATCTCTTGCAAGATGTCTCTTCATTTGAGATTGCATTTTAGGTTCATTCATTGGCTTAAATGCTTCAGCAATCATCATAAACTCCTGAAAGGTTTTCATATTAACAAATACTTTTTAGATATTTATAAATTTTAATCACTCAAATAGATTCCCATATTATCCTCTAATAATAGTATCAAAACCCTCCTCGTTTGTTGGAAGTTCATATTCTTTTATCATTCTCTCAAGGACTTCTGGTGGAATGACTTTACCTGGTCTTTGGGTATTTCTTTTGAGTGCTGTTTCTAATGATACCACAAAGTACACTGCTGTTTTTTTATAAGTATCTGGAATATGCTTAAGTTTCTCACGTCTTTGCTTCTTGGTCAAATTTGTTTGATCCCAAATTATACTCTTACCATCTTCTATTGCTTGCCTAAGAACCTTCATCATAGCAATCTGTGCGAACCTTATGTTTCCTTTAAAAACAGTATTATAAGATTGCTGGCGTTCTTTTGCGACCTCTTGAAGAATGTCATCAGAAGAAACGCGAACATATTTTTTGTATTTTGGATCATTGGAGAAGGTTGATTTTCCTGCAGTAGGAATGCCAACAAGCATTATCAGTTCCATTTCAAGTTACCCCACATCCAACGAGCACTTTCAATTTTCGTTTGGGAACTCAAAGATTTTCCAATCATTTTTATCAATACCTCTTGAGAACCTTTACCCGCTTTCATTTCATACATTATAGGAACATATTTAGTCAGCAAGATTTTCTGGACGAACTCAACAGCGAAGTCTTTCTTATCAGGATACTTTGTATTTCCAGTCACAAAGAGTTCCGCCAAATCACAGGCAACGTCTTCCAGACCCACCCAGAATGCCCTCTCAAAAGAGCGTAGGCGTTGAGCGTCCTCTGGTGTCAGCAGCGGCACCAAATCGTCTACAGAGTCGTCTAGGATGGTCTGAAGGACATTCTTCTCCTGACTGATGCTGTCTTTGGAGCGGTGGCGAAGCACATAATCATCTGCCTTGATCTTAATCATATGACCAGAATCAAAACGAATTACCACACCCTCCAAGTCTTCCCATTTACGGATGTGTTCTACAATCTTGGTGATGTCTTTGTCATCACCAGCAATTGCTTTGACTATAGGAATATTCCATGATTCGGTATATCGCTTCATAATATCATAGGGAACATATTCACCAGTATTTAAATAACGAATGCCAGTCAGAATCAGTTGATCTTCAGGATAATCAATGACAATACGATTCTTACGAGAGCACCATTCAAAAATAGGAGTGGTTCCCTTTTGGATACATTTATTAATAAAGGTGGAATAGTGTGATTTATCAGAAATGAACGCTTCTGCTTGTTCAGAAATATCAGTAACACCTGCCTTGGTTGCGAGGAGGAAACCCTCTTTGGTGGAAATATGACGAATCATGGATCCATCAAGTTTCTCTAGAACAACGTGAGGTTCATACAGATTGATTCTATTCAGTTGAGTTTCTTCCTTCTCACCAGCATTAAAGAATTTATTGTATGGTCTTGAAATAAGAACTCCATTATCATCAAAAATCAAACCACGACATTCCCGACGAACAGAAGAACCTACAGGGTCATTAGAGTCCCACTTAAAGGTTTCCTCAAGTGCGACCATATACTGAATTACGGTGTAACCTTCTTTCTCCATTACCCGGAACTCATCTCTACCTTCAATATGAGGAAGAACGTCATGAATGGTTTTAATTTCTGGGAAGTCGTAATTCATCATTACTTTGATTTATAAGGTCATTATAGCAAAAAAGGAGGGCGTTGAAACCCTCCTTGTACCAGTTTAAAAATTGTCTACTACAGAAGGTTATGGTGATGGAGTAGAATTTTGTTTTTTGTTTTTTACTGTTCGTGCAATTTGTTTTACAAGATCAACAGTTCCTTTCACTGCTTGAGTTACATTACGTGATGTTTGTGCAGACTTTGCTTTAGCATTTTGTCTTTGATATTCTTTTCTTTTTTTGAGTGCTTCTGCTTTTTCTTGTTGTGCCCGAAATAGTTGAGATGTAATTTTTCTTTTAGTTTTTGATTTTTTTCTTGCTGCCCTAGTTAAATCTACGGATCTTTTTTCACGAGCATCTGATTCTGCCTTAGCAGTTGCAACATCTTCCATAAACACAGAAAAGGATTTCATAAGCACCAAAAACTCTTCTAGTATTTATTTAAAGTTCTTCGTGATAAGGCATAAAGACATATTCTTCAGGTTCTTCACCCTCAACCACAAACTCTTCAAAAATTGCATGTGAGTCATCAAAGTGTTCTTTATTCACAAGATATTGCATTCGGTTACAATAAAACTCTTCAATTTGGTAGATGCTCAAGTTGCGCTCTGCTTGTGTCATGTAAAATACTACTTCAAAATTTATACAGTTTGATCGTGATTAATTAAGTTGCAAATGCTTCCACCACACGAGATTCTTCATTTTCCACAAGAGCAAATTTTTCTGCTTTCACAATATATTCACGAAGTTTTGGGTAGTATTCTTCATACCCTTGATATTCATAATGATTAGAAATTAAGACAAAACACTCATCATCAGTTTCAGCAATAACATTCCATAGTCCCCCGTATTCCGAACAGGGAAAACTGATTGCGTGGTCAACGATATACAGATATTTCATTAGTTTGGGTAAATTACTCCTTAATTGTAGTAGAGTTTTGTGTTTTAGTCAAGAGTAGTTGGCGTTTAGTTTCTGTAGTCATTAATTTCAGTCTATAGTAGTAAAACGGTCACTCCAAAGAATGTAGAACCTTTCGCTAAGGTTCTGAAGCATGGTATATCGTTGAACGATTTCGCTGTCAATTGGAAGATCAACCATACCATAAGGACAAGCAAAATCAAAAGAAGTTGACGCTTGCATGAGAACTTCATTAATCAGTTCGTGTTCGGCAAAGGTCAAGAGAACTTGAATGTCACCTTGAGCAATGTGAGAATCTTCGTTGGTGTCTTCAACAACCGGATAGTTGGGAGTAGGAAGAGAAATCATAATTTGATTTTGTTTACAAGGTTATTATAGAGTGTTTGAGTGAGAAGTGAGAGCATCCTTGTGCCAGTTTAGCAATCGCCACTCTCCAGGCAGGCACTGACATCCTGAATTTCCTTTGCCTTGCGCGTGAGTTCCTTAAGATGCAGTGAGAGGATGTTGAGATCGTCTTCTGTGCGTCCCATAAGAGCATCATAGACTCTCTCAAAGGCCGCTGCGGTTTGTAATGTGAGTTGTCTTTCCATTATTTGATATTATGTTAATGAAGGAATAAATTTTTTCATTTTTGACGAACCTGTTCTACTTTAGTTTGGTTACCATCAAGATTATATTCTTTATTTAAATCTTTATTCCACACAGTTCCGTGAATAAAACCAACGCCACCAAAAACAATAGCGGCGATCAGAATGGCGGCACCTCTTTTAACTTCATCTTCAGTGGCATCATCATTATCAGCGAAATCAGAAATGTTAAGTCCTACAATTTTCTGAGTCAACCAAGTTGCACCAGCACCATAAGCAGTCATAAGAATCAAAGGAGTAAAATACAAAAGAAGGGCTGAACCTCCAAGAAGTCCCATCAACCAAATACCACCAGATCCACCACTAAAGTCTAGACTGCTTCCACCAGAATTTTCACGAATCTCACGGAGGTTGATGATTTGTTCTGCACCATAAACATTTTGAAGTTGTTCTTTTGCTCCACCAGAGGTGCTTGCACCAACTTCAATGTCAACATAACCAGATTTACTCCCAAGCCAGCATTTTGCCGTCCAACGTCGTGATGCCATAATAAGATTCCTTTGAGTTACTGTGTAATTATACTAAAAAAGGGTTGCTTGTGACAACCCCCTGTGACAGTTTTTAAATTGGCTCAACCACCCCGTTCCTGAAGAGACCTTACCATCAATTTGGAAAATTTTTCCATTTGTTCAAAATGGACTGTTGCTGGATTATCGTTGATTGCTAGTTTAAGTGCGATTAGTTCTTCCCATTCTTCAGTACTTAATGGTTTAACATTAAATGTAGTAAATGTCATTTTATCTTATAAATTTGCACATTGTAACAGTATTTATACAATTATGTTGGTTTGCTAACAATTTATTGTAAAACTCAATAATTACATCTCACCAAAGAACGGACCAAAAGATCCGCTGCTGCCAAATTTACGACTATCTAATTTTTCTAGAAGGATTTGAGTTTTTTCAATGCTATCAACAGCATAAATTAGATCAGCAATTGATTTGATTACCAACGGACTCTCATTTCTTGAGGCAAAAGAAAGTGCATTTTTTAGATGACTTTGTGCTTCTAATAGTTCTTCTTTGACTTTTTCGGAAAGCATTTTAATCTCCAGTTAATAGTATTAATTTAGTTTAGTTTGTGGATTAAGTAAAGTACGGCAATCCTCCTCTGGAAGCATACACATAGCGCAGGATGCAATTTGATAGACATCTTCTTTTGAAAGTCCGTCCAGTGTCATACAGGGTCCGTCTCCAAAGGCAATAGAAAAACTATAACCATCATCAGGGTGGCAGGAACCACAAGTTTGGATTTGTTTTTTCATTAAAACTCATTCATTCCAAGAGGTCCAGTTACTTTTTTAAGAAGAAAACTACCATCACCTCGATCTATCCATACTACCTCATCACCGGTTTTAAGATTTGCTTCCTCTAACAGGTCGTCAGGAAATTGAATATAATAGTCATCCACACCATTTTCAATTTTTCGCTCAATAGGAAGACGCCACTTGACTACCTTATCTGGTTTAGGTTCTTCTGGAGATAGTTTAGAAAGATATTCCATATCACTATGTCCCCAGGGTGGCATACAATCATCAATTTCTTGTTGCTTGACTTTACTTACAGTTTCTTTCCAGGCATCTTTAAACTTTGTATCAAATTCTTGAAGATAATACTGAAGATACTCATCTACAGCATACATAAGAGTTTCTGTTTTCTTTAAATTATGATTCTCAAGAGCATCTATTGCACTATCCAGAATCTCACGGGCACTACAGATTTTTGATGATACAGACTCAAGTTCGTTGAGTGAGTTCCACACCTTTTGATAATCAAGAGTCATTTTGATTTAGTCTGTTTTGGATTGCTTGTTGAATTATAACCTGGATTTCAGAAGAAGTAAAGTGATTCATAAATGCCCAAGTAGGGTCATTTTTATCCCAATCCATCGTATAAGACCCATCAGTATTTTGAGTAATTTTAAGAGAATCTATTTCTTGAGTCATTGATAACTTTCCATTACAATATCAATACGAGCATCTACTGCATTAATAGAATGTATGGTCTCACATAAAACATTTGTAGTCTCAATGTTCGCCTCCTCAAGGCATTTAATGTCCTCAAGAGCACCATTATACTTTTCTTCAAGAACATTCATTCTTTCTTCAAGTTCTTGAATGATTTGATATAAACTAGGCGATGCATTTTCATTACCATAACGAGAAATCATATAATCATAAAAATTTTTCATTTTGGTTTTTTGATTTGCTGAAAGGGAACATTGAGAGTATCTGCATAAGTAACCGGGCATTCTGACGTTGAACCGTAAGTAATAACCCATTTGTTCAGAAGTATTATAGCACATTCCTTGCGATATGCAAATGCTTGCTTGCGTTGGTCAAAGTACTCTTGTGATTTGAAAGGAAGGGTCTCTGCATCCTCAAGAAGTGAATACTCAATAGTGTTCACAAAGTTTAAGTAAGTTTCTTTAAGTTCTTCTGTTGGGTTTTTTACCAGACATTCAATAAGTTCTTCAATGTTCATTTTTTGGTTTTGTATCAAATACTTTATAAGAATCTTTCACTAATTTATATCGTTTGAGATATGAGTCGCAATGTTCCTTACAAACAAAAAAGCATCTTTTAAAATCCTTACCTTCCATAAACTCCAAAGTTACAGGAAAGCTTTCGTGAAAAGTTTCGGATAGGACTAATACACTTGCAGGAGATTTTAGAGTTGGATTTTTTTGAATTTTTGTTGGTTGTTTTCGTTTCAATCAGTTTCCTCATAAAGTTGTTGAGATTTTTCGTAACCCATTCGATAAGCAGTTTTTAACCATTCCATCATAGAATCTCGATTTTGTGTCTCATAGTCAGTCCAAAATCTTTCAGCACGGATGTGAAAACCTTCTTGTTCATAAAACCAATTTTCAAATTCATCTTTCATTGTTCAGTAAAAAGTTTCTTATAGTATTCATTGTACCTCATGTAAGAGGTAATGGAAGGTTTAAATCCTAAAGAGTTACAACACTCAATGTAAAGGTTAAAGTTGTACCAGGGAGTTGAATTGCACAATGCAGGGTAGTTTTTATTAGTGTACCCCATATTTTTTCGTAAGTCAATCATAAATTCTAACTTTTTTTTAGATAAAGTAAAAATTCTGTTCAATTAACCTTTGATAATTTGTCATTTAATTCTTTTTCAAGATCTTTTGCTATCCTGTCATATTTGAGATTCTGTGTCCAAGTGGTAATAAAGTTATTAGGATGAAATCTTACCATCCATAAAAATCTTACCATATTTATTTTCATCATTTTGACGACCAATAGAAAATAATCGACAACATTCTGGTCTGTAATCATTACATACAAAACAATTCCCAATACAAGAAGCAATCCGTAATTAAGTGAAAGCATATATCTGTTTATGATGTGAAAATATTTATTAATCTAAATGTAAATCACCGACTACTTTATTCAAATGGTGAAGTCATTTGTCAATCCTCCAGTGCTCATTACCTTCCCGTTGTATCCAAAAAAAATATTTCCTATTTATTGAAGCAAGAAAAATCATATTACCATTTTCCTGCTCCACTTCGCAAGCGTGAAAAGATTGCATAATGTTTGAGAACCTGTTCTTTGCTTTGGAACTCAAAGGAGTCACATTTACAAATTTTTTCTTGGTCACAATCATTTGGTTGGTTGCTTTATGAGTATATTATACAAGATTTTTGGGTTCTTTGGTGAACCTTGTGACACCTGTAGGATTGTCCTCACGGTGCTTCTTGATAAAAATGTTTGCCTGGCGAACCGTGCTCACATCTTCCAGTTGCTCACCATTGTAAATAATGACAAATCTCTTTCCCCAAGGGACTGTTGCATACCCATCCTCAAGAATAAATCCTCCCGTCTTACTTGCCATAATAATCTAAGTCCTCGGTGTAACGCTTCAATATAGTAATACATAATTCGTTGTAGAACTCCATATTCTCACTCAGTTGTTCGGGTGAACTGTCAAAATCATTCGTGAGTAATTCAATAGTTCGTTGAGAAGGAATATCTGCAAACAGAAGAGTTAAACCTGCAACAATATAAGAAGCAGTATGATGCCCCGGAGAAATATTAGGCATCCCAATGATCTCATCAAATGGTTTGGGTTCAATTTCCTCATATTGAGGCATGTTCTCACTATACCAGGAAATTGCCCCCATACCACACATATAGACACAACCTTTGAGAAGATAGTCCTGTGCTTCCGCAGTCATTGTAGAAAGGTATTCTCTCTTTGGAACTTCACCTTTCTTGAGTGCTTCAGTAACTTCATCAGGAGTATCATCAAACTCGTGATCCTCATGAAGAATATTTGAAAGGTCATGTCGTTTAATTAAGCACTCAAAAAATTGGAGTGAAAATTCAGTGGTCTCTTCAGTTTCTTTCTTAACTTCAGCAATACGAGACTGAAGTGCCTTGATGTCAAATTTTTCTTCCATTATTCAGTGAGAAATTGTTTTTCGTAGTTTAAAAGTTCTTGTGGTGTTTCTATGTAGTTACTGACAGAATCTGTTGGTTTATGATACCAGTTTCTACCGTAGTTTCGCTTCATCAGTTGAATATCTAAATGTTGATACTTTTTATCAGTAGGAACATAAATCTTGAAGTCACCTTTTTGATTTGATGTCAGTAATGAGAGTTGGCGATTCTCTTCTGAGGTGATATCAACAGTTGTACATGCAATGTAAAAGAGTTTCTTAAATTGATCATATTCATTCAAGTAAATCTCTGAGTGATCCATAATCATTCTTCCCATAAATTGAGGAGAATAGCAATGATCTTTACAGAGTGGCCATTTGGAATCCTCTTGTTTTTTCTGAAGAGCAGTGAGTGTAATGTACCCTGAAGGAATGGAGAGAGCGTGTACTAGATCGTAATAAGGTCTTGTAACTCCTCGTAGTACGTCTTTGTCGTTTAGTTTTGACCTCCATAGATCTAGATTTGATGTGAGTGCATTGAACGCAATGAGACAGTAAGTATCAATACGATATTGAGTTGTAGGTTTCATGAATTACTTTTTGATTACGTCAGCAACGAAGTTACCCTTTACAAATACCTCGTCAACCACATTCTGCACACGGCGAGCAGTTGCAATGCCAACTTTGTTATTGTACACGGGAATGACCACTTTGCCAAATGGTTTGATGTAGTTAGAGAAATCACCTGGTTCCAGTTCACCAGACTTCATACGGGCAGTATCATCAGGATTCACCCGAATGCAACGACCAATGCTCTGAACAGTAGAGATAAAGTTTTGTTGACGAAGAAAGATACAAGACTGAATACCAGGAACACTGATACCCTCGGTGAGAATACCAATATGTAGAACAACAAACTTACGATTGGAGTCAGCACCATACTCACTCAACGTATCCAGAAACTCAGTACGTGAAACCTTACGCTTACCCACATATGCTCCCAACTTGGAGGTAATATGCAGAACTTCATAACCATTGTCGTGCATTTCCTCCATAAAGGAAGTTTCAGAGAGCATCTTTATCATTACTTTGGTGTTCGGTGCCACCACCAGAACCTTGTTCATATCATCATCATTAAAAATAGTATCACATAGAGTGTAGAAGTCACGTTCGTGTGCAGTTTCTTTGTCACGGAATGAACCAACTTCCGTCACCGCAACCACAGGAGGAAGAATACTACCATTGAGAAGCAGTTCAGGTGCCTTGACATTATGAATCTTGGAACCAAATACCTCAGCATTATTGTTACCGGGTTTTGATGCAACTTGACTGAACTTAGGAGTTGCAGTGAGAGAATAGAAGTTCTTTGCAGTCTTACTGATTGCCTCTACAGCATCAAAGAACTTACCATTTACGGCATTATGACATTCATCCAAGTAAACAACATCAATGTCCAGTTCTGCTTTTACAATTTTATCCAGAGAATGATAAGTGGTAAAGATGAGTTTGTGACCTTCTGTCTTCTCATGCCAGTAAGCAAGTTCTAGAAAGTCAGTGATACGAGTGTGCTTGGTTTCACCACTATGAATGTGGGCGATAGAAGCATTATCAATAAACTTCTCAAACTCTTCGCTGAGTTGCTGGCAAAGAACTAGTTTCGGAGCAACCACTAGAATGGTCTGGTTACTTTCACCTTCGGTGAAACGATGCTTCGCATCGGCAATAATCATAATAGTTTTACCCGCACTAGTAGGAGCGACTGTAAGCATCCTAGAGTGCTGTCGCATCAGTCCAAAGACTTCTTGCTGGTGAGGACGCAAATCAAACATGGGTAGTTTCCTTGTGTACGAGATCATTATAGCAGTAAAAAAGTCCACTAGGAGGTTCCCAGTGGACGGTTTCTTAAGTGGTTCAGAGGCTTTAGAGATACAATTGTTTCTCAAAAGGAACAAACCTATTCTACACAGTTTTTATAGGGTTGTCAAGTAATTTAAATATTCTTGATAAAGTTCATTTTCTCTTTTATATGCTGCTATTTCATGTGATTGTTGATAATACTCCAAATCTTCCATACACTCACCCATATAATACCTTTTGGAGGACTTGAGTTTCAGTTCCCCCTTTACCCACTGTAGAATATGTTCACACTCATGTAAAAGTGTTTTCACATAGGTTTCCTTATCCAAGTGTGTATCCAGTTCTATTAGGAAACTTCTTGGACGATATGATCCTTCAGCAATATCACAATATCCATAAGCACCGTCTTTTTTCAAACTTCGGTGAAGAACTTCAATATCCAGTTTGTGTCGAGGAAGATACTCAGACACAAACCAACACACTACTTTTTTGCAAAGACGCTTGGAATAACCGTATCCAGTGGTTTGTAGAAAAATCATTTAGAAAGAATTGAGAATGGTGTAGGTAACACGAGTTCCCCAGTTCATAAGAATCATAAAGGATCCTACGAAAAGCAGTCTCTCAAGGGTTGAAAAGGTCATCAGGTCTCTTGGGTTGCTCACATACTATAAAGCACCTTGCAGGTGATCCTGAAGGTGCTTGTGACGGTTTGTGGAGTGGTTCTAGATCTCTACAGGTCCTGGGTATCTTGGTCCATCTTTAAGAGCAACTAGGTGAGTATTGACTACAGCAATCTTGGTTCCCTCCCACCAACTAGTTTCTAGTCTCATAGATGAAAACCTTATATCAGTATTACGAATGAACACTGCTTTGTTTTTATTTGTATAATATGGGAAACTATCTTCATTCCAAAAAGATATATGAGTTGGATCACACCAAGCACCATTACCTTCTGTAGATGGGACTTCAATAAATGCCCACCCTCCAGGTGCTAGAACACGATGTATCTCCCTCATAGTTTTAATAGGATCTCTTAAGTGCTCAATCACATGAGAAGCATTGAGTACTCCAACACTATTATCTTCTAAAGGAATACCATCGTTTAAATTGCAAGTAATATCTCCATCTTCTTGATCTATAGTGGTATATCCTTCTTTAGGGAATAAACCGCCACCCATATCAATTTTTAATAGTCCTTTATCATCAGCATCCTTTTCCGCAAGTCGTTGTGCATACTGATTATGGAGTTCTTTAGTTTTAATTTGAATTGCTTCATTTCTTTCTAGGAAACTATTATCTCCAGTAATTCTGTAAATATAAAGAACTTTAGGAATATGATAAAAATTAGTTTCAAGATAAGTTTTTATCATCAATTCATGGTCATCACATATAGAAAGTTCTACATTATGCCCACCAATTTGATGATAAACATCCCTTTTCCATGCTCTTACATGATCTGGAGCATACCAAATATAAGAAAGTGAGTGACTAGATGGTTCAAAAGAATTCATCGCAATCAGTTTCTTACCATTCCAGTCATAATTCGTATAAGTCCAACCAAATACGGGACCATAGGGAACAAACTTATCTTCCATATGATAAGTTGCATTATTACTATAAACAAAACCACACTCTGGATTATTTTCAAATGCTATTTCAAGTTCGTTTAAGCAATCTGGAGTAAGAATGTCGTCATGGTCAACTTCAACAAGAACATCTCCAGTTCCTAATGAGAATGCTTTATTTTTTACATATCCGATGTTAGTATTGTTTTCTTTGTCTTCGAAGATTTTTACTTTGCTATCTTTTGTGATTTTTTGCGAAAGTTGATTTTTAGTTAAAGATCCATTTAAATAAAGAATCCATTCCCAGTCATCGTGAGTTTGTTTTGTGATGCTCTCATAGAGTTCATCAAGATAAGAATGTTGTTTATGTGAAGGCGTAATAATACTAAATTTCATTTTCAATCAAAGAAGAATAAGTGAAATAATCTTGAGTTAGTTAGGTCTGTTCCAAAGTATTCATTTGCAGAGTGAATACATTTTGCATCAAAAAGAACCAGACGATTAAAAACATTGCCAGCGGTGTCTACAAGTTGAAATTTGGTCTTATCATAATAACCACCTTCAAAAACATTAGTATCTTTAAAATCATTTTCATTTCTTAATTTTGTATCTTTATGAGCATACAAAGAAGTCCCACAAGAGAATGGTGCATCAGGAGTTAGATATACCATACCGGCAAGTGTTTGTCCATCGCAGTGATACACTAGAGAATCTTCTGCTGTGCAATACTGAAATCTACCACACATTCCGTGAGTTTCAGTCCAGTTTGTAATCTTTTTCCCTATAATTTTCTCAAATGCTTCCTTCGTTCCTGGGGCAATATACTGTTGATTTGAACGACTGCCTTTATAGTAATTAAGATTTGGTTCAAATTCTTGTTGAAGAGCAAATTCTCTTACAGCATATGGGTCAGCATAAAAATCATCTACAATCCAAAGTCTCGGTTTGGTTGTTGTATTAATAGTGAATGAGTTAATAGTTTTTTCTTCACTGACCTTTAACAGAGCATAGTTATGAAGATTTTGTGGGCAATCCCCACTATCTTGATAGATGTTGGTATCAATTAAGAAGTAATAATCTGGAAATGGAAGTTTTCTTTCCGGATCTACGAGTCTTGTTGTTTGCTCCAGCATCTTATCATACTGCTTTAGTTCATCATAAGTTTGAGCAAGATATACAATGTGCTCATTTCTTACTGGGCAGTATTTTTCTGCTTTATGAAACCATTCTATTGCTTTCTCATAATTTCCAAGATACTTATACCCAAGACCAATAGAGAATGTAGAGAAATAAGACATCTCGTGAATACCTTGTGCATTTACGTGCTTTAGATATTCTTCAAAGTAGAAAATAAATCTGCGGGCAAACTCTTTTGAGTGTGCTTCTTTTAAGGGATAAAAATTTCCTCCATAACAATCTTGATAAGATTTTGCAATATACCAGAAGTGATAAGTATCCGTGAGCATTGTTTCTTCACGAATCATTTTTTCTTCAAGTTTAAGTGCATCAGTAATATACTTAGTTCTTATAGTATAACTTTCCCCATCACTGGTTCCCGACATTCTTAAACCGCGAGGAAGATTTAATCTCTCAAAGTTCTCTCCTTTATCATTATCCAGATAAATGATTTCGTGAGCGAGATCGTGTTGAAATCTCCAGGGTAGTTTTGCATTCCAAATCCAGGCACGATAGTAGATACAACCAGGATTAACTGCAGTTACATGAAAACTTTCAGTATTAGTATTATAGAAATAAGACCAATCAAAATCTTCGTCTACTTCTAGATATTCATCACAATCCATTTTCATGATCCAATCACACCCGTGGTCATTACGAAGTGTGGTTTGAAGTAAATGGTCTCGGTTCCAACCAAAACCAACCCAACCTTCCTCAATATTATAAATGAAACCAGGAATGTTCTTATCTGCAAAAAACTCTTTTACAATATCTGGTGTTCCGTCAGTGGAACCATTATCTTGAAATACATAAAAATCAATATGTCTCCAGACACTCTCAAGCATTCTACGAATACCCTTCGCTTCATTCTTAAACATAGAAATCATACAGATATTTGTACGGATTTCTTGCCCAGACTTGTGTGCCCGAAGAAAGTTATAGTATCCTAGATACTCGTTGAGCATTAGAACTGAACCTTGTTTCGATGCTTCTTCCGCATAAATTCCGTCTGCTTCGTAAATATGAGCAAAACGAAGGTTCTTTGCAACACTCCAACGAACCATGTATTGTGAAGTATCAATCTGTGCAATTTTAGGAGTGTCTGTGGGTGCAGTGCGAGGTTCATCATTTGCCCAGACCTGACCCCAAGTAATGATTGAAGCATCACTGTTGAGGTGTGATTGAATATTGCTCCACCAATTTGGATGAATTATATTATCATCATCTAAAATATAAACCCAATCATTATCACTTGGATTTAACTGATTCTTAATATATTCTAGACCAATATTGCGATTTGGATTTCCCCAGAACCCAGTCTCTTGTGAATGAATAACAGTAGCATTTTCTACTGTGTGCTCATTCTTTACAGTATCATCAAATACTACAACCCATTCACATTCTCTCGGAACTGAACCTACAATAAACTCAAGATTAAAAGGTCTACGAGAAGGAGTGACGATGAATACTTTTGAGTTCAATTCAACCTCGGTCTTCTCATAAACCCAACAAGTTTCTTGTGTGGTAATTTTATTTCCAAGAACTTCTTGAACTGCCTTTTCAACTCCAGGAAAATCGACATTAAGATAATCGTGCCCAGCAATTACGCCCCCTTGCTTTACTTTTGGGAGCCAAGAAATTATATCGTCTTTTACATCTTGGTATTCGTGTGAAGCATCAATAAAAACAAAGTCTAATGAGTTGTCTTCAAATTGCTTGACTCCTTGTAGTGATTTTGCACGAATACCTTTATAATACTTTCTTACTGGTTCCATATTATTCAGGAAAGTATCGTAAAGATTAGAAGTGTCCATTTCATATTGTTCGTGTTCAACACTTCCTTCCCACGTATCCACACAGTATAAATCAATATCTTTTCCCGAGTTTGCAATTTCTACCGCCATATAAGCAGAAGACATTCCTTTCCAAGAACCAATCTCTACAAATTTACTTCCAGATGAAAATCTTTTCACCATAGAACTATAAAGTTCTGGATAATTAAACCAGACTTCACCGAATTGCGATTGGTTGTAAATGTGGTTCATAACTTAGCTCTTTCCTCAATAAGTTTTAAAATTTCTTGATTCAGTTCTTGCCCTTTTGATGGGGCATAAAGTGCTCTGGGTCTTGGGTCAGTTCCTTCTGGTGGATCAGTAAGATAATAAACTGCCAGACTCTTTCTATAAACTCCTTCTGGACAAGTCATTGGAGTTGCAAATCCGTGCCAGGAATTGTGAGTTGTATCAAATAAAACTGCACGATTAAAGATATTATCTACTGTAACTATCTTTTCATCCGGTTTATTTATTAAATTATTATGAGACCAAAATTCAAGATTACCACCCCATTCTACATTCCAATTTTGAGTTGTATAAATGATAAGATTTAATTTTCTTTGAAGTTTTAATTTAGGATGAATTGAATAATCTAGATGGACATTTAATTTACCATTTTTTCCAAGTAAATGTAACCCACCACCATGCAATCCAATATCAGGGTATAGTGTTTTTATTCCTGTTATTTCTTTGAGTTTTTCAATAAACTCTGGAGAATTTAAATATGCAAAAGTTTTATAAGTTTCTGGTCCAAAATAATACCAGTTATTACAAGATCTTTTAACTTCCAGTTGGTTGTTATATTCAAACCACGCTGGGCAATTATATTCTGGAAATTCTTGTTCTATTCTTTTTGCTCTTTCAATATCAAAAAAATTATCTATGATATGATATTTCATATATGCTCATAATCTGTTCTTGAATGTATTTATTATACGTCTCATATGCTTGTGATCTTCCTGGACCCCAAATAATTCCAATTGCTCCTGGTACTTCTTGAGCAACATAAACACTTAAAGTATCAAGCGTATTCGTCAAGGTGAGAGGGATTAAATGCCGAACCGTGCTCTCATCGCCAAAAAGTTTTGTGAGATTTCTGATGCTGTGAGTGCTCTGTTGTATAATTTGTACGAATACATTATTCCATTAAAGGATCTAGCAAAGTTTGTATCCAATCCTGCTGTTATTCTTGTTAGGCTATCTCCAAATATTCTAGTTGTTGATAAAGAACTTCGTATAAAGATACCATTAATATAATATGAAAATCCATTTGTAGTTTTGATTACAACTAAATGGCATATATTTGGATAACTAGTATAATTCACCAATATTGTTGGGGCAAAATTATTGTTATGTACTCCTACTACAAATCCGTTAGTTCCAAAACAAAACTGATATCCTGCGTAGGCACTATTGTTATAATTGTAATAAGTATCACCAGATAGTCCATTTCCAGACCTATTTCCATAATATGATGTTCCAGAAAGACTTTCAGTATAGGAGGCATATATGGTTGAGTTTGCTTTTAACCAATATTCATACGTAAGTGAACCCTCAATTTGTGCAGTTGTTAAATTAGGAGCAATATTGGTAACATAATCATCAACCCCATCAAAACTCAAAGAACCACCATTAGACGCATTATAACCCACACCATTCACAAGAGTTCCATTATTTCCATTACCACTCAAATCAGTCCAAGTCGTTCCAGAACCTCCATAAGAACTTGAAACTCCCGCATCCAGATTCAATACTAATCCAGACTGAACTACTCCTTTGGTTGCAACGTGAGTTCTTCCTGTGTTTGTGAGTGCTGCCCAGTTCTTTTCAACACCACCATAAACACCCACCTTACATTACCTCCATAGGTGCAGACCATTCTGGAGTGTTTAAAATATCTAAAATCTCTTCATAAGTGTAATACCCCTGAATGGTTGTGAGTGCCTGTACTGATGGTGGTGGAGTTTCTCCGTCCCACTTTACAAACGTCAAAGTTTCATCCACAGATTTTCTTACAGTCTCGGCGGAAGTTTCTAATACCTGTGAGAAATCAATAAGATTGAGTTCTGATGTTGCAAAGATGCAAAAGTTTCTATCGTCGTACATATTAGTTTTTTAAATATTTATGTGAGACCATAACGTCCTTTAAGAGCATCATAGTTTTGTTTTACTTCTGTTGCGGAGAGTGCTCTGTTGTATATTTGGGTGTTGGAGATGTTGCCTTTAAAAATTCGTGAACCAAAAAAACTAAAACGAATTTGCGCAATAAACAAATCTCTATTGATTATATAATTAACGTTACCATTACTAGCAGTTCCCGTATATACTTGGATGCCATTTTTATATCCCAATAACGATGTTCCATTTTTGGCATAAGTTATATTTTGCCAAACTGAAGTTGTAATTTGAATACCTTTTCCTGCGCCAATTCCACCTCCACCAGTAGGTTGAAAGGTTGCTCCGTCGTGCCAAGCAAGATAAAAATATCTGTTTGTAGTTGCATCTTCAGATTGTAACACCCATCCCTGATTAAAACTAGTAGTGGCGTGATCAAAATCTATCATTGAAACAAGTGCAAGAGTTTGAACTGCGGGATTAACCCAAACAGATAAAGTAAAATTTTGGTTGCGAATAGTTGAGGGATTAGTTAATGAAGTATAATCATCAACCCCATCAAAAACAAAAGACCCATAATTGCTTCCACTATATCCCACTCCATTCACAAGAGTTCCATTATTTCCATTACCACTTCTATCAAACCAAGTCAGTCCAGATTTTGGATAAGACCTTGCATTTGCCGCATCAAGATATAAGACTAATCCTGATGTTACTCCCAGTGGTTCTTTTGCTCCGTGCATTAACATTTTTTATTTCCTCTTCTTTTTATATTCAAAGACCATAGCGGGACTTGGTTGCATTATAGTTTTGTTTGACTTCTGCTGCGGAGAGTGCTCTGTTGTATCTAAAATAATTATAAACATTCCCTTGCCCATTTCTACCTCCTTGTTGATCACTTCCAATCCAAGTGGATACTGGAGAAGGTGTTGTTGTTCTTGTAATTGATGTGGTGTTAGTAATCATAAGAGTTCCGTCAATATATACTTTATGCTCGTTGCTACCATTTGTAGTGTAAACATACATATGAGGAATTGTTATATCAGATAAAGTAGTAATCCTACCAATCTGGGTAAATGTTACAGAAGAACTTAAAACATAAAACTCTATATCTCTAGTTGCACCATAATAATTATTTGGATGTATGATATGTCCATTTGCCTGTCTAGAAGAAGAAATCCAACCATCCTTATTCCAAGTTGTAGTGACAGATTTTGCCCACACTATAACTGTTTCAGCATAAGGATTAGCAAGATTATATGTAACATAATCATCAACCCCATCAAAAACCAAAGAACCCTTATTAGCACTAGAATATCCAACCCCATTCACAAGAGTTCCAGTATTACCACGACCACTCAAATCAGTCCAAGTGGTTCCAGACCCTGGATAAGACTTTGGATTTGCTGCGTCTAAACAAAGAACGAGATTATCTGTTATTATTTTTGGATTGTAATTTATCGCCAACTTTATTTCACCTGTTTCTTATGAGAGTATTTATCAAATTTTATGAATCTTAATTTCTTTATAAAATGAGTGAGTGAGTTCATTAATTTCTTTTTTGATTCTTGCTCGTTCATCATTAGTTCGATAAACACTTCTTGCAAGTTCAATAAAATGAGAAGAAAAATCTTTAGTTCTTTCTAATTTTCTTAAATCATCTTCAATCTTCCATAGTTTTTGATTGACTTCTTTAAGTTTTTGTAAATATGACGAAAGATATACCTGATGATTTTTTGCAATTTCAATAAGATCATTTAGTTCTTGGGTAATGAAACTACTAGATGAATGTTCTGACTTGATTTGGAGAATAGTAATCTTATCTAATAGTTCACCGACTGATGTTTGAATGTTTATTTTCATTTATGAAGACTCATAATAATATTTTTTTAATTCTCATAAAACCTCTTGAACTTTATTTTTAATTTTAAGTATTCTATTACTCCACCATTTCCTTACATCTTGAGAACTTACTTTACTATCTAGAGTATTTAATACATCACTCCAAGTTTCGGCAAAAATCCAAGGAGGATTGTCTTCATATTTGAAAGTATTTTCTATTTCTTTTTGTATTCCAACTACAATAGGAATTGCTCCATTCATTGATGCCTCATAAAGACGAAAACAATCCAGAGAAGAATTACCACGACCACAAGGAACAAAAGTAGATTGAGAATATACTTTACACATTAGTTCTTTTGATAATGAGTCTCCAATCATATAAGGTGTAATTTGACGAAACTTACTTATCATTTCCACTCTATCCGTTTTAATTGAACCAAAAAAAGACCATTTTAAATTTTTATCTTCTTCAAAAACTTTACAACCATTTGTATAACCAAGAGGTATGTGTAAAGTATTTGAAGTATATTTATATTCTGGATGATGATATTGTCTTAAAAATAATTCACATTCATTTCCAAGTTCATTGTAGATTGAATTATTATCTTGATAAAATTCATCAGACAGCATAATAATAATCTTTGGTCTAAGTCTTTGTATCGTAGATTTTATATTTGAAAAATTATGAACTCTACAAGAAAAAGCAAAAACCTCACATTTAGATTGAGTATTTTCTAAATTTGAGGTATTTACATATTCAACATTTCCTTTTGGTAATATTTCATTTAACAAAAAGTCAGTTTCCCATAATCCAGTTTCAAACACATAATTCATAAAGGTCTTGATAAATCAAAATTATTTTGAATTAATTTAATTAACTGTTGATTTTTTGATACTACTCCAAGACCATAGGTGTGAGTAAAAGTACATTTTGGAAGGTCAATTTCATCAAAAAATCTCTTGACTCCATATTCATTACCAAAGGCACTTTCTACACAAGTATCGTGTAAAAGAATTACTCCATCATCACTTAAGAACTTACTCCAAGTTTCAAAATCATTCTTAACATCTTCGTATTTGTGACTTCCATCAATATGAAGAATATTAATCTTCTTATTCCAGGTTTCTGCAATTTCATTAAAATCTCCTTTAATAAAAGTCACATTTTCGTCCATAAAAAGTTTCTCTCTTTTCGTCAGAACATAATCATAATTATGTCCTCCAGTAAGTCCTGTAAAGTCATCACCCATAAAATTATCAATTCCATATACTTGACCAATTCTAGGCATAGCAAAGCAAAAGGTTGAGAACCCCCAATCAACACCTAAATCAACAGTTACTTCTGGTTTTAGATAACTTACAATCCATTCAGCAAATCTACGATGTCCAGTCCAACAGGTTGATGGAATATCATCAAGATTAGTTAAAAATAAGTTATCAATTGCTTTATGCCTTTCTGCAGATAGTAATGTATTTTGATTAAATGCTGTAGCAAAGACAGTAATATTTGGATTGTTTAATTTTTTAGAGAGTTCAGTGAGATATGAAAATGCTTGAGAGAGATAAGGTTCTCCTAGATTCATTGCTTCACTTACTGCGTGAAAAGCATAGTTTGCTCCTTTTGGAGTATCTTGAAGTTGTATGAGGCAAATACTACACTTAATGAAAGCAATAATTCTAAAAGTATCAAAGTATGATTTGGATACATTTAAATATTCTTGACCAAACTCAAGTGCCTTTTGATGATTTCCAACATTAAAATAGTGATTGAAAATAAACCAAATATAATACCAGTTAGTTTTGTCTTTTTGATATTCTCTTTCACAAATATCAAAGTAAAATAGTTCCTTTGAGACTGAACGATTAATCTTTTTTGTAATCTTAATAGAAGTTTCTATATGAACTTCATTTTCAAACTCTTCACTAGAAACAAACACAGGCATTTCGTGAACTGCATTTACCCACTTATAATTCTTGGTGCGATGAAATCTTGTATGAACTTCATTTGATTGTTGTGGTTCTTCTTCACCAATATCATCAAATCTCAAATGTTTAAAGGATGTGAGTTCATTCTCAATCATATTCAATCCTTCTAAAAATAAGTCTTGAATATCTTCATTAAAATCAATTGAAAATGCCCAGTCAGTTTTTACATAAGAAAGTGCCTGATTTCTTGCTACCGAAAAATCAAATTCCTTTTTAGATTGTGAATGCTCATAAACTTCAATTCCAGCGTCTTTAAGTAATGAAACTGTATTATCAGTGCTTCCAGTATCAACTACTACTGTATGAGAAAATCTTTTTGAGTTTTTAATGAACTTCTCAATATTTCTCTCTTCATTTTTAGCGATAGCATATAAAGTTACATTCATTTTAGTCTCCTCGGGTTTTGGTTTAAAGTTACACCAGTGAAAAATTCTTTGAGAATAATCATAATTCAAATTCCCATTTAGAAAAAATGTAGTCTTATTTTTAAAATACTCATCAACTGCTTGAATAACCCCACTCCAACAGAGAGCATAATCATCACCAGCAATTAATCCACCTGGTTTAAGTTTTGGATACCAAGCAGTAATGTCTGCTAAAACATTTTCATAATCGTGAGATGCATCTATAAAAATAAAGTCAATACTTTCATCATCAAATTGTGATGCAATATCTAAACTTCTTCCTTGAATTGGAGAAACAATATCATCAACTTCACATAGAGACATATTTCTTTGAAATATTTCTAATAATGAAGTTGAATTATTTCTTATATCATTTACTATTTCAGTATGCTCTTCACTACCTTCAAAAGTATCTACGGCAAATACCTTGATATTCTTTTTAGATTCCTTAATAAGTTGCCCTAAACAAGATGCAGACTTACCCATCCAGGAACCAATTTCAACAAAAGTTGAATCATCCGAAAACTTATTTACTGCTAATTTATAAACTAAATCAGAATCAAAGAATCCAGGAACTTCTTTCCAATTCATAGATAAAGACTCCAATCAATACAAGGGGAAATCATTTCTTTTACTGCGTGTGTTGAATAACCAGGAAGACAAGAAATTAAATATCTTCCTTTTTGATTTAAATCTAAAAACTTTTGATGGTCTGCTGTAGGTTCTACATTTGTAGAATATTGATAATGAATTCTCTTATCTTCTTTTAGTGTTTTGAACTTTGTTGCAAAAGTATTTGTAGTGGAAGGAACTGGTTTCCAATGAGAACTCTTTGTAATTAAAATCTTACTCATCAAATCCCCATACATTTCTGAATATTTGTCTTTGTGGTCATATAAAGTCACATAAGAAACTGGAAGTTCAAATCCTTCTTGTAAAATTGTATCCCAGTTTGGGCGATGAACATAATCATCTTCTAGAAAATAAATGATTGTATCATCATCAAAGTTCTTTGAAAGAACATATTCTAAAGTTTTTAGAAAACTTATTGATTCTCCTCCCGCATTAATGATATGAATATTCTCTTCTTGAGAAAGAAAGGTATCTTCAATCTTCCCATAATGCTCATCATAAATGAGAGTATAATTAGTGGTTTCTGAATTTAAAGTATTTTTGAAATTCCCAAATACTTTTTCCTTATTCCACCAATCTGGTCTTTCTTTATTCGGTTGTTCTTGTATCTTTGAATAATAACAATGTCTTAAGAAGACTTCAATTTTTTTCATATATTAAATTTATCATAAAGTTTTACATTTTCTTCTCCAATAATTTCTTCTGGAGAAGGTGAAGTTCTTTGAAGTTTTGGACGAATTTGATGAAGATTATCAATTCCCCAGGCATCATCTTTATCTTCGGCACAAGTATTTAGAATGTTGGAAAAATCGTGTTTATGAGATTCTATTTCTAGAAATTCATAAATCTTTTTCACTTCATTCTCTGGATTTTCTATAAGATGATTATAATCAACTAAATGAATATTATGTGAATGATGTTGTAATCCATAGACTAGACTTTGATATGGGTCACTTACATAATTTTTCCAAAGACATTCAATACGATTAGTTGTTGTGATGGGAGTTCCTTCTCGTCTTAAATGAGCATCTACAAAATTATTAGTTCCATTTTTTTCCAAAAGAATAATATAAGAAGCAAGAACTTCTGAAATTCTACGATTAGTTGCTATAATTTTTGGTTTTTGATGAATATACTTTTCAATTGAAGAGACATTCTTACACCATCCACGATGCTTATCTAATATACAAGGTTTTTCAATATGATTATAAAAATTTGAAAGAATTGAATGATAAGTATTGTATTGAATGTTATCTTTGTCGTATGTATATTGAATATCTAATTTAGAAAATCCTTCATCAATCCAACAAAGTAAATCGGCAAGAGGAGATGTTGGAGTTGCTTGAAGTTTGGAATGTTGAGAAAGAATGGAACCTAATAATGTTGAACCACTTCTGGGAAGACCAGAAAGAAAATAAAGATTTTTCATTTGTTATGATATTTTAGGGGTCAGGTTGATATTGAATTGCTATAGTATGATAACCTCCAGCAATAGATTTCCAATTGTTACCACCAAGTAGTGTAGTGACTGGAGTATTTCTTTGTGTAATATCATTGACTCCTAATTGTCCATAAACATTACGACCCCAAGTCCATAGAGTTCCATCAGTCTTAATTGCTATGGTATGAAAAAATCCACTCGCAATAGATTTCCAATTGTTACCACCAAGTAGTGTGGTGACTGGAGTGCTTCTATGTGTGGTATCATTTACACCTAATGCTCCATAAGAATTACGACCCCAAGTCCATAGAGTTCCATCAGTCTTAATTGCTATGGTATGAAAACCTTTACCAGCAATAGATTTCCAATTGGTTCCACCAAGTAGTGTGGTGACTGGAGTGCTTCTAGATGTAGTATTATTTACACCTAGTTGTCCATTATCATTACTACCCCAATTCCATAAAGTCCCATCAGTATTAAGTGCTATAGTATGATAATATCCACCAGCAATAGATTTCCAATTGGTTCCACCAAGTAGTGTGGTGACTGGAGTGCTTCTAGATGTAGTATTATTTACACCTAGTTGTCCATTATCATTATAACCCCAAGACCATAGAGTTCCATCAGTCTTAAGTGCTATGGTATGATAAAATCCACCAGTAATAGATTTCCAATTGTTACCACCAAGTAGTGTAGTGACTGGAGTGCTTCTTCGTGTAGTATCATTTACACCTAGTTGTCCAAAAAGATTAGAACCCCAAGACCATAGAGTTCCATCAGTCTTAAGTGCTATCGTATGATAACCTCCACAAGCAATAGATTTCCAATTGTTACCACCAAGTAGCGTAGTGACTGGAGTGCTTCTATGTGTATTATCATTTACACCTAGTTGTACACTATTATTACCACCCCAAGACCATAGAGTTTCATCAGTTTTAAGTGCTACTGTATGAGATTTTCCACTCGCAATAGATTTCCAATTGTTACCACCAAGTAGCGTAGTGACTGGAGTGCTTCTATATGTGGTATCATTTACTCCTAATTGTCCATAAAAATTAAGACCCCAAGACCATAATGCAGGTTGTCTAAAAGTTTCTGCCGGAACAAAGACATCATAAAAATTATAAACTACTCCGTTCTCTGTAAAACTATAATTAATATCGTCTGCGGGCATTTTAGGTTCCTTACTGTTTTACAAATATTATAGGAGTATTCATTTTTTGACTCCAGTTTTCAAAATACTCTACTATATTATTATTTATTGATTCTTTAATTGTTTCAATAATTTTGAGATATTGTCCATTCTCATTATTTTCTACAGAAACTAAAAATCCACACTTATCTGGACGATATTCTTCGTCTATTAATTCTTGAGACCAGGCACAAAAATAATTCTCACAGGATTTTGGTCTTACTTTATGAACATCACATTTATTCTCACATAAAAATCTACAAGACTTTCCATTTCCAAACTCCCATCCATAAGCATCACCAGTCAACCAAGTGCAACAAACAGTGCAACCATTACAGTCTTTCATTCAATATAATCCTCTTCTTTAAAATAATGATTCACTAAATCTATCTCACCATTATGTAGTCTTGAAGAGAAATTTTCATCCCATACTTTCAAAGATTTTACTTTATATTTTCCACCACTTCCAATCCAGAATTCTCTATCCAGTCTATATCCAGTTTCCAGATACTTATCATTTAGTTTGTTAATATAAGAAGCATTTGCCCACCAGAAGTTTCCAGGATAATGTCCAATATTATCTACATTTTTTGTAATCTCTCCATTCTCCCAAATCGTATCTCCCAAAATCAACCAAGTCTGCCCCACACAATCATAAGTATTCAAATATTCTACACATTCTTTCCATCTATCAATCACAAAGTATTCCATCATTAATCTCCAAGATTGTGATTCTAATGTATTTTTAGAAGATCCTTTAGTATGAAAATATAGAATCTTATAGTCTGAATTTTCCTTACAAAAATCTCTTAAAGAAATCAAAGTTTCAGTCTCTTCGTTCCAGTTGGTATTTCTTTTAATTACTGCTTTTTCAGGAACATTAAAAAGTTCTTGGTCTCCATTTATCCCAAAATGAATATAATCTGATTCTTTAATTAATCCAGAAGCATATAATCTATGCAATTGAGATTGATAAATGAATGCTCCCAATCCTATTTGTGCGATATGATAGAAAATTGCAATCTTCATATTGAATAATTTGCGGTCTCCATTCCTTTATTTACATTTAATCCTAGATTTGGAATAGATATAATTCTTTCTTTATTTAAAAATCTATAGAGTGCGTGTTCAATATCATTTCCTGTAGTATACTGTATCATTTTTTCCAAATATACGAAACTTCTTTCTAATGCTTCTATCGTCTCATTAAATAACATTTTATCAAAAGACCATAACCCAGTCACCATCATTCCTTCTGCCTGATATAGATAGGCATAAATATTTTCCAAATTATCAGTATTCATACTTTCTATTTCTTTATTTAAATAACTATAAGTCTTTGCGATGTAATAGTTTTCTAATAATTTACTTTCATAATCTTTAATTTCAAAATATTCATTTAAAGTATATCTTCCAGTTAATTTAAAAATTCTAGTTACATCAGTAAAGAGTTGCTTATCTTTCATTAGATACAAACAGTTTAATATACCTCTGGTTTCTAGTAGTGACTTACCAAAAGTAATGAGTTCTGGTTTTTGTGAGAAATTTTCATAAAGAGTTTCAATTCCAGGTTCATTATAAAATTCTAAAAATAAATCTGATTTCTCCTGAAGAATTGATTTATATTCACTTGAGATTGATTTATAAGAACATTCAAATAAACAAATATAAGCATTTGGAACTTTGGTTCTTATGGATTCAATTGTATCTAAAGTTTGAAAAAATCTTTGCTCTGTATTATAACGACTATAATTCTTTTCGGCAAAATGCTCTAGTGAAGAACCAACTAGAAATAAAAATTTATAATCCATTTAAAAACTCTCTCAATTGTTGTAACGGTGCATCCCAGTTTCTGGGTTTCTTTTGACGAAATAGATGAACATTATCACCATACCACCAAGATTTTCCTGTTGAACTAGTCCAGGCATAATACTCCATAATAGGAACAAAGACACATACTTCTTTACCCATAGAAGATGCAATATGAGCGATTGATGTGCAAGAAGTAATCACCAAGTCCATTTGATTTATAATAGAAAAAGTATCAGCAAATTCTCTATTTTTTGAATGAAATTCTTTGATGTTTCTTTTACAAGAATCTGGAACAGGAGTATCACTCATTTGTAAGGAATAAAGTGAATATTCAGGTTTGCCTAATACATTAAACAAATTAAAGAAATCTACACTTCTAAAATGTGCCTGTTCAAATCCAGAATCAGAATTCCAGAACATTCCAATTTTATACTTTGTGTCTTTTTGAATATAAGAATATTGCTTTTCCTTCTCTGGTAATGGATTAAGATATGGTTCTTGACCTAAATCTTGCACTGAAAGTTGAAGATAATATGGAAGAGCAAGGGCATAAACCCAACAAGAGTTATCTGGATATTCTGGTTTATCCCAGACACAAACACTTTCAAAACCATTATAATTGAAAATATCTGCTAAATGTTTTCTAGTGGTTGCCCATATAGGTCTCATTCCAAGTTCTTTCAGGTTCTTCATAAACCGAATATGCATAATTTCATCACCAGCACCACAATTCGCATCAATCACAATTGTCTGATTTGGAGTAATTCTACCATTCCATTTTTGAAAAGGCAATTTAATATTCTTATATGCAGTCTTTTCTGTTTCTATGAGAAAGTGTTCAAGTGCCTTTGGTAAATCATCTTTATGAAAATAATAACCCGAAAGATTGTGATGAACCTTCTTTTCTATTTCCTCTGGTAAATCGTTTCTCTTTGAAAGATTAAAAAGTAACTTATGTGCCTTATCTAATTGTCCAAGTTGTGAATATGATGAGGTTTCTTCAAATAAAAGTTCTGGGTCATTTGGAGTGATTTTCTTACACTTTTCAATTTGAGTAATTGCTTTCTCTGGATAATTAAATTGATTATAAGCATTAATAAGATTTTTAGAAGTAATATATTTTTCTTCTGTGGTTGTTGCCTTATGAAGTGTCTTTTCTCCATATTCTATTGCTTTTGGAAGATTTTTAAGTTCAAAGAATATTTTTGATATTTCATCATATTGTGAAAATAGTTCTGCTCTTTTTCCAAATGCTTCTAATAATTCATAAGTAAGTTGTTTTTCATTAAACGAATATAAGGTTTTGGAGACCAATTCAAGAGGATTCATATAAAAATAATATATTTAAAAGTATTTAGATGTAATCTACAGATTGAATTGCTATTGTATGAAAACCTCCACCAGCAATAGATGTCCAATTGGTTCCACCAAGTAGTGTGGTGACTGGAGTTCTTCTAGGGGTAAGATCATTTACTCCTAATGCTCCATAACCATTAGCACCCCAAGACCATAAAGTTCCATCAGTCTTAAGTGCTATTGTATGATAACCTCCACAAGCAATAGATTTCCAATTGGTTCCACCAAGTAGTGTAGTGACTGGAGTGAATTTAGTTGCATTATTATTTACACCTAGTTGTCCAAAATCATTATAACCCCAAGACCATAAAGTTCCATCAGTCTTAAGTGCTATGGTATAAGAAAGCCCACCCGCAATAGATTTCCAATTGGTTCCACCAAGTAGTGTAGTGACTGGAGTGCTTCTATTTGTAGTATCATTTACTCCTAGTCGTCCATAAGAATTATAACCCCAAGACCATAAAGTTCCATCAGTCTTAAGTGCTATTGTATGATAATATCCACCAGCAATAGATTTCCAATTGGTTCCACCAAGTAGTGTAGTGACTGGAGTGCTTCTATGTGTAGTATCATTTACTCCTAGTTGTCCAAAATTATTACGACCCCAAGACCATAGAGTTCCATCAGTCTTAAGTGCTATGGTATGATAACCTCCACAAGCAATAGATTTCCAATTGGTTCCACCAAGTAGTGTGGTGACTGGTGTAAATATACCTGTTCTAGTATCATTTACTCCTAATGCTCCATAATTATTAGCACCCCAAGACCATAGAGTTCCATCAGTCTTAAGTGCTATGGTATGATATTGTCCACCCGCAATAGATTTCCAATTGTTACCACCAAGTAGTGTAGTGACTGGAGTTCTTCTAGTTGTAGGATCATTTGCACCTAATGCTCCATAATCATTATTACCCCAAATCCATAAAGTTCCATCAGTCTTAAGTGCTATGGTATGATATTGTCCACCATCAATAGATTTCCAATTTGTTCCACCAAGTAGTGTGGTGACTGGAGTGCTTCTATTTGTAGTATTATTTACTCCTAGTTGTCCATTAACATTATAACCCCAAGACCATAAGGAAGGAGTAACTGATAATCCAGAATTACCGAGTGAATCTAAAATAGGACCATAGACCTCTAAAAGATAGTCTTTACTGACTAACTTTTTACCTAAATCTACACCATCACTGTCTTTAAAATTAGTTGTTGGTTGGTAAGGCATTAGGTGTCTCTACTATTTGAGGTTCTCTTAAAATTATATTATAAACTTCTTCACCAGTGGTACAAGCATCAATTTCTTGAAGTTTTTGATACTCCCAATCAAATGCTTCTTGAACTTTTAAATCAATCTGTGAAATAATATATTCAAGTTCTGTAGTTGTAATTTGCAACCAAACATCATTACCAAATTTAAAGTTATGAGGTCCTGGAGAAGCAATCAATTTACTCATATAAACTAATCTATTCTCACGACTAGTTGAAACTGAAATAGTAGTTCCATTTAGTTCAATTTCAATATTGATATTTTCCTTTTCTTTACGAACTGGGGATACCTGTTGCTTATATTCATATTTGATTGTTTCTAATGCCTTATTATAAACTGGATAAGTCATTTCAACTCTTATTGGAATATTATTTTCTTTTATAATTTCCCATTCAAAGTTTCCTAGACTCTGATATCTTGAATCGTGTTCTGGAATAATTTGAACTACAGAAAGAAGATAAGTATTCTCATCAATTTGTAGAGGTATATTCTCATAATCTCTTGGAGTAACTTTGCCTTCAACTTCAAGTTCTTCTAGTTCGGCATTAATTAATCGGTAATTATAACCAATTGGTCCTAAAATCAGTTGAGAATCGTGAATAAGTGAGTACATATTGTTTTATAATTATTTAGGAGAAATCTACTGACTGTCCTGCTGTGAGTGCTACTGTATAATAAGATCCACCAGCAATAGATTTCCAATTGTTACCACCAAGTAGTGTAGTGACTGGAGTGCTTCTATATGTAGTATCATTCACTCCTAGTTGACCATTACCATTATACCCCCAAGACCATAAAGTTCCATCAGTCTTAAGTGCTACCGTATGAACACCTCCACCAGCAATAGATTTCCAATTATTACCACCAAGTAGTGTAGTGACTGGAGTGCTTCTATTTGTAGTATCATTTACTCCTAGTTGTACAGAAGTATTAAGACCCCAAGACCATAGAGTTCCATCAGTCTTAAGTGCTATGGTATGATAAGATCCACAATCAATAGATTTCCAATTGTTACCACCAAGTAGTGTAGTGACTGGAGTGCTTCTAAATGTAGTATCATTTACACCTAATGGTCCAAAATTATTACTACCCCAAGTCCATAGAGTTCCATCAGTTTTGAGTGCTACCGTATAATAAAGCCCACCAGCAATAGATTTCCAATTGGTTCCACCAAGTAGTGTGGTGACTGGAGTGCTTCTAGTTGTAGTATCATTTACACCTAATTGTCCATTATTATTATAACCCCAAGTCCATAGAGTTCCATCAGTCTTGAGTGCTACTGTATGATAATATCCACCAGCAATAGATTTCCAATTGGTTCCACCAAGTAGTGTAGTGACTGGAGTGCTTCTATGTGTAGTATCATTTACACCTAATGCTCCATAAGTATTACGACCCCAAGACCATAAAGTTCCATCAGTCTTAAGTGCTATGGTATGAAAACCTCCACCCGCAATAGATTTCCAATTGTTACCACCAAGTAGTGTAGTGACTGGAGTGCTTCTATGTGTAGTATCATTTACACCTAATGGTCCAAAATTATTATAACCCCAAGTCCATAGAGTTCCATCAGTTTTGAGTGCTACCGTATGAACACCTCCACCCGCAATAGATTTCCAATTATTACCACCAAGTAGTGTAGTGACTGGAGTGCTTCTAAATGTAGTATCATTTACACCTAATTGTCCATTATTATTATAACCCCAAGACCATAAGGTATCGCCGATATATTGGTCTATTAACTTATAATCAGTTATAAAATAATCTTCAATATCTCCAAATTGGTCAGATAAAAATTGATTAGGCATTTAGATTCTCCTCTCTAATTCTTCAATACGAAGTTGTTGTTCTTTAATTGCCTCAATCAATACTCCTATAAGATTTCCATAAGATACTGATTTTGTTCCATCATCATTAGTCTCAACAACTTCTGGAATAATTTTTTCAATATCTTGAGCAATTACACCAATTGAAGGTTTATCATTATGCTTCCAATCAAATCTTACTCCATTAAGTTGTTTAGTGAGTTCAAGTGCATTCTTAATAGGTTCAATATTAGTTTTTCTAGATACATCTGAAAGTGAAGTGAACTGTGTTGCTGATACGGTTCCTGTTGATGTAGTAAAGGTAAGTGCGGTAGATGAGGTATAAGCAGTTGAATATGTTCCAACAGTTGTAGCACTCATTGTTGGATATAAAGTTCCAGATGGAGTATTATTGAGTGTTGCGCCACCACTAAATGTTGTCCATCCAATTCCAGTTACAGTTGATTGAAGAACCTGACCTGTAGTTCCTGATGAATTTGTTGAGTCATAAATTGACCTTCCAATTCCCACATCACCAATTATAGAAAGAGTTCTTGTTGGATTTGTGGTTCCTACTCCAATATTACCACCATAAGCACCTAAAGAAATTACTCCACTTGCATCTACATCAATACTTGGAATACCTGAAATATCATTTACAGAGAAGAGGCTTCCAGTTGATAGATTATTTGTAATTGAGAATAATTGACCCGCACTACCTTCCCAAGATAAGGTGCCGGAGTTTAGAGTATCATAAGGAACAATATCAATTATAGTACCAATTCCAAGTGTACCAGTTGAAGGATTGAATTGGAGTTTTGTTGAAGAAACGTGAGCAGTTTTGGCAATTCCTGATGTGACCGAAAGAATTCCAACATACCAGTTTGAATTTGTTGTGGTGTTATCAAATACAGTAAATCCACCATCACTAGAACCTTGAACTCCTTGAACTCCTTGAGCACCTTGGACTCCTTGGGCACCCTGAACTCCTTGAGCACCTTGGACTCCTTGGGCACCCTGAACTCCTTGAGCACCTTGGACTCCTTGAGCACCTTGGACTCCTTGGGCACCCTGAACTCCTTGAGCACCTACAATTCCTTGAGCACCCTGGACTCCCTGAAGTGCAGCAGTTGCAATTGGTATCCAACTGACTCCAATACCAGTGGAAATTAATACAGAACTTGCAGTACCTACTTGATTATTACTATCCTTTAATCCCCCAGCAATTTTGATATAACTATCAGTCTGCCCTAATGATACTGTTTTATTAGTAAGACCTCGTATTTCTCCACTCTGTTCAAAAACAATATCTACGTTATTAACACCATCACCAATAAAAATATCACGACTTGTATCACCAAGAGTTAAATCTCCACCCGGATTTGCGATGTTGAGATTTCCATTATCATCCAACTGAATAGTCGCACTACTAATGCCGGTATTTCCTTGAAAATCTACTAGACCCGATGCGGGTGTTATGATTACATCTTTTGGCATTTTAGAAAACTCCCCCTCCAAGTCTTATTTTTCTTTCTGATAGAGAACTTCCAACATTAACAAGTGCTGAATTAGTTTGACTACCATTTATTGTGGCAAATGCTTGAACGGCGTATGGTTTATCTAATAAAACAGTAATATTTTTCATCCAGCATCCCTCAGAAGAAGTGGCTGAATCTACATGAACACCTATATTTATATAACGAGAAAATGCCACTGGAGCAATTGTCAATTCTTTTGTTTCATAAGCACTTGTTGCAGCAGCACTAAACCGAACTGCTTCATTGCCACCAGCCATCCAAGTGCTGTTTTGACCACCAGAATTTGCTAACTGATTTGGTCCAACTCCAGATATTACATTTCTTTGTTCAAATATTGGATAAGTTCCAGAAAATCCTGGCGCCAATTTGATTTGTGCTTTTGCTCTTACAGTAACTCCTGCTGGAACAAAAACTGATTCAAACCAACCACTTCCATAATCAGAACCATCTGCAATCCAATAAACTCTCCAAGCATCTTCGGCAGAATCCCAAAATCTTACAGAAAGATAAGTTTGTTGATAGATAGCATCATATTCCATATTATGTTCAATAACACTTCCAGATGCACCATTATGTCCTCTATCAATATGCCCACCATGAAAACTTCCTCTAACCTGCAGATTATTGGCAGCAGGAGAATAACCACTAACAAACTCAAATATAGAATATATTAGAGTGTTATTATTGTATGGATCCATTTCCATACCTCGTCTGTTTCCCGTATGTTTATGTTTATAGTATCCTCTATAAAAACCACTAACAAAATTAAGGTAGTCGGTTCCATTAGAAATGTAGTGATGAATCCCAACATTACCATCATAGAAGTGAAATCTACCTGCCCTAGTTGAACGAGAAATATAAACATAACCAACTTCTGCCCATTCACTTGATCCCTCCAATCTACATCCCCATGCTTCACTAGCAACTCCTATACTATTATAAAGACATAGACCCTCACGATACCATAAAGCATATGAAACGTTGAATCTACCTTGAACATGGCAACATCTTATCTGATCATATCTACCATAAATCCAAAATCCCCCCAAATCTCTAGTAGAGTTTGAACCTGTCATTACAATTCCTTCTAACCAACTATTCTGACTGTGTGCTGGAATAGTATTTGTTAAAGTAACAGGCAAACTCACATTAGATTTCCAAGTACCGGGTCCAAGATATAATCCCCCTTCTGCTTGCCCTTGACTGCTGCCCGCATACTTCAAATATACATCTTTAAAAATTATTGCTCTGGAGTAATTGGTGCCACCTGCTTCAATATACACTCCATAATAGTCTGTGTTTGGAGTAACTGGTTCAATAACTACATCTCGTGTTAAACGATTGACTAATGCACCAGAAACTACATTATAACCAACGGCAGCAGTAAGTGTAATAATACTTCCAGAAACAGATGAAATTGTGTGTTTATATCTTGGTCCGGGTGTTTCATTTCCATACGCACTTTGGGCATAGTCAGTTGATCCTCCTGCCTCACTTCTGGCTTCAATCCAAATATCATCATTTGCAACAAACATATTGGCATTTGCTACAGTAATTGTTGTTGATGCTGCAAGAGAAGAAACAGTAGTAACAGTAGCACACTTTCTCACTTTGTTATTAATAGTGTGAATCTTATCGGAACCAGTTTCATAAACAGTTAATCCCGTAACAGTACCAGTAACAGAACCTGATAGTGTCAGTGTGTGGTTGAGATAATTAATTGCACTAATAGTATGAATATTACGATTTGCACCAGTACCAAAGATAATTATTTGACCAACACGGAATACTTTTGAATTAACAACAACTAAACTTGTTCCAGAAGCAGAAACAACTGTAGATTCTGGTCCAACAAACTGTCTAAAATAAACTGTATTAGAATCAATATCGTGAATCCAAAACCCCTCATCTCTTAATGTAGATGCTCCTGCATTTGATGCTTGAGTGGTTGTATTATCAAATATAGCAAACCATTCTCCCACTGCAAAATTTGTAGCAGAAGTAAAAGCAAAACTTGTTGCTCGTTCATTTGCACCAGATGAAAGAGTGGTGGTTGGCATACCATCACTACCTTCCATAATAACGCTTGCGCCAGTTTCTCCTTGTCCATAAAGGATATGAGAAGCAGCAGCAGTTCCTCTAAATTGTAACTTATGTCCTGCTCTTGCGTGATAAGTTCCATTAGTTCTTATTCTTAATCTTCCATTCATTCTCAAGGTGGTTCCTGCACCAACTTGAGTTTGTAAAGTTCCATAGACATCACTATCATCAAAACCGTTTGTGACTGGTGTTGAGACATTATAAGTGACTGTATGTCCAGTTGCAATTACAAAACTATCAGCATCAACAGGTGCTACTCCACCAACCCAAGTTGCTCCTGCTGAAAAATTACCAGTTGTAGTAGATGTAATAACTGCCATTATGGTGTTGTGCTAAGGTATGGATAATTAACTTCTGGTTCTGGAATACTGATTTCAAGTTCAATCATATTCTCATCTTCTCTTATGTAGTTTATTACACAAGGTTCATCCGCAGTTGCTTCAAGTGTATTCTTATTAATTGTTATTTTGGTAATCATTAGAATTCAACCTCTAGTTTTGCTACATCCTTTCTTTCTGCAAATATTGTGTAGTAATAATTCAGTTCACCCTCTTCTTTAGAGAATATTTCCACAGTATTATTTATTACTCTATTTACTCTTGGTGTTGCACTCTCACCGATTGGAGTGAGATTGACTGTAATTGTTTCTGCATCAACTAATCCAGTCCAATAATCTGGAAGTTCTATAATAGAACTTTGAGTTCTTCCTCTCACGTAAACACCAAGTTCCGGTCCTTCTAACGAACCATACTGAAGTTTCTTACCTTCTTTTGTTGGGTGGTCGATAATGAAGGACTTTGTGGTTGCACCGAAGGAACCGACAACGTGAAGTTTGTATTGAGGATTTGTGGTTCCTATGCCGACATTACCTGTTGTTCCTTTAACTAGAATTCCAAGTGATTGATCAGTAAATCCATTTGCTGGTTGAATTCTTATATCACCAATATCATTTCTAATTGTTACATTATTTGCCCCACCATCTGTCGTTCTTCCAGAAGAATTAAGGAAAAAGTAAACGCCACCGCCACTTGAAACAAGTTTTAATCCAACATAAGATGCTGCACCACTATTTGGATTATTAAATTCACTGAAATGAGAAGCGTTCTGATTTTTAAAAACTACAAGACTGTCACCTGGATTTGTTATTCCAACTCCAAGATTACCAGAAACATAAGCACCACCAGTGACTTGAAGTCTTTGTGATGCGGTTCCTGTTGATGTTGCTGCTCCTACAAAAACATTAGCAGAACTTAAAGTATTAGTAGAAGCATTAAAGGCAAATGCTTGTGCAGTACTTCTTGCCTTTGCTGTTTGATTACTTCCAGTTCCAGCAACCATAACAGGATAAAGTGTTGTGGTTGAAGTATCATCAGTAGCATTAATAGTTGTGGATGGTCCCCCAGCACCCTGGACTCCTTGAGCACCTTGAACTCCTTGAGCACCTTGAACTCCTTGAGCACCTTGAACTCCTTGAGCACCCTGGACTCCTTGAGCACCTTGAGCACCTACATTACCAGTTCTTGAAAATTCTACTACTAATGTAGTTCCATTTGTTGGTAAAGAACCCGAAATGTGTGTTACTGGAATCTTAAAATAACCAGCAGCAGCAGTAACAGCACCAGTAACATTCCATACATTAACAATTGTTCCTACTGAAGATGCTGAAGTTATGTAAATATAACCTTTTTGAGCATTTGTAGAATCATCCCAAGTATCATACCAAGTGGTTTGAACATTTGAGTTTGAATCATTATTATCAATAAAAATTTGAGATACACTTCCTATAGTGGCATTATTATAAGCAATAACACCATTACCTGGATCTGCATCTGTAGTAGTGGTATTAAATGTATAAGGTACTCCACCTCTATTTCCTACAACTCCTTGAGCACCCTGGACTCCTTGAGCACCCTGGACTCCTTGAGCACCTTGAACACCTTGGGCACCCTGGAATCCTTGAGCACCTTGAACACCTTGAGCACCTTGTGCTCCTTGACGACCTTGTGCACCTTGAGCACCTACATCACCTTGTCTTCCTTGAGCACCCTGGAATCCTTGAGCACCCTGGAATCCTTGAGCACCCTGGACTCCTTGAGCACCTTGGACTCCTTGAGCACCTTGGAATCCTTGAGCACCCTGGACACCTTGAGAACCTGTTGCACCTTGGATTCCTTGAGCACCCTGAACTCCTTGAGCACCTTGTGCACCTTGAGCACCTTGAGCACCTGTAGCACCCTGGATTCCTTGTGCTCCCTGAACTCCTTGAGCACCTTGAGCACCTTGAACACCTTGAGCACCTTGAGGACCTTGTAGTGCTGCTGTTGCTATTGATTCCCACTTAACACCAGAACCAGTAGAAAGTAATACAGAACTTGCAGTACCTACTTGATTATTAGAATCATAAAGACCAGCACGAAGTCTTATATCTCCATTTACATCAAGTTGTCTTGTTGCATTTGTGGTTCCAATACCAACAGAACCGGAAACATAAGCGCCGCCAGATACTTGTAAATTTTGTGAAGAAGTTCCTGTTGTTATTGAAGTTCCAACAACAACAACACCTTTACTCGGACTTAAAAAAGTATTACCATCATTTAAATTAATTATTATAGAATTATGTTCTATAGTAGTTCCTATAGACCTACCCTTTACTACAAATGAATTGCCATCACCAAATCCACCGGGTCTAGTATCTAATCTAAAAATACCTCCAACTCGCCCGGTTTCAATACCTATTATTTGTGATACATTAATTCCATAAGATAAAATTTCACCATTTACTTCTGTAAATAAAGCAGACGTAATTGTCCCAAGTCCACTAAAAATAATGCCACCATCTGTTGATGGAGTTCCTTCAGTAATATCTCCTATTTTTATATCACAGTCAGTATCTAAGATATGAAGTCTTGATGTTGGATTTGTGGTTCCAATGCCAACTCTTTGATTTACCGCATCATATACAAAGTTAGTTGCGCCGGCAGATACATTATTATTGTTAAAAATAACTTGAGAGTTGGAACCTGCTATTGGTCCTATGAGACCTTGAGCACCCTGGATTCCTTGTGCTCCCTGAACTCCTTGAGCACCCTGAGCACCTTGAACACCCTGGACACCTTGAGCACCTTGAGCACCCTGCACACCCTGGAATCCTTGTGCACCCTGAACACCCTGGAAACCCTGAGTACCTACTGCACCTTGAACTCCTTGTGCACCTTGAGCACCAACAGCACCTTGAATACCTTGAGCACCCTGAATGCCTTGAGCACCTTGTACACCTTGAGAACCTGTTGCACCTTGTGCTCCCTGGACTCCTTGAGCACCCTGGAATCCTTGAGCACCTTGAGCACCTTGGACTCCTTGAACTCCTTGAGCACCTTGAACTCCTTGTGCTCCCTGGACTCCTTGAGCACCCTGGAATCCTTGTGCACCTTGGACTCCTTGAGCACCTTGGGCACCTTGACGACCTTGGGCACCTTGAGGACCTTGCAATGCTATTTGTTGAATATTTGCCCAAGAAACACCAGCACCAGTAGAAATAAGAACTGAAGACGCAGTACCTACATTATTATAAATGTCCCTTAATGTAGAATTCAATTCAATAGGACTCTCAAAAACAAAGTTTCCAGAACCATCAATTTGTGCTCTTACTGCCGCATTAGTAACATCAACAAAACGAAGATTTGGTGTTGAAGTATTACCATAAACATCGAGATACCAAGCAGTTGCATTATCAGTTGCTCTACCAAAACTTAACTGACCACCTTCATTAGATGCATCAACTCTACCTGCCTTGATTTCTCCACCAACAACATCAAGTTTAATTCCTGCTGCTGGATTTGCTGTTCCTATACCAACACTCTGATTTACTGCATCATATACAAAGTTAGTGGCACCTGCAGAAACATTATTGTTGTTAAAGATGATTTGTTTATTAGTACCAGCAATTGGTCCCGTTAAACCTTGAGCACCTTGAGCACCCTGGACTCCTTGAGCACCCTGGAATCCTTGAGCACCTTGAGCACCCTGGACTCCTTGAGCACCCTGGACTCCTTGAGCACCTTGAGCACCTTGAGCACCTTGAGCACCTTGAGCACCCTGAACACCTTGAACACCTTGGGCACCCTGGAATCCTTGAGCACCTTGAACACCTTGAGCACCTTGTGCTCCTTGACGACCTTGTGCACCTTGAGCACCTACATCACCTTGTCTTCCTTGAGCACCCTGGAATCCTTGAGCACCCTGGACTCCTTGAGCACCTTGGACTCCTTGAGCACCTTGAGCACCCTGGACTCCTTGAGCACCTTGAGCACCCTGGACTCCTTGAGCACCTTGAACTCCTTGAGCACCTTGAACTCCTTGAGCACCTTGAACTCCTTGAGCACCTTGAACTCCTTGAGCACCTTGAGCACCTTGACGACCTTGTGCACCTTGAACTCCTTGAACACCCTGAAGTGCGGCATTCTGTATTGTTGCCTTTCCTACAACAGTTCCACTTACATCATAAAGTGCAATAAAGTCACCACTTTGAGGGTCTGTAACGGTAGGTAATCCATTAATATCAAGACTTGTGGCAGTTCCAATAAATCTAGAAGCCGTGATTTGAGTATCAGTAACGTGAACTCCACCAACTGCCAAACGAACTCCATTTGGTACTTGAGTGCTTCCAATACCAACACCATAGTTGAATAGCCAGGCATCAGTAGTACCGGCACCTAAAGTACCACCTTTAATCCACATAATTTGCTTATATGTGGAAGAAATACTATCAATACCAACAATATTAATATTAATTAATGGAGTGCCTTCGGTAGAAGCAATTGCAATACCACCGTGATTTGCCGTAGTATCAGTAGAAACATCCTGACCAAAGGCATTTGTTGTAAATCCTAATATAATATCTTTATCTTTAACAACTAGTTCATTAACAGAAATAAATGCCGTAGTACCACCAACAGTTATATTTCCAGTAACATTTAGATTTGAATTAATATTGGTAGCACCATTAACAGTGAGACCAGTAAATGTAGGAATATCAGTTAGTGTGATTGTCGCACCAACTCCAGATGCCGTTGCAGTTAGATTTCCACTTACAAAGTTGATTGAAGAAACTGAATTTGCACCACCTACAACAGAACCTTCTTCACGAATTGTAATACCAGTAATTGCACCAGCAGAAGCAGCAGCAACCCAAGTAGGAGCAGCACCAACTCCATTTGATTGAAGAACAAATCCAGATGTACCGTTTGCTAAGAATACAGTACTATCAGATGCAGATTGATAAGGTATATTACCAACAACACCACCTTTTAGATTAGTTGCTATACCAGCATTAGAAACATAATCAGCAATTGTGATAGTTGCCCCAGCACCAGATGCCGTTGCAGTTACATTTGGTCCTACAAAGTTAACAGAATTAACACTATCTGTAGTTCCTACAACAGAACCTTCTTCACGAATTGTAATACCAGTAATTGCACCAGCAGAAGCAGCAGCAACCCAATCTACTCCAGAACCAGTTGATGCAAGAACTTGTCCGGGTGCTCCAGATTCATTATCCTTGTCAAAGAGAGAACCACGAAGTCTAATACCACCATTTACATCTAAGTTTGTTGTTGCATTTGTGGTTCCAATACCAACCTTACCAGTAACCTCTAATACTGTTTGATTTTCAGTATAAGAA